GAAACTCCAAGTGTAACTGACGGTAACCTTTACTTCTACACTGTAGGATCTGAACGTATGAGAGTCAATAGTTCTGGTAATATCGGTGTTGGTACAAGTGCTCCTGCATATAAACTTGATGTTCAAGGAACTCTTGGTGTGTCAATCGGATTGACCACTGGAAGTATCTTATCTACTAGTGTAAGTTCTGGTCAAATCAACTCAACTAATGCTACAATGACTAACATCGTTGCTACCAACTTGTCTTCTGGAAACTTTGCTGTAACTGATCTTTTTGCAACAAACATTACTGCTTCTAACATTCTTGTTAACACCACAGTCAGCTCTGCCAGTCTTTATGCTCCATTGGCTACTATTAGTAACATTGTTGCAACTGCTACTAGCACTGGATCATTGAATGTTACAGGAATGACAGTTGGATCTATTCTTGCTAACACAGTAGATATTACACCAAGTTTAGGTGATATTTCTAAAGAAGTATCTTTCTCTGCTGCTAATAACCAATCATCTTTAGCTAATGTTACTGGCCTTGCATTCTCTAACGCAATTGTAAGATCATTTAATGCTGTTGTATCTGTATCTGTACTTTCTAGCAATGGTAACTTGTATGCTAATTATGATATTAGAGGTGTCCAAAAAGACAGTGGTGATTGGGCAATCAACGTAGCTTTTGTTGGTGATAATACCGGATATGTATTTACAATTGATAATGTCAATAGCAAAGGTCAAATTAAATATACATCTACAAATGTTAGTGGATGGTCTTCTACTACAATTAAATTTAGAGCACACACAACATCTTCTTAAATATTTACAAGATCAATTAAAATTGATCAATCAAAATTTAATTAAATTAATTAATAAATAATTAATTTAATATTTACATTTAACATCTAACACACATAATTTAAGCAGTTGCCTTCTTTGGGAAATGAGGAGACAAATATCTTTGCAACTTAAGATAAGTATATACCAAAGGTGACTTAGGATCATTTGGATCCTTTGGCTCAATTGCTGGTCCAAACAACTTTTTCAAAGCAGCATCTGGAATAATTTCACGTCTATGTTCAGGATTTTGAAGATCCTTTTCCTTGATATAAGTAGTAATATGTCTAGTAACATCAGTTCTAGCAATTGGATCAGTATTCTTTACACCATATTGAGAAAGGAAGTTATAAAGATCATCTGAAACAACAACTGGTGATGCAAAACCAGATGGCTTTCTATTTACATCCCTTGGAGTTTTTTTTTTCTTAGTTTTCTTAGATGCTTCCTTAATAGCATTTTCGTGATCACGTTGCATCTTTCTCAATTCCTGAATTTCACGTTTCAATTCATTTGTAAGATCTTGTTTGGATTTAATCAACTTTTCAAAACGTTGCTTCATAGTATCTGTTTCAACTAGAGTTTCAGTAACAGTTTCAACTGGAGTTTCAGTAACAGTTTCAGGTACAGTTTCAGTAACAGTTTCAGTAACAGTTTCTGTAACAGGCACAGTTTCAACTGGAGCCTCTTTAGCTTTTACAGTTTTCTTAGTTTTAGTAGTAGTGGTGGTAGTTTTAGCTGTAGTAGTTCTGTTCATTTTTAATCTTACTAAAGTATTTTTTTTATAATTTCTTACGCACTAAGGCTATAATTAAAAGGGAAAATAAGTATAAATCAATTTTTTATTATTCGTTTTTTTTATATATTTTTTTAATACTCAATTTTAATATAAGAGTTAATGTTAGAAAGTATAATTGATTCGACATTTACAGAAGGTATGAAAAACCCTATATTCTTCGATTTCACATTACAACAAAAACAAAATTATTTAGTTTTACTAGATAGTTTAGGTGTTGAATATATTGAATTAATATGTTTACAAGATATACACGATTTAATACAATTTAAAAACACAAGTGGTTTGAATATAAAATTCATAATATGTATAAATTCATTAGATGATGTTGGTGAATGGCTCCAACATATCGAAAAAACAATTCAGTTACAATATATTGATGTGATTTGCGTTAAATCACAGTGTTCAGAGAGCATATTTATTGATAATTTAATAGACAATTTGAAATTATTAAAAAGTAAACTACCAAAAGTAGAATTGCATTTTTGCATATCTGACTCGTTTAATATAGAAACAAACTTTTTATCCACATTATATCTTAACATTGATGATTATGTAGATTGTATATGTCTTGAAGATACTCGTGGTAATATTGTACATTCAGATATTGAAAAAATGATATCTTTGATTAAAAGTGTAACGTCTTCAGATATTGATATAAGATGTCAATTTTCTAATAATAATTCAAGTTCCGTATGTAATACATTTTTTGCATTGCAAGAAGGTTGTAAATATATAACTACATCAATTTTTGGTTTAGGTGATAAAAATGGTATTACTGATTTAACAGGTATAATTAACAGAATTTATACAACTACTACTCCAAATAGTAAATATAATTTACATTTTTTAAAACTATTAGAATTATATACAAGTAATATACTTGATATAGCCATCCCTATTTCAAATAGACATAATTTATTAATTCAACACGACAATATCAATATATCTAAACATTTAGATGATTTTGGATTGTTCATATTTAATAAAGATATCGATGTTGACGAATTGAAATATTTTTTATATAAATATTTACCTAAAGTTTTTAATTCCTTAGATGACAATTACATTCAAAAATTATGTATTTGTATAAAAAGTGATTTATTACAAAATGAAAACTTATATATACAACTTAATTATGATCAGAATATTGCCATAAAATATCTATTACAGTATATAAACTGATAAAACTGATAAAACTGATAAAACTGACAAAACTGACAAAGTGTGAACTGACAAAGTGTGAACTGATAACATATAATATTATTTAGTTATATGTTACATAAGTGTGTGTTAATATGTTACACTTGTTATACAAGTGTAAATTTATTTACATAACAAGTGTATAAGCGTGATAAATACCAGCAACAGCGATAATGTATTTAATGTATTTTTCAATATCACCACCACCAGTAACCATTGTTACGATATCGGTATTATTGTAAGCGACGAGACCCCAGTTGATTGCTCCGGCAATCAACAAAACTTGAACAAGAAGAGTTAATATATTTTGATAATCCATTTTTTTTTATATTATATAATAATAAAAAAAATTACAACAAAATATTTATTATTTCATTATTAAATGTTTTTAAAAATATTTTAGATTGCCATAAATATTGTTTATTTATCATATCTAAACAAATTTCATTCGGATAATATATATTTATATCTTTTGTATTAAAAATCCTTTTCATTTTCTTATATAATTCATCGTCTATTGAATTGATAATTTCTAACAATGAATCTTTGGGTAAAACCATAAACAATTGTTCTAATGTTGTTACTGGTTTTGTTTTTTTAAATTTTATATTTCGTAAAACATTTAGATTATCTTTTGACAAGTATGAAAATAAATCACTAACAAATGGTGTAGCATAATGATCATAATACCAATCCCAATTTTCATGACAATGACCATTATAATAACCTAGAATCCAATATAGACCATTTATATAATTTTTACAAATTAGATTAATATCCTGTATATCATAAAATTTATAATATCTATCTTTGTAACCTGGTGTATTGTATTTTATAAAATCATCTTTGTAAATATGTATATCGTTTACATTTACGTTAATACTTTCTAAATCAAAAGTATCCTTGTAAACTGATCGATTATTTTTATATGCACTATAAACATTTGTAAAAAAATAATCTTCAGTTTTTGATAAATGATAAAATAAATCCTTTAAAAAAAACAAGTTTATAGATTTATTGATATTTTTCGAATCTAATTCATTCAGATTAATAATACCACAGTAATCTTTTGTGTTTAATAATTGACAATAATATTTTAGTAATACATCTATACCACCTTCCTTTATCATTAAAGAAGGTATGTGTTCAACAAAATCATTACCCAACAAAAAACATAAGAATATATAATCATATATAAGATTTCTATCATTAATTTGTTTCTTAATATTTTTTTTTACATCTTTGCATATGTATTGTCTTAATTTCTTAATATCTAAATATGTATACACCTTATCTTTTTCTAATAATTTGTTATTAAATGTATTGTCTCTAATCAACACAATTTTGTCATAATTTACATTAATTAAACTTAACATAATTAAATCTGCATCTAAACCGTATATACATATCTTATTATCACAACCAAGATTACTTATATCCTTCATCATCTTATGTTCTCCCTCACCTGGTTCATTTGAATCCGAAATAAAAACTACATAATTATTACTAATTTGACTTTTAAAATCATGTAATCTTTTAATCAATTTGTTCATAAAGTCAGTACCTGGTGTAATTTTATTTGAGTTCCACACTGGTACATTTTCATTTTCATTATGTGAAATCTGTTTAAAGAAATGTGATTTATATCTTCTTTCTCTTTGCTGATTCATTTTTGCTCTTGGTGCTACTCCATCTATCATAATATGTATTCGTTTTGGTTTTACTACATTTATTATATATCTTGTATAATCTAAACAATTTTGTATAATATTTTCTTCAATAATATTAGTATCTACTATTGAAGTATCAATTGAATTTAATGTTTGTTGTGCACAAGGATGAATCATACTGTTATAATCCAAATATAAATAATCTATATTTGATGTAGATATACTCTTTTCATCAATTACAAGATCATTTTCTATATTGTATTTTTTATATATCGTATAAAAGTACCACGGTATACCCATTTATTATTTTACAAAAAATATATTATTATTCAAGTTTTTATAAAATGATTTTATAAAATGATTTTATAAAAACAATAAAGCAATAAAAAACAATAAAGCAATAAGGTGATCTAAATTAATAAATGTAATCTAAATTAATAAATGTAATCTTGATAAATTAAAAAACAATCTTTGTTATCGTTAAATTTAAATCCTTGATCTCTTAACAATTTTTTGTAGTATAAGAAATTCATTTGTTTAATATCTTCTTCATCTTCTTGTTCTTCTTCTTGGTCTTCTACGATTTCTTCTTTAATATCTTCACCTTCTAATATATCATCATCTAATACGTAATCGTCATTGTCATCCTTGTTTGAATTATTATCTTCATTTTCTAAATATAATTCATCTGTTGTATTATCAATTACACTTTCATCATCTTTTATATCTTCATAACCAGTTTCGTCATTTATATCATCTTTGGTTACATCATCTGCTGCTTTAAGATCTTTTCTGCTTTTATTTTTTATAAATTTAATGCTTGTAACAATTCTATTATAAACACCATTCTTATTAAATGTATTCTTTGATTTAATGTAATCTTTGATTAATACATCTGGATCAACATTTACATCATATTTATATCTACGTTTTATTTTTGATTTAGGTTTAATAGTAATTTGAAGATTACTATCGTTTTTAATGTGTAGTTTTTTAATATATTCATTTCTTCGTTGTTTAATGTTATTATTTAAACGTTCTTCTATTAAATTTTTATAGTAATTTAACAATTCACCTCTCCTTCTTTCTAATTCCTTTAAAATATCTGAATTCTTTTCTATTAATTCAAGACAATTACAAATTTCATTTACAATATTCTTATCGATATTTAAAAAGTTGAAAAAATAACCATTCGAATTTTTCGTAAATTCAACTTTTGACATTCTTAAAATATTCAATATATGTATTTTTTCTTTGTTTTGTAATTTACTTATACGTTGTATAACATCTTTTATACGAAATGAATCTTCTTCAATGTCAAAATTCGTATTTAAATTACTTTTATCATCGTATATTTGAATTTCCATTTGGTCTTCCGTTTGATCTTCAGTTTGATCTTCAGTTTGGTCTTCCATTTGGTCTTCTGATGTTTGGTCTTCTATTGTTTGGTCTTCTTTTAATAATTTATCAATAGTCATGTATAATCTGTAATTATACTAAAAATCGTTAATAATACAATTTTTTTTTAGTTATAAATATAAATGTCTGGAAACATACATGATACAAATGTGATGAAAATTAGAATTTTAATAAGTGACTTTATAAATGAATTAGAAGAAACTATTGAAAAAGGTGATGATATAGTAGATTATGAAGATATGTATAAAGAGAAATATAAGTATATTATAGAAACTTCTGAAAATTTATATAAGATGATTTATGATCAATACAAAATATCTGTTTTTGATAAAAAATTTTTCTTAAAAAACATAGAAACTATGTTACAAGCAATTGAGAGAATTCAACAGGCAAAAGTAACACAATATGATGCATCTAAACAAATAGGTGAAATGTTAGCAGGTCATTACATACCACAATTAAAGAAATAATTGTTTATTATTTTTATTTATTTTATATACTTAAATATAAAATGAATGATAAAAACATTAGTGTAAACGAGACAGAATCCATAGGATTTTTTTCAAAGCTTCAATCTAAACCAATAACTTCCAACGAACCACCAAAACCAACACCAATAACTTCTAATCACCCACCAAAACCAACACCAATAACTTCTAATCACCCACCAACACCTCAAGTTGAACAACCGCAAGTACAAGTTGAAGAAATTAAAGTTGAACAACTGCAAGTACAAGTTGAAAAAATACAGCCTCAAGTTGAAGAAATTAAAGTTGAACAACTGCAAGTACAAGTTGAACAACCGCAAGTACAAGTTGAAGAAATTAAAGTTGAACAACTGCAAGTACAAGTTGAAAAAATACAGCCTCAAGTTGAAGAAATTAAAGTTGAACAACGGCAAGTTGAACAACGGCAAGTTGAAGAAATTAAAGTTGAAGAAATTAAAGTTGAAGAAATTAAAGTTGAAGAAATTAAAGTTGAAGAAATTAAAGTTGAAGAAATTAAAGTTGAAGAAATACATAATCATGAAGATATAGCATTAGATTTTATAAATAAGGTGAATGGTGTAACTAAAAATTTGGGTCATAATAAATTACAATTACATGTTGATGAATTAGAAAAACAAATAGATAAATTAAAATCTAATGAAAGGGAGTATGAAATGAAGATGAATTTGTTTAAAAAAACTATATCAACATTACAGGGGCAATTACAAGAAAGATCAGCTTATATAACAATGATGGATAAACAACATATAGATCCACAATATGAAAAACAAATTGAGGATTTAAAGCAGATAATAAATGAAAAGGATATGTTATTATCTAATAAAAACGATGATATTACAGATATAATTAGACAAGTTGATATATTAAATGTTAATTTGCGTAATTTGTCTATAGAAAGAGAGGTATTAATTCAGCAAACAAGTGATGCAAAAAAACATTATGGGTCTTTAGAAACACATCATCAAAGACAATCTATTCAATTACAAGTTAACGAAGAAACTATAAATAATTTACAAAGTAAAATTATATTAGAAGAAAATTTGAAAACAAATTTACAAAAAGAATTGTCTGATATGAAAGATGAATTAGTAAAGTATAGAACGGATATAAAAAATACGACTATACAAAAGGACTATGAAATAGATAGTTTAAAGAAACAAATTGAAACTTTTATAAAATCTAGTGACACAAATGACCAGAGTAAAACATTAGATAAAAATATTACACTAGATAAGATAGATGGTAGACCACTTCAACGAAGAAATAATATTAGTAGAAGTAGATTACCAACAAATGGTGTATCAAGAAGAAATATGCCTGTTTAAAAACTTGTTATTACATTTACAGTAAAATCTATACGATTCGTATTTTTATTATTATATAAATATAATTTTGTTCGAATTTGTAATAAAGGGTATTCGTACGGATTCCAAGTTAACTTTAGTTCATCGTCATTTATACCATCTGATTTTACCAATTCTGTTATTGTACCAGATTTTGAAACATCTGACCTAGAAATACAATAAATTGCATTAGGGCCACCTTTTTCCTTTGAGTTTATTATGATTATAAAAGAACCTGTATTTTTTTTAATATAACCTATATTTAAAGTAGTATAACCCTTATAATTTTTATTTTCATTTGATACATCAAGAGATAATATAATATTATTATTATTAGTAGTAGTATTAATTTCGTCTAATGAATTTATGTTAAATAAATCTTCAAACCACGATATAGGATTAATATTTAACATTATCTTTATTATAAATTAATAACTAAATTTTTAAATCATGTCAATTAGTATTTTATCTGTGAATAAATTGTAAAGTAACTATTCGTTAAAAAAATATTCTTCTAGTTCGTCAATTTTAGGTTTATTATAATAATATTGTGATTTTTTCATTTTGGGAATTTTTATATGTCTTACACTATCATCGTCGTGATTACCTGTGATTTTTAAATTTTTTGATATACTTTTTGATAAATTATCTTCAGATTTTTCATAATTTTTATGCAAGTTATCTGATGAGACATAATGTAAAGAACGTTCACTTTGTTCCTTATCAACAATTAATAATTGATCTGAATTTGGTCTTATACTGATACTGTCTGATTTAGATGATTTAGAATCAAAGTCGTATTCTATTTGAATATTAGTTTCATCTATATCTTCATTAATGAATTCTAAAACTGTTTTAATTTTATCACTTGGTAAAAATAAGTTTAAGACATTTTCCAATTCTTGTGTTAAGAAATTTGTTTTTAATTGGTATAATGATTTAGGATTTTCATATACTATTCTTGAAATATGTCTTAAGCATTTTAAATAATATTTTTCAATGGTAGGAAAGGTATGATTTTGTAAAAGTGAATCGACATAAATATCGGGTTTATTTATTAAGATTTCAGTTGATAGTTTAATAATATTAATTAATATAACTTGTAAATCTTCTTCTGTAACATCTTCCTTTTTAGATAACCATTTTAAAAATTTAGAGTATTCTTTATTCATCTTTTTCTCTGACCATTTTGGGATTTTTAATAATATTCTTTGAAAATCTGGATACAAACTTGCTCGTGTACGTTTTGTAATATGTAACTCTTTTTCTTTTTCAAAAACCCTGGTAAGATATTTGTATATATATTTTATGAGAATATTATGTAATTTTGATTTTAGACGATAAATTTTATCAATATTACTTTTAACTAACATATTATATTAATATATGTATTATTTTTTTATTTTAATTTCTGCGAATGGAAATTATAAATTTTAATATATAATATAAATAAAGATGGATTATCATTTATTTGTATTAACAATCACGCTTGTAGTATATTTTATAATGAAGAGATATTATAGTAAACAGGAACTCAGCTCTGGTAATAAAAGTAGTAGATTAATCTATCTATTATCAGTTCCATTTGTAATGTATGTATATAAATATTTTTATTTAAAACCTAACGATGACGTTGATCTTACGTTAATGACAAACGTTGCAAGTAAAAATAAATTTAGTTTAAATCCAAGTACAGATATCATATCTGAACCATTATTAACTGAATTGTATCCAGAAACATCAGTTAATATTTCATCATCGTCAAGTAAATCATCTTAAATCAAGAAAAGGTCATCGTGAATGTAATGTATTTTTGTATAGTATTTTTGTATATCATTTGTGTATTACTTTTTAAAATTTAATTTCTATGATTTATGTAAGTAATGAGTTTATATTACACTGATGATAATTTTTTAAATAAAATGGAGTTTTTAGAAAACAAGTCTGAAAATAAAAAATCACATATTCATCAGGAACCTACACAAATGTTATTAAGAAATTATATATCAAAAGTTACTCCTTTTGAAAGTGTATTATTATATCACGAAGTGGGTGTTGGTAAAACTTGTACCTCTATAACTATTGCTGAAGGTTTTAAAGAATATATATATAATATGGGTAAAAGGATTCTTGTTCTTGTAAAAAACAAGAATATAGAAAAAAATTTTATGGGTGAATTACTTAGTAAATGTACAAGGGAAGAATATTTAGACAATGAAGAGTATGATATATATTCTAGTAAAGTAGGTTCAAAGGAATCAGAGAGAAATGAAATTATTCATAAGGCTACAAAAGTTATTGGGAAATCCTATCAATTTGTTACATATGGTACTTTTATTAATAGAGTGTTAGGTGCTAAAGAATTTGAAAAGGATGAATATGGTAATACTACAAAAAAAGTTAAACGAACGAAAACAGGTGAAATTAAGCGTAAACATATAAAGGATGAAATAAAGAATCTTAATAATACAGTGATTATAGTAGATGAAGCTCATAATGTTACAGGAAATGAAATATATACTTCTTTAATGAAGGTATTATCAAAATCTTACAATTATAGACTAGTTTTATTAACAGCAACACCTATTTATGATAATTCAACTGAGATTTTTGAACTAGCAAATATATTAAATGTGAATAATGAATCTTTACAATTTCCAATTGGGAATACCTTATTAAAACAAGACATTAATGGTGATAGTTATCTAATAAAGAAACGGTCAGAATACATTAATAGATCTGTATTAAAGGGTGATATTTATGAAATCACAGAATTAGGTAAAAAGAGATTAAAAAAAGCATTGGAAGGAAAGGTATCATATTTACGTGCTAATACAGAAACGAATCCTAAAAAATTTGATATAGGAACTCCTTTAATTAATATAACTGGTACGACTAATATAGTTTTATGCGAGATGTCACCATACCAATATAAAACATATATAAATGCTTTAAAAACTGATCTTGGCGAATTTAGTAAATATGACATGTCAACAGCTATAAAATTATTAGAATCAGAAGAAAATATTTCGGAAAAAGAAGTTGGTGTTTCAAAGGCAAGTTCTTTATATAAAAATAGTAGTGACGCATCCACAATGACATATCCTGACCAAGGATATGGTAAGGAAGGGTTTTTAAATACTTTTAGTTTTAATAAAACTAGATCAAAATATACTTTGAATGACAAGAAAATTTTAACAACAGATTTGATAAATTATTCTTCAAAATTGTATAATTTGTTAGAGAATATAAATAAGAATGAACGAGGTAATGTATTTATTTATTCAAATTATGTAAATTATGGTGGAACGTCTTTATTACGTCAATTATTTTTAAACAATGGGTTTTTTGAATTTTCTAATAAAAATATGCCAGAAAATAGACATTACAAAAGTTTTACAGTGTTTGATGAAAGTACAAGTTTACGAGACAGAGAAAATTTCAAAAGAACATTTAACAATGATGATAATAAAGATGGTAAGTATATAAGAATTATAATAGGTTCACCTATTCTTTCAGAAGGTATTACTTTGAAAGCTGTTAGACAGGTACATATATTGGAACCTTATTGGAATATGAGTAAGATAAATCAAATTATAGGTAGAGCAGTGAGAAATTATTCTCATCATTCTTTAGAACCACAAGAAAGAACAGTTGAAATCTATAAATATGTATCTGTATTTTATAAAAATGGTGATCGTAATTTAAATAGTGCAGATGATTTAAGTAAATTCTTTATAGATAGAGAAAAGTATATATTGTCAGAAGAAAAAGACAGAAGTAATAAAATTATCGAAAGACAATTAAAAATAACAAGTTTTGATTGTTCATTGAATTTATTTAGAAATAAAATAGTTGATGGTGTAGATGGATCAGCAGAATGTGATTATACCAAATGTAATTACGAATGTGAACATAAACCTAAAAGTGACAGAGTTGATAAATCTACTTATAAAATGTACTTGACATTTTTTAATCAATTTGATATATATTATATATTAGAAACTTTGAAAATGATGTATCAACAATCTTTTATATGGCATTTAGATGATATTAAAGAATCAATTAGGAAATTAGAACCATTGATTTCAGAAGAAACAATTTATACAACACTCAACTATATAGTTGAAAACAAAGTATTTATGTTTGATACGTATGGAAGAGAAGGGTTTGTTATAAGAACTGGCGAGTATTATATATTTAATGACGCTGATATAGACATAAACACATCTATCTATTCAAAGATATTGGATTTTTCTACAGATGTTAATAAATATACATTAGATGAATACGCAAACAATTTCTTAAACATAAATTTATTCCAATCTGATAAAATAAAGGGCGTCAAAGATAAAACAAAGATAGAACCAGAAAAACCAAGTACATTAGATTTGTTATCCGAAGAACAATTAGAATACAATCGTCAAATCGAAGAAAATTATACAATATATGGTACCTACAGAATGAAGAAAACAAAGGAAGATTCTTGGGATCATAAATATGGAAAACGTGACGAAAAGTTTAGAATATCAGATATACGAAATGCCGTTTCTAAACAGAAAGATCAAAGAAAGGACATTACCGGAAAAGCAGCAACTAGTTACGAAATACCTGATTTACGTTCTATTGCTAAAGCATTAGATATTGAAATAAATGATACACACAATAAACCAGATCTTGTAAGAATGATTAAACGAGTATTAGAAAGTCAATCACGAATACTCAAGTAATAATACCATTTACAAATTTATTTACAAAAATATTCATAAATTTTTTTAGATAATGCTTTCCCGATTTTTCTATTTTTACCTTGTATTTTCATTTCTGAAAAAAGATTTTCCTTTTGTGTGTCTGTTTCTAACGAACTGTATTTATCAACTAACTCTTTTATAGTTAGTATTGGATATGAAATAATTGTATCAGCTATATTAATAGATACACCTGGAATAAGACAAAGTTGATAACTTAATTTATTATCTTTAATTTTATCAGAACGTTTTACTAATTTTATTGGTGAAGGAGGTGTGGTTTGATTCTCTTTAAAATCACCGTTTTTAAATTTTTTGTATAATAATAACATCATATTAAAAGTATCCTGTTTATTTTCAGTTTGGATGATTTTATATTTGTGTTTAAATAATAAGTTTAAAAGTGATCCATTAATAATAGTATTGGATAAGCTATTTTTCATATCTGAAGCATTTTTACCGACTGTACCTTCTATTAGATAACATATTTTATTGTAATCATTTATGGAATCTAATAAACGTTGTTTTTGTTCTCGAAACCTTCCATCTGTGATACTAGAACATAAATCTTTTATACTTTTTCTTTCAATAGCAAGTTGAATTGTATCATTATCATTAATGTCTTCTAATATTATATAGTCAGCTACTGGTAATGAACAAATTTTAAAAGTAATATCAACATTCAGAATATTTGTTTGTATTATATGGTCATTCACAATTTCACAATATTCACTTAAACGTTTTATATAATCGTTTTCCCTATAGTCAACTAATAAGAACATTTGTTTATTATAAAAAGTAATAAACAAAATGAAATACAACGAGATCTACTTTATAAATGTATTATTTTTACAAATGTGTTGTAACATTAATTAAATATTTAGTAGAATAAAAATATATGGACATATATAAAGAAATGGAATCATTAAATAGTGATGTTAATATAATTTTAGCTAATATGATAAATTTATTTCATATAATCGTTATATTATTTGTTTTGTTTATTCCATTTTCAAATGTACCAATGTTACTATTATTACATGTAGTTTTTAGTCTGAGTTTATTAGTTCATTGGTATAATAATAACAATCAATGTTCATTAACATTAATCGAATCGAAATTAAGAGGATTAGATGTAACAGAAAGTTTTACATATAAATTCATAGCTCCTTTATATGATGTATCTAAAACAGAATGGTCTAAAATCTGTTATTCTTTTACAATAGTATTAATGATCTTTTCAATATATAGATTGTATAATTCAAAACGATTACAAGATGCACTTCAATGTTTTTCTGAGATACGTAAACAACAAGAATGGGTATCAGGAACATTTTATGATAAATTAAGAATTTCAAATAAATGTTTTGGACAATTGTTTATTATCGTATAACTTGCGTAAATAAAACCCACTTTTTTTATTGTAAACAGTTAATATGGATATAGATTTCTATTCACAATACATAAATATAAATTTTGATGAGATTCTTATTGAATCTAATAATCATCTAATAAATTCTCAAAATGTTTATTTAACATATAAACAACAGTATTTTAACGAATCTCTTAAAAATTATGATCTTTTTAAAAAATATAAAACAGAACTAGAAAGATTACAAAAATCTGAAACTGTAACGTTGCCAAATAAGTATCTATTCATTTATAAGGATACACAAGTTATAGAACAAACTAAACAAAATTTAAAAAACGTGGTAATATCTCAAGAAAAATTATTAAATAATTTTCATCATTACATTACTTTATTGAATACAAATCCAAATATGTTTGAAGTTAAGAAACAAACAAATGAGAAAAAAAGCTTTTTATCCAAGTTATTTGTCAAGAATTAGTACAATTTCAAGAATTAGTACACAATATTTTACATTATTGTCGATAATACAGAGATGATTTGTTTTGATTTTTCTCTTTGTTGTTCAAGTTTGTGTTTATAATCATAACAAGATCGAATTTCAATTTTGATTTGGCGTAATTGATTTTCTAAATTTTGTAAAGAATTTTCGTGGTTTGAAAGTAATTTCTTAGTAGACGATAAAAATTTACTATGAAGATACATCATATCTTCTGTTTGAATCGTCTCATCGCATATTGGGCATTTTCTACTTTGCAAGAATTCCGAATCAATTATTGGATAAGTGTAAATATCTTGCAAACTAGTTTCTGTCAAGCATTTAATATGAAAAATATGATTACAAGTTAGTATAATAAAAGTACCAGATGTGTCATTACAAATATTACAACTATGACATTCTTTTGAAATTGATGAACGAGTTGAAGTAATATCACTTTGAACGTCGTTGTCATTTTTTGATTTGTTATACATATCTCTTAATTCTGATACTTTACTTTTAGATCTATTATCATCATAATCATTATCTATTTTTTCGTAAAATGATTGTTGCATTTCAAGTAATTTACTCACCTTTCATAATAAAATCAATTTTTTATGAGAGTTTACAAGAATTAATTCAGACCATTAATTTATTCATTTATTTGAAATTCATATTCGTAATTTGGTAAGATTGTAGATGATATTATAATACCACAATATTCTTCTGGTTGTGATGTATAATCTACATATGTATATATGTTTAATAAAATAGATTCTACAACTAATAATTTAAATATGTTTTTAAATTCATCCCCGTGACCTTGTATAGGGTGTCCAGTTTCATTATAGTTACATAAATGAGCTAGTTCGTGTAATATTACATACATTAACAAATTAATATCATATATTTTTTCTTTATCGTCTCTTGTTCTTAAGCAAATATGCATATCTTGTTTATCAACTGTATATGTTGTATAACGATTATCTATTGCCGCTTCTGATAAAACATTCGGATTGTAATTCTCTTTGAATTTTTTAATAAAATAATTCTTATTTTCATCATTAGAGTATTTTGTATCTAAATGATCGATTAATTTTATTATACGGTTGTTAATTTCAGCTAATGTATTTGCAGAAGTTTTCAAATAATCATTACCCTTTGTGTCTGATTGTCTTATTAAATAATTATTGTTATCAATGTCTGATTTTACATAAGTATTTTCATTATATAGTTTTAAAGTTACAAAGAAATATACTAATAGTATTACTGTAATAAATATTAATATGGTATTCATTATTAATATCATTGAAAAAAGTTTTGTATAAATCATCTTAAAATTGATGATAACTCGAATGTTCAATTACATTTTTATCTCTAATTTACACACTGGACAAACTTTGGAATCTTCTTCATTAACGCATTTGGATAACTCTGTTATTAAATTTTCTCCATGGTTTTGTAGAAATTTTTTATATTCGTGCGAATTTTGAATATTGTATTTTTGTTGAAGATTTTTATTCAATTCACAACTAGGAGTATAATCTGTAAACATACGCCCATCACTCATTACAAACTTTGGCATTTTTTATTTTATATATTATAAAGATAAAAAAAATCACAATAAAGATAAAAAAATAACCGTATATATTAATTATTATTTATTAAAAATTGATCATATTCATTACAAGACATATCATACATAATTTGTTGAACAGTATTATTATTAGCCTCAAAGTACGTATCGTGTGAACTCTGGGCACATAGGTCATTTACCCGTTGATTTGGTACTTGTTGATCGTGTGTTTGTTGATAGTATACCTGTTCGTCGTGTACTTGTTGATCGTATGTTTGTTGATCTGGTACCTGTTGTTGGTTTGGTACCTGTTGATCGTGTATTTGGTGATTTGGTACCTGTTGTTGGTTTGGTACCTGTTGATCGTGTACTTGGTGATTTGGTATTTGGTGATTTGGTACTTGGTGATTTGGTATTTGGTTGTTAAAATCTTCTGTATTCATATTAAATAGAGATGTTAACAATTCAGGTGTTAATAATGAAATATTATTATTTTGTGGCAATGCAGTAAATGAAGCAACACGTGCTAATGGAATTCTACCAATTGGTATAGAAGAAGTTATAGGAAAATTTGTTCGAGCTTCTTGTATATTTTGATCTGAATTTCTTTTTAAATGATCATTTATAAGAAGTAATTCATTATCTAATATTTTAAATGTTTTTGAAACATCATTTTTATATGATTGTAAATCTTTAACCCTAGATTTCATTTTTTTGTTTTCTATATGTAATTCATCGTAACTTTTATGTAATCTTGAATATTCTCTTTCTGATTCCATGAACTTGTTAAAATAATACCAAGATACAACACCAAAAATAACACATATTATGGTGGATAATTGACTTGTCATAAGGTTTATTTTACTATGTAATAATATATAATAAAATAACGATTACTTAACGTAAAAGTTCATTTTATTATTTGTATTTTATATGATATATGAATAAAGAAAGTGTTGTGTCTAATTACGTTATAAATATTATAGATTTAAAAAAATGTTTTAAAAATAATTTAGGTATTACGTGTGAATTATATAGATTATTTAATGAATTTTCTATAGAATGTTTTAATGGCAATCTAGATAAACGAGAATTATGTTATGATCAGTTATGTATTTGTTTAGATAGTATAAATGATAATATGTGTAATGTTATGTTAATGAAAAAATTAACTTGTATAATATACAAGTCTGGTCTATGCAATATAGAGTATGATTAATTGATTTAGCGCTATTTGATTCATTTTAATATTTGTATTGTATACCAATACAAATATTTTTTAAGATGTTTGAACTATATTTTTTAAGATGTTTGAACTATATTTTTTAAGATGTATAATTTACAGAGATTTAGATCCAGAAAAATTTTGATATGTATTATTATTATTTTTATAATGTATTTTTCTAGGTGAAGATCTAAAATATTTTTTACCAGTATAATAAAAATTACAACAAACATAATTATTTTTCATTTCTAATAAATTGTTGTATACATTTTTAATAACTTGTTTTTTAGCTATATCATAAGGTCTAATTAAAGACATACATTCATCATATGAAAACCAGCCTATATTTTGAACTTCGCCAGTTTGAATTTTGTTTTTATAATCTATTTTAGGTGGTGGTACATCTTTTTTAATTTTTACTAGATAATAAATGTGTCTATATCTAATACCATTTGTACCAACAAATTCTTCGTGAATAGTTGGATAATTTTTTATAAAATCATAACAATTCTTATTATAACCAGTTTCTTCATAAAATTCTCTTTCTGCACAAGCAATATTCGTCTCCTTCATATTTCTTCTACCTTTTGGAAACCCGAATTCGGTGTATTTAAAACACGTTTTAGATTGATTTATCAAATTAGGAACATCTAGTTTAGAAAATTTCTTATATGCAAAATCATATTCGTTTCTAAAACATTTACTATCGTGATTTACCCATAATTCTTTCCATATATCATCAAATGACTTTGTTAATAAAGATTGTTTTTCTTTTTCCGTCATTTCATTTAAAAAAATAGGTAAAACCTTATTATATTCATTTATATCTTCAGGATATTTACCTCTAACAAAATCTGTGAAACCCATAGTATCTTTTCTTTGTATCATTAAAAATTTAATTTTAGGATAAGATTGATTCTCACTATTTGATTTTGAATATGACAAAATATCTCTCAACTCTAGATTTTTATCAAGTAATTCATCATTTTCATCTTCAACAATCTTAAAAGCTATAATCCCAAAACTCGTAATAGGACCGTGACAATCTTTAACAACGTGACCTTTTTCACCACAATTCACACAATAAATATTCTTGTATTTTGATTTATTTGGTGATTTCTTCTTGATATTATTATCATTATAATAATTAATATTAAAAGTATTAGTGTTATTATTATTGTTATTGTTATCAGTGTCAGTGTCAATTTCATTTAACGAATTGTTTATTGTATCAATTTCACTTAATGAATTGTTTATTGTCTCGACGTTTATTGTGTCAATTTCATTTAATGAATTGTTTATTGTGTCGTCGTCTTCGTTAAATATTAAATTATATAAGTTTGATATATCTTGATTTGACATAACATGAAATATCGTTATTATTGTTAAATAAATTAATTTTCATTTTTAAATTCGCTTTTTTATTAATCGTTTTTATTATTAAAATTTAAATGTATTGATACTATATATAAAAATGATCGATTTGTATCTTTTTAATACTATTATAAATACAATATGGTATTTGTTTACTCTATTATTTGTGTTATATAAGTTTACATCACTATTTAGTTATGGTTATAATTTCTTACGTTTTTGTGGTAAATTATTTAATAGTTTATACTATGTATATGATAGAATAACAATTTATATAAAAAGAAGAAATGGATATGAATATGTAGAGACCCAAGGTGATGTAGAGTCACAGAACAATTCAAATCCTCAACCCAAAACATTACTACAATCTTGTAAAACATATTTATCAAAACAATATGATCATATTTATTATAAAGTTTTTGGTAAGAGAAACAATTATGACCATCCGAGAGATGATAGAATTAATTTGGCAGAGATTACAATTATGAATAATACCGAATCTTTTACACTGAATAAAAATAAAAAAGATTATGAAAATGAGTTATTTGATCAACAAATGAATGAATTGTGTTTAAACAGTAGTTCAATAGAACTTAATTATATTCAAAACCAAGCTTACGAAGACCTTAATTCACACTATAAATCAAATGTGTACAATCATTCAAATGAATATGAATCAATTGTATATAATCATTCAAATGAATACGAATCAGATGTATACAATCATTCAAATGAATACGATCCACTTATTGAACCTACCATAGGTAATTCAGAACTAGATGCACATTTATTTTATAAATCAAGTAAATCTTCTTCTTCTTCTAATGATAAATCTTCTTCTTCTAATGATAAATCTTCTTCTTCTAATGATAAATCTTCTTCTTCTTCTAATGACTTGGTAAAAAATAAAAATATAACACGTGATGTTTTTCATAATGTAAACTTGAATAATGATAGTTTTCTAAACAATAATTATTTCAATGACAATGACAATGACAATGACAATGACACGTATTCAAATAAACTCCAAAATGGCGTTTCAATACATTTAGAACCAGTACAATTAATAATAAAGGATAAATTAGATACAATACCAGAAAATTCTGTAAATTTTAAAGTTTACGAATATGAAAAAGAACACGAAAATGAACATGAAAAAGAAGATGAAAAAGAAGATGAGCATGATATAGTTGAATGTACAAGTGTCAGAGAATGTAGTGTATTAGAAACTATATTCGAAGAATCTGAACCAAATGAGAATCTTTATGGTAATTATGGTAATCACTCAAATTATCAAAGTTATTCCTATACACAAGAATCTGATGAATTACGTAAAGAAATATTAAAAAACCCTTATATATAAATATATATACTTGTAAAAATATATATAGTTGTAAAAAATGGTACTTGTTATGTGATATATAATCGTTGTTTATTCGTCGTCGTCAGAATTTTCATCTATTTCTTGAACTTTTATTCTCCATCCGTTAATTTTGGGCATATTTTTCTTATCTAGTTTAAATTCTGTACACAATCCATTTTCAAGTTGTTTAACAAAAAGATTAAATTTACCAAATGTGCTACGCATTGTGAAATCAGATTTGTATATATCTTTTAATTGATCTTTTGTTATATAATCTGACTTTTCTCCAATTACGATATTTTCTTCTATGAATTGTTTAATAACATTATTGTCATTTTCATATTTCTTTGTAACTTGTAATACTGGTATTGGTGGTAATAAACTTTCAATTTTATACAATTTGTAATAATCAATTAATATACACATAAAAACACATTGGTAATTTTCTAATTTTGATTTTAATGCTTTGTCAATTTTAAATTCATATATGCCATTTTTTATATTTTCAGGATCTGGTTCTTCGACAAATCGTGATATAAATTCTGTTATTTTAAGACGTCTAATAACACCACCGTCTAGATCACTTATGCTTGGTATTTTATTACAAGCCATAAAAAATTTAGAACAAGGTTTGAATTCTATTTGTGAGCTATTTAATTCACGAGTTGATATTCTATCACCACCAGTTAAAGATTTCATAACATCAGCTTGTATTTGATCATTTGATCCTGGTTCTTGCATAATAACACAACGTTTGTTTTGAATATTTGCCAATGCACTATTTGCTGAATTTGCAGATTCTCTTTTACCTGTAATTAATGAAACTGGACTTATACAAGAATATTCACCAAGTGCTTTTAAATGTAAATCCATAATAGTAGATTTACCATTACCACCTGTATTATTTTTACCAGACCAAATATAAAAATTTTCATCTCTAGTGTGACCATCTAAACACGATGCTAATGCTTTTAAAGTAAATTCTCTAACTGATTTTTGTGGTAAAATTTTACATATAAGTTCCATTAGTTCAATATACAATGGGTGATTTTGTTTATATTCTATAAATTCGTATCCAGTGGATAAAGATATATAATCAGAACTTCTTCCTTTTCGGAATTCCATTTCTTTAAGATCGTAAATGCCATTTTCAAAACCTATCAAGTCTTTATCTTGGTCTATAATTTTATTAAAATTAGAATTGTAAAATTCAAGTTCTAAACAATTTAGTTTAATACCATTACCAAGTTTTTGTAAAATGATATGATAATTTTTTATTATTTCTTCACTTGCACCTTCTTTAATTAATTGACGTCGATATTTTTCTATTTTAGTAAAGACTTCATTAATAATAAGAACTCTAAGATTATAACTTTTATTTTCTTTTTTCCATCGAATACCATTAAAGTAATACCATTCATTCTTTTCAGGGGAACTACATACAAAATTTTCTCCATATAATCTATATATCAATTTACTTAATACATTATCAAAAGGACGTAAATATTTAATATCGTGATTTGGTATCTCCTTTGATAATTCGTTAAATTCTTCTAGATTATCAATTCTTGCCAAATGAATTAAATTATTAATAGTATAGATATATTCGCTATTTTGAAATGAATCCCAGGCTATATTTGCATCCTTTTCATCGTAATTTTCCCATTTTATTGAAAAATAATGCCATAGATCTATATAATCTCTATTAATAGATGATAATATATATCCTATATTTAACCATTTTGATCTATCTGCCCATCTTTCAGGATCAAGAATATCCAAATATTTTCTAATAACTTCTTTATCAGAGTATATATCTTCGTCATTATTCATAAGATGAACTTTTTTTGAATTGTCCTTTTTCTTTTCTGATTTATAATTAAAAAGTATACTTTCTGGTTCAATATTTGTAATACACGTTTTTAAAAAATGATCAAATGTTGTATCTTCTGGACTAATAATATTTTCTTGTAATTCTGTTAAAAATGAATTTGTATCTATAAGATACAGTGGTCTATTTTGACCACATTTTGTTGATAATAATGTTCTAAAACAAATAGGTGAGTAGACTTTTGTGTCTATGATTTTTTTATCAAATAAATCTCTAAATTTTGGTTTCAATTGTTCTTCTAAATAAACATGGATACTTTTTGCTTTAGGAAAGTGTACACCATCAAAAACAATATGATAACTCTTTTTTTCAGTGTCAGGATATGATTTTAAAATATATACACCTTTTATATCCGGTAACATCTGTCTTATACTATTAATAACATTCAATATATCAGTTTTATGTTTTATTCCTTCATTATCATCTAATTTTTGAATTCGACGTTTAATATCCGTGTTATCAATAATTTCTAATTTTTTATCATAATCAATATATAACTTCATAGGCTGATTTGCACTCCAAGATTCATAATAATGAGATTTATTCACTCCTCTTTCTTTTATTTTGTTCCATATATTTTTATATGAATCTGCTATAAATATCTTTGACGACGAACTATTAAGATCCCTTTGAAAAAATGCTAAATTCTTACTTTCGCAAATTTTTATACATTCCGCCTTTTGTCCTTTTGAAAATTCCATACCTATAGAATCATTGTTGTCAATCTCAGCCATACTAATACTTAAAAATATATAAAATTTTATTTTTAAGTATATATTAATTTAAATTTTATATTAACCACTATTTAATATTAGCCTCTGTCAAAGCATTATTCCATCCACCAAATATATTATACACTGTTCTCTCAGAAAATGGATGTTCTTTATCTCCCGCTATAGGTATCTTGTTATATTTTTCATAATAGCATTTTAAATATTTTATAATAAATTCCTTTTTTATTCTCTCTTTAGTCATCAATAATAACTTATAAAATAAATTATTATTCAATTTAAATTAAAATAGCCCAAGACATCTTTTCAGACTGCCTTGGGCTATTTCGATATATGTATTCTTCCGAGGGGGTTCGAACCCCTGACCTCCGCATAACTTACTTAAGCGTTGGAATTTAACCAACAAATTCATATTTTTAGATATAAGTACAGCGCTCTAACCAACTGAGCTACGGAAGATATCAACTATTTAAAATTGATATCTTCATTTACGGTCATAGGTGGGCTTGAACCACCAACCTTACGGTTAACAGCCGTACGCGCTAGCCAATTGCGCCATATGACCAGTTGTTTATATATATTGCCTTCACCGTGGATTGAACACGGGACCTCCAGTTTACAAGACTGGCGCTCTTCCACTGAGCTATAAAGGCTTAACGTCACCAGCAGGGTTCGAACCTGCGCTCCCAAAGGGAAACGGCTTAGCAGGCCGCCGCGTTAACCACTCCGCCATAGTGACTCTGAATAGTTTAATGTCATATTCAGGACAGCGAATATTATTTACAAAATTTTTTGTCTATATTTGTATATACTTGTTTTATTAAGTAATGCTTCTTATCTTTAAATTAAGATTTTTTTTTTTAATTTTTAACTTAATATTTTTTTAATTTTTAACTTAATATTTTTTATAAAGTTTTATAAAGTTTTATATTTTTTTATAAAGTTTTAAACATTTTATATTTTTTTTAGTTTTTAGATAATTAAGCTTGAACTCCTCTTTTTGTACGACCTTTCGTTTTTGGAGGAGGAGTAACTTCTTCTTCTTCTACAACTTCTTCTTCTTCTTCTTCTACGACTTCTTCTTCTACAACTTCTTCTTCAAGTTCTACAACTTCTTCCAGAGATTCATTTTCATTAATACTTAGTTGTTTTGTTGCTTCAACAATATCATTTTCAGTATCAAGGTCTTCTTGTTGAGATTCTTCATCGATCATAGCATATCCGGTAATACTTTGTTGATTTTTAAATACTTTTGATTGAACCAATTTCCATTTTGCTGAAACTTTACTAGTAATACTAAGATAGACAAGTTCAAGAACACAGATAACTTGACTACCTTTTGGAACTACATTATCAAATGTATTTTCATTCAAATCAACAGGATTCTTGTTTTCATCAAAAATTAAAACAGGAGTTTTGAAACGCTTGTTACTCAAGAATCGTCCAGTGAATCCATCAGAATTATCACGTTCTCTATCTAATTTAGCACGAACTCTAGAAGGATAATCAAGAATATTACCATCTTTATCAGTAGGAATTTTTACTGATGGTGAATAATAAGCATCTTCAACTGTTTCCATTGATACTTTTGGTTTACCCAACCATTCCTTACTCTTAGACATAATAGTTTTCTTTACAAGATCATCAAATTGTTCAAGTTTTGAATGAAAGTCACGGATTTCCAAAGAATTTTTATCTTCTTTATCTTCACCACCAAAAGACAATTCCAATTCAAAAGAATCATCCTTGTTATCAGTGGCATCCTTTTTACGCCAACGTTTAATACCATTTGGAACATACATTTTTGGTGTTTGAACCATAATCTTTCCACCATTGTAATTTACATATACCATTTTACGTCCGTGATTGTCAGTTTTAACATCAGAAAAAGAAACTTTGTTTAAATCGAGGTTGACAGCTTTAATAATTGACATTTTGTTTGTTAGTGTTGTTATAATTTTATAATTGTAGTGTTTTTAAAATTTTTTTCAATTTTTTCTTAAATGTGATTTTTTTCTTAAATATAACTGAAATAGTTTAAATGTAAAATTGTTTTTTTTAATAAATACGTGATAACGCGTTAAATTTGATTTAAAAATTTGCGTAAATAAAGATTATATATGTCAGTGTCAGTTAATAGAACTGAAACAAAAAGTGATTTTGATATAGATACAAAATTAAGTTTGTTAATGAAATCGTTAACTGATTTTTATGCGAATTCTATTTACATTGATCAAATTAAAAGTATTATAGATCAAAATAGTGTTATTTCTTTAAGAATTTTGGACTGGTTTATTACAAATTATTCGAAAAAACATAGAACGATTATTAGTGGGGCAGTTGGATCTATTGACGTTTATCAAAATTATAAATTACAATTAAAATCCTTCAGTAAAAAGCAATTTGATCCATTTTGTCGTAAGAATAAGATCTTATTTTATTACAATGATGATGATTACATTGAAACTTCTTGTGGTCAATTATGTTTCTTTAGATGGTGCTTTGAAAATAATATATTAAATTACGTAAAAACAAATTTAAGTACCATTGAACAAGATATGAAAATATCATTAAAAAGTAAAAAAAACAAAAAAGACGAGGAAAAACCAGATTCAGCACAAAAACGTCAACCTCTTAGTATATCTGCCTCGAGAAGTGTGTCAAAAACTAATGTAAAATACACTGTAAAGTTTGATTAAATAATATTTTGTCAAAAATCACAAAAAATGTCAAAAATTACAAAAAAGTTTTATCGCATATATAGATTATTTAATTAAATTTCGTTTATATAATTAAATTTATTAAAATATAATGTTTTATACACATTATAAAACAAAATGGTCTTGATAAAAACACCAGTTGATATTAAAACTCTTGTTAAAAATAGTTCTTTGGAAACATATGATCAAATAAAATTAATAGAAAGACTAAAAAAACATTTCGATGAAGAAGAACAAAGTTTATTAAAACAACATTTTACTGAAAATAAAGACTATAAAATTACGCTCATCCGTTCGGATGAGCGAGTTCATCTGCTGCAAAAGCTGTTAAAATATCACCACCAGGTCTAAGAAATAGAATTCTTACTGATGTACACGTTAATAATTTTCATTGGGTTTTTGATAAGAATGCTACGCATTATAAAACGGAAAACTACAATTAATTAAAAATCGTCGAGATGATTTAATTAATTTTAAAAAAGGTAATGGTAAGTTTGTTAAATTTCTAAGATTTGTTTAATTTGATTATCATAAGATTTTAACTTATTAAATGTTTTGATAATCGTAACTGATGATAAACCATATAATTCTGAAAATATTTTTAGATCAATGTCAATGTTTTTAAATTGTAATATATAATAAAAACATCCTACGCCGATAGACAAGGGTGTATGATCTAATAGAATATCGTTATCTTCACATATTTCAATTAATATTTTGACATTCTTTAATACATCAAAATTGATTTGTAGTTTGTGTTTTTTTATAATATTATTAACATAATCAAATGGTTTTCTTGTTTCCAATATTATATTTTTATCAAGATGTAATTTTTTAGAATTAATTAATTCTAATATAACTCTTTCTGCTCTAGTTACATATTTAATATCTAAACTTAATTCTTTAACAAGATCTAAATATGAATAAGACGTAGATGTATCTTTAGAAACATAATGAATACAACAAAGTATAATACCATCTTTTACACGAGCCCTTTTTGTACCATCGTTTTTTTTAATACAATTTATAACCATAACAGATGTATCTATTATATCGTTAATTAATGAGTCAATAATTTTTAAACGAATACATAAATTCTTTACATATATCTTTAGTTTATATGTATTTTTTTCTTCATTCGACCACATATACCATTCTTGCATTTTAGATATTCTACTATTGAAATTCTTATTATATTTAGCCGGAACAGTTGTATTATCATAAGAAATATTCGTATTTAACCTATCTTCTTTTATAACAAGACCACAATCTTGACAAACACAATCGTTATCATTATATCTCAAATTATTACTTAAACAATTAGTACATACATCAGACTTTTCATTAAAATTTTGAAGATTTTGTTTGACATCAGATTTTTCATTAAAATTTTGAAGATTTTGTTTGCCAAAATTAGACGCCATCTCAAAATCCTTCCAAATCAAATTTAAATCATCCGTAGAATTCATATTAATTTACATACTTAAAATTAATAATTCAATTTATAATTAACATTTTATTTTTATTTTTATTTTTATTTTGTATTTTTAAACACCAAATGATTTCAAGACCATACGTTTTTCATTTTCACTCAATCCATAATCTCGATATTCTATCCTTTGTTTTAGTAAATTATTTTCTTTGATGTAATCGATAAAAGGTCCTTCTGCATACTCTTTACTTTGTTCAATCAACATTCTACCAACGGCTGTCACAATCGATCCAAGTTCTTTCAATATAAGATTACCTTGTCCTCTACCCAAGAACCCATAAGTTGAATTTAATGAAACCTTGATAGCAAGTTGTGTAGAATCAAGAATACTTTCCAACAACTTATTCCCTTCTGCTGCTGCTTGTGCCATTTCACGTTTTACACGTTTTCTTTCCGAATACAATTCTTCCAATAATGCTGGTAAGACACCTTTATTCGTAATTTCACCAGTCTCTTGATTTGTATGAGGTTGTACTACAGTATAGTCATAACTAACATCTCGTTTTTGATATTTTTCATCGGAATCTCTTGACTTTTTTAAAGGATCGTGTATACGACAATAATAGTTTGTTACATCTAATTCGTTTGTTACTTCAAAGTAAGCTTGTTTACCACATACTTGTCCTTTACTCTTACCACTCTTACCAATTGCTTCACAAGTCTGACGTAATTTATATTCTACTTTATCATCCCACGCAATCTTTTCATAATTTACATCTGGAATTCCTAAATACTTATCATCTAACACAAATGAACTATAACATAAATTTCTACTAATCATAATTGTTGGATATAAACTTGCAAAATCTAAAACTGCAATATTATCCTTGTACATCCCTGGTACAGGTTCTAATACAGTAGCTCCTGTAAAACTATCATCTATAGCATCATCATTTGACCACATTCTTGTAACATAATAATCATTTCTTTTGTAACGAAACTTAATATTGAAAAAATCACTTTTAATTTCTGTATCTGCAAAAACCACAAATGTATGATCATCTATTATTTCTGATAATTTAGCCATCAACACTAATGGTTTGTTAGATTCATTCTGACTTCTACCACAATTAATTTCAACATATTCACCAATGTCATCATTTTCAAAAGGATGAGTATCCTTAGATTTTACAAACAATGCATAAGCATCTTCATTAAAATTTGTATGTGGCACTAAAAAATTCATTTGTCTAGCTTTTCTCAAAATTTGTGAATATACTTTTATAGTTTGACCACGAGTTGTTAAAAATCCAATAGGAACAAATGTAACATTTGCCAACTGCATAATTGTAATTAAAATAAGTTGTTTGTCAACTAACTTTTGTAACAAAGCTGTATCCTGAATACAATATTCCCCAATCGTTTTAATCTCTTCTGGTGAACCACGTTGATAAAAATCAAAAATATCTTTTACACTTACATCGTGTTTGTTTTGATCCAAAATTTCTGATGCAATATTATCCAACTTATAACTAGAATATTTTTTCATACCACGTTTATAATGAATTAACAAATCATAATTTAATCTTCCTGGTATGTATACACGATTGAATTCACTATCACCATACGCACTAGAACTAAAATATTCTTTCTTAATATCAGCATTCTTTGATGTCATTCTACTCAACTTTTTCAAAAGATACCCATCTTTTATTGTTTTTGTACCAGATCGTTTAGATGTAACTAATCCTAATAATTCAGCTCTTTCTACCAAATACATACAATCAAATGAATCACCATTATAAGTGTAAAAAATATCTGGATCCATCATAGAAATTGTGTCTACCCAACGTTTAATTAATTCTCTTTCTGTTTTACATTCTTCAACAATTACATTTGGATCATCTATAGATTCACAACGTTTTAATGTTAATAAATGCTTTACTAAAAATCCATCTTTGTTTGACGTGTTACCTTTTACATATTTATATGTGGTCGCTATTTGAAAAATTTCATTTGGATATTCAACATTCCCATTTTTTGTAATTTTATATTTTGGATCAGGAAATGTTCTATCGTGACTATATACTTCAATATCCCAAGATGCTTGTAAAAAATTTGCAATATCTTGATGTTCTTTCATTGAAACGATCAGTTTTCTATCAATCGATAATTCAACTTGAGTAGTAGCAGAATCACTTGTAAGATTGTATTTACCTTTTGGTAAACGAATCCAACCCGCCATCAAAATATCCTTAATATGACAATAACGCATAAATGGCTCAAAATTACTTTCATATAATTTAAATTTAGTTGGACGTTTCGTCACATTAGCAATCTCTGTTGCCTTTTTAAACAAATATCTACTCTTCATTAAAGCTGAATAATTATTAAAAACCAATTTTACATACTTGTATTCCTTTCCATTTCTAAAACCAAATAAATCCTTTTTTTGTTCAATACAAGATCTATGTTTACCATTTTCCTTTGCTAATGGTTGATTAAATGATTTTAAGAAATAACTTGATTCAATATGTTTCAAAAAATACCCTAAATGTATTTTACTAAATGTATTTGGTACTTTTATATAATAAAATGGCTTAAAACCAGTTATTTTACAAGTTACCGAAATACCACTTTGTGTTACTCCAAAACATCTTATCGTATATACATCAGTATTAAGTTCGTTTTGATTATCGTCTTCAATATCGTCATCTTCTTCATCTTGTGCCCACCATTCTATAATTTGCATCTCTATATCGTTTTTATAAAAATCATCTGGTATTTTTATAAGATTATGTTTGTAAAATCTCTCCATATGATATAGTTTGGTAATTTAAAATAATTCATTTTTTTAAATACATATAAAAAATTACCGACAAACTGTGTTTAGGCACATATTTTGTATTTTTTTTATTTCTATAAACTAAGCAATCGTATGGAAAAAGTAAATGAATTTACCCCATTGTCATATGATATAATATATAAAATCTATTTTTTTATAGATGATTATTGTACTGCTAGTAATTTTTGGATACTTTCAAAAACATTTAATAAAAAATATATGAGTTATTATAATAAACCTTACGAACACAAGTATAATATTTTATATAATAATCTATTTACATTTTTATCTTTATTACCCGAATGGAGATATGATGAACATTATTCAAATCTGGATATAGATTTTTATGAATTTGTCACAACTAAATTTTTATTAAAAGAAGAAAAACAAACAGTTACTAATGATATCCGATTTATTTATTATTTTTATAAAAATTTCTTTATTTACGATTTGTTTTTCGATTCGTATTGTAATAATCGTTTTAGAGAAGTATCAAACAAAGTATCACGTATTATTTTATTAAAAGGACCTACGTTTATAAATAATATATCAACTGTTGTTTTTAATAAAAATAGATTGAGAATTTCATCAAAATATAATATGTCAAACACGTTGATTTAAATATATATAGATATGTTAATAATCTATATAGATATGTTAATAATATATATAGATATGTTAAAATAATATGCATATTATCTTATTGAAAAAAACGTGTTCTAAAATAGTTTTGACGTTTTGTTATATAATGTAAAATACTTTTATAGTAGTTTAAGAGATCTTTATCGAAAGAGTAATCTTCTTGTGAAAAAAAATCAGTTATCATACTGTTATAAAATCTTCCATATAATCTCATTCTCCTATTTGTATTTGGATTTTTTATATAAATCATTTCATTTACGATAGTGATTTCCTTATTTGACAAAATATTATAATAGTATAAATTTTCTCGTTTTAACATTTCCTTAAATTGCATGTAGTTGTGAGATATTAATTCGTCTTTGTAAAAGCTTTTTTTAAGTCTACATATTTCAAATAGATATCTTTCATTACACGTATAACAACATAGATTAAGTTTTGTTCGTGTTAAATTTAGTTCTTTAAAAGTAAATATTTTTTTAAGTACATATAATGAAGTAAGATTTGTTGACATTTTGTGAATATGATTAAAATTTAAATGTATATTTTCTATATGACAATTGCTTAATATAGAATTATAATAATTCATTTTAACATTATTATATCCGTGTTCTAATGATTCTAAAAAATTAAACCAATAACCAAAATCGTTTTTTGGATTAAATATTTCAATTTGTAGTAAATTGTATAGAGCACATAACTCTAATTGATCTGGATATAATGAAATATGACAACGATTGTTATTTATATAAAAATAAAATATCTTATAAAAAAGTGCGTTAATTTTATCGTTTGTAGTTATATCTTCGACTTTTGTATACATCATAAAATTATATAAATCATTTGTTCTAAATGAATTACTAAATTGATTTCTATTAAAAATACGTTTGTATTTGTAGAAATGAACTGTAATATGATAGTTTATAAAATTATAACAAAAGTTTGATAATATAGATCTATCTTTAATACAAAATGAAAGATTACTCTTAAGTAATTGATTTTTTAAAATAGTAGTTTGAACTGATTTAATATAATATAATAATGATTTTGAACAAGATTTTAAAATACATATGTCTTTTAATGATAAATATTTAGTAATTTCGTAAATTATATCAGATGGTAATAAATTCAACGTCTTCATAATTTATTAATTATAATTATGTAATTTCATTTTTTTTAAAAATGGCCTAAATTACATACATATTCTTATTCCGTGACAGTTTATTGACGGTATAAATTGTTCAAACCATATATTAATAATTCTGGGTTTATGTTCATCTAATATATTAGGATCATCATTTAAAAGTTTGTAATTGTATTTTATTTTATACCCAACACTTTCCATGTAGCATTTTAATTCATCAAATTGATCACTTGTAATATCATTAGGAGAAATGGATTCTCCATATAAATGTCGTGCTCCTGAAATTAATATTGACATCAATAACTGAAACAATGTTACATTTTGCGAGATAGATATATTATATGTACATGGTTTTTTTGGCGGTTCAGAAAATATTTTCATAACTATATCTTCTAATGTTTTCTCTTTCATATTGATATTTATTATTATATTGTAAAAAAAATATATAATAATAGTAATTTCCGCACCCGATTATAAATCATCACTTATTAAACAATCTTGGTCATCATCCAAGTCGTCTTTTAAATTCGATTCTAATTTTTCATTAACTCGTTTCCTAATTTCATTTAAATATAATTTTCTAATAATCATTTGTTTTTGTACTCGATCACTGTTCACAAAATCTATTTTTAATTTTTCTTGATTCAAAAATTTATTTTCAAAATTTTCTGCAAAAATACTTAAATAATATAAAACATCATTCAAATAATCATTGTCTTGATAAATAACAGTTATTCTAATCTGATCATTGAATTTTTCAACTAATTTAGCCATAGGTATTGACAACATATGCATATATATATGAATTTGAGTTTTTTCATAATCTCTTAAAGCTGTAAAAAACCCACGTGTTCTATTTTTTACTTCCACAATATAACTCTTATTCTTATCTTCTTTATCAATATAAAGACCATCAATTCTACCTCCGATATACCAATCTAAATTACCAGTGTTATTACATTCTATACGTGTTTTAAAAAATTCTTGTGATGTATCTAACTTTACACCAAAACGTTTTTCATATATTACAATAGCAGATTCTTCTTTTAAAGTACCATGTGTTCGGTTTATAAAACTCTCACTTTCTTTTAACAAAGTCTTTTTTTGTTTATCAGATATATCCATTTTTTCAATTGAACTTTTAATATTTTCTCTTTTATCATCTGTTTCAATTGTATTTGATTGAACTAAACGAATACTTTCCTCTCCTAATGTTTTTTTTAATCTTTGTTCCTGATTTAAATCAATGTCGTCTATCATTTTTTCCAAACAGTCACTTTTTACTTTTAATTCTGTCAATTGTTTATCTATTTTGTTTGATCGTAATGTATATTGACGTTTTGTAATTTTTTTTGTATCCAAATCGGTTTTTAATACATCTTTTTCTTTTTCTAAATCCATAATCTCCAAATTTTTAGATAACAATTGTGTTTTGTTTTCATTTATAATTGTATTATATCCATCTGGATCACAACGTTTCCATAAACGTTCAAATGGAGTTACAAAATCATACTCGTTTTGACCAATAAATGCAGCAATGTCACTTGTAAATAAAAAAATTTTTTTCTTAACACTTCCAGACATAATCTTGTTTGTTTTTATTGTTTTGTTTTTAAATTCTAAAATTACATATGATTTTTAATTTAAAATTTACATTTTATAAAAATTAATTAAGTTTATAAAAATTAATTACGTTTATAAAAATTAATGGACGATGATATAATCATAGATAAAAAAAAACATTGTAATAAAACATCGAGTACAGAAAGTAGTACAGATGATGTATTTAATAAAACCGAATTGATGCGTTTAAATAACGGTTGGAATGATAAAAATGAAAGATTGATTATATCAGTCGGTGAGAATGCAGCTTCTTATAAATGGATGCACGAAAAATGTGCTGGTTATAATAAATTTGTATACAAGTTGACAAATATTTTTTTAATATTTTTAAGTACTGGTTTAACTGCAGAAACAATTTTTCCACAAGAAACTTGTCCAAACAATTCGTTAGATACACTTGGTATAATTAAAAGATTATTTGTATATTTAGTTAATTTATTGTCTGTATTGCAAAGTTTTTTTAAATCAGAAGTAGTAAGTGAAAAACATTTAAATGCATCTGGGTCATTTAGTAATTTATATCACGATATACAACAACAAATGTGTATGTTTAGAAGAGATCGTGTAAATGCTACAAATTATGTATCGGATTGTTTAAAACAATACGACACACTTATTATAAATAGTCCTGATATAAATTTACACATAATAAGAATGTTTAAAAAAACATTTAAAAATACTGATATATCATTACCAGATATAGCTGATAAAATTCAAAAGATTGAAATTATAACAGAAGATGTTCTTAAAGATGATAAAGATGATTATAAAAATATGAGTATGCTGAAGTCAAGTGGTAGAAAGAATTGTAATAATTTACAAGAAATACATAATGCATTTCAAATACAAGGTGACATAACAGACAAGGAATTAGAAAATATAAATTACACTGATCTAAGAAAAAAGTTTTTAAAACAAAAGTCCGAATATGAATACAATAGATTCTTGCAACATTCACAAGAAATCGATTAAAAGATTAATTTAAATTTATATCGTTTTTATATCGTTTTGATTGTGATTCCATTTTGCCTACTAATTTCACTAATCTTTCATTTTCAGGGATGTTACCCACTTTTGTAACATACTTGTATACACATTCTCCATAATTATCAAATTTATTATTTAAACGTGTACAATAACCTCTTATATACGCATATACACAATAATATGGATCACACAAGTTTTCAAACATTAATTTAACAGACTCTTCTGATCTATAATTAAATTCTTTTGATGTACAATAAATATGATAACCTCTAGGAGAACTATATATTCTAAAAGTCTCAGGAATCATTTGAAAATGTTTTATAATAAGATCTAAATTTAAATCTTTGTCATCTATATCGATTGTTAGTAAATGTTTAAAACATATATATAATGTATTTGTGACTAGATCTCTTGCTATATAATAATCACGAGACCCTTTTATAAGACGTTGTTCTCTTTTAACACCATCTATAAAAGATGGTGCTAAATTTATAATATCTTCTGATTTAGTAATGTCCTTGGAAATTTTTTGCATTTCAAGTTTTTCTAAAGGATCTTTATTTTCTAATATGTTTAAAAATGTTTTATGAAATAATTTCATAGTATAATAATAATAACTAATAATATATTATGGAAAAAAAAGCAACTCTTAGACAAATTGTATATTTAAATTATTTATTACGAAATGAAGGAAAGGTTTTAAGTGATATCACTTCAAAAGATTATGAAGAATTAACTTATTCTGATATAAAAACATTGTATTACCAATTAAATGTCCCTTTAAGTATTGATTTAAGAAATTTTGAATATATTATAAAAGAAGAAACTGACCATTATGTAATCGGACATCAAATTAATAAAAGAACAAAAGAAAAAATAATGGATATTATATCTTTTAACTCAATGATGATGTTAGATTACGATATAAAAAAAGATGACGAAACAAATCAACCTTTAGCTAAAGAAACTTTATTAAAATATATAATTGATAAATTAAGTGAATATCCTTATACATTTTATATTTACGAAACGTTTAATGGATATCACGTTTATTGTACAAGTAAATGTTTTGATTATAAGAAACATTCTACTCATACGTTAATGAAAAAATTAGGATGTGATCAATTTTATATAGGTTTTACAAGGTATACAGGTTTTGTCGTCAGATTAAATAAAAAAAAAGATCGTGAAGAAAAATATATAGAACGTTTTGTTGCAAAAATGGGAAATGAACCTGATATTAATTTATTACTTGATTTGTTAAGATTAAAGGATCATTTATTAGAAAATATATAATTAAAGATGAACAGCCACAAAAAAAAATAAAAATCATCTGTCACCTAAAGAGAATCGTCTTCTTGTTCTTCTTCTTGTTCTTCGTCTTCTTCGTCTTCTAAAGTTGTCATTGTTTCGCGGAGATGTTCATAAGTATCTTTTATGTTTTTTACAATCTTGTTAGAAAGTTTTGTTCTATCAAATGGATGTGTATTTTTACCTTCTGTAATTACGTGTCTGTATAAATATCTTATATCCTCGCACCATAATTTATTATTGTGTTCGTATGTAAATAGAAATTCTGGTTTGATATTAGAAATACTATCTAATGTGAATACGGATTCGTCATTATGGCATTTATCTTGATATAATTCAGGATTTTTTGTTTTATCTGCGCGTTCTTTTTCTGTGAGGTTATTATGAATATTTTTTCGATCATTTAGATCTTCTTTTGTAAATCTAATTTTATTTAATCTTTGTCTTTCTACAATTTCATCTAATATTTCATATAATTCTTTACATAACTCACGTTTAGACTTCATATTAAAATTTTTAACTCCTTCTATAGCAGCTAATTCTCGTAATTCTTCAATATCAAATGTGGTTAATTTAGCGCACATTCTTTGCCATTTGTATTTATATTTTTCAGGAAGATCTCTTTTCTTAACATATTTTTTTATTTTTTCTAATCTTGCTTGTATGATAACTTTTCTCTTTTCCCTTTCTATTTTTAAAAGTGTTATTAAATCATAAATTTCATCCATAGCTCTGTTATGAATTCCAATAATATCACGGTTCTTATATGGTCTTACAGTTCCGACACCTATATAATCTAAACCTATAGACGGATCCCGTAATAATCTTTTTAATTCTGTATCTATTTTTTGTATAATACTATTATCAATGTCTAATTTGTTATTTATATGAATATTAATTATATAACCTAGAATTCTTTTCCATCCAAATTTATCAATTATCCTTTTATATCCTTTTAGATTTACATTAATATTTAATCCAGATCGTTCTAAAACGATTGGTAATATTTGTGTAGTAAAGTATGTTCTAAGTTGTTTAACTGACCATCCAACACCGTGTGATACGGAATATTTTTTAAAATTATCTTTTGTGAGATCTAATTCTCTAGGTGCTTTTACAATATTTTGATCACCTGTTCGTCTCCAAATAAAATAATCATAAAAATATTTTTCATTATTTACGGTTAATTTACGTTGGGTACCTTTTAAAAACAATTGGTTTACAATAGATGGTGATTGGTCAAAGTAAATATATTCTAATAAATGAGATATAATAATATCACTAATATTACTATCGATGTCATCGCAACGCAGATCTGTTTTGTTAAATTCACTATTTTCTAGACCCAATTTTTTACATATATAGGTGCTAAGTGTCTTTCTTAATTTTTTATCTGAATAAAAAATATCTGGAAAAAAATTAAAATTTGGTGTATCGTATTCATTTATATATTTATTATAGTTATTTCTGGCTGTTTGGATATATTGTTTAATAAATTCATCATAACCTAAATTTTTAATAATATTGTTCCACACGTTTTTGTCGTGGAACAATTTTTCATCATTGAAAACATATTCTATCGAATACAAGCCGAGTTTGTTTTGATTTTCAGACATTTTATAATTAGTAAATAAAAAAATTAATATAAAAAATTAATAATAGCGTTATTATTAATTTATTGGTTTTTGCAGTGTTATTATTAATTTATTGATTGTGTTTTTTATTGGTCTTTTTTTTCGTGTTTTATAGCTTCTAATTTACAAGTTGATATTGATGAATTAAAGTCGTCTGGTATATTTATTATAGTATGTGTTTGTTTTTTATAGAAACTTTTTCGTTGGCCAAATCGTTTCAACCGTTTAGCTATTGAACTATATAAATCTTTTCTAGAAGATCTTAATGTTTCAGTGAGTAATCCTACGAATTCTGTTTTATTCCAAATATTTTTTGTACTGATTCTTTGTTCTAGTTTTTTAATAATTTGTAATAATGTATCTTTATCTAATTGTTTTAGTACTCTATTATTTACTTCTTGATTTACATTTTTCCACATCTCAGATGTTTCTAAATGTTTACAATGATTACTATCAAATTCTAATATAGAAATGGAATAAATAATATCTGTCATTTTTTCAGAAGAATTGTATACGTATCCTTTATTTATTTTTTTATAACGTTTCAATAATTGAAAACAAAATTCTCCATCGTTTAATTCGTAAAAAACATTTTTTATATTACTACTATTTGGAGCCAATTTGTAACTTTCTATTTCTTCATTTATATATTCTTTTACCCAATTTCTAATAGGTGTTATATCAGATGAGTAAAATATATTCAGTATCTTGTCTATTTCAGATGGTGCTTGGCGCAAAATTATATACATAAAGTTATTATAATTTATCAAGAAATTTATTTTATCGAATATCGATTATTAAAACATATTAAAAATACATTTTGTGCATTTTGTATATAATTAATTAGGTTTCCAATATGATTGTACTCTTCCACTTGGGTCTATATTATCTGTCCATTTTGTTTGCCATACTTTAACAGTAAATTCACTTGTGTTTTTATAATTTTTATCATTGAATAATCTAGTGAAAATTTCTCTATAAAAAAGTTCTTCTTTTGTGTTTGGTCTATTATAAGTGTAATTGTTTCTTTTTGATGAGAAATCCATTTCTGTATATATGTTATTACAATGATGTTTAATAGAATCAATCCAATTTTCAGATGGGTTTTCTAAACTACTAACTCCGTCGCTAAATTGTTCTTTCTTTCTATATAAAATTTGTTTTGGTAAATATCCTACGAAAGAATCTCTTAAAATTTGTTTTTCTATGTGATTTTGTGATAAAGAACCAAATGTTTTCCATTGTGGATGCAATGATAAGATGTATTTTACATAATCTATATCTGTGAATGGAACTCTTACTTCAAATGAATTTGCCATACACATTTTGTTTGCACGTAAACAATCAAATAGATGAACATTACTCACTAGATTAATGGTTTCCATTTGAAAATCTTTTTCGGATGGTGCATTTGCTCCGTATAGATAACATAAGGTTTCGTCAGATAATTCACCTGAAAATAAAATTTTCATATTTGGAAAATCTTGTCTAATAAATGATGTAAGTAAAAACATAGGTGTACTAGCTCTAATTGTTGTACAATCATAACTTTCCGCAAACAGAATAACATTTTCTAGTTGATTTAAACCTTGTTCTGGGGTAAAGTAATATTCTTTATGATCAGTTTGTAAAAATTCCGCAACAGTTCTTGCTGCAACTAGATCTGGAACAGACGCATTTACTCCAATACTAAAAGTTTTGATCTTTTCTTTATATCCTAAATCATTTGCTATAGATACTACTAAACTACTTATTAGACTACTATCTAAACCACCTGATAATAATACTCCAAATTCTATATTGTTATGGATTACATCTTTTAAACGTTTATGTACACTAGCTGTTAATTTTTCTCTAATCGTTTCTGTTAAAATTTTATGTTCTCTTAATTGTGGTGACATTACTTCTTTAATATCAGAATAACTATCATAAAAATTCATATAATAATTGACTGTATAATTATCAATATGTGATATATGACTATATATAAATGATCTTGGATAAAAAACTTTAATGTTATCAACAAGACTTTCTTTTCCATTTGCAGGTGTTTTATTATAATTGGAGTTGTCAACTCTTGTTAAACATTTAAGTTCAGATGATATAACAAAACGATCAATTATAAAATCTTCACCTTTTGATGTTTTGTAATTTTTTTTATATCCAAAGTATAATGGTGTAACACCAATAGGATCTCTTGCAACTAATACGTGTTTGTTTTCCAAATCATAAAGAACAAATGAAAATTGACCTTCTAACATTCGTAACATTTCAGGAATATTATTTTTATACTTTTCATATAATGGAAAAATGATTTCACAATCAGACATTGTACATTTGTAATCAAGATGTTTTTCTAATTTATGCCAATTAAAAATTTCACCATTGATAATTAAAAATAGTTTATTATCCTTTGATATCAAAGGTTGTGTTGTATCGTCACCATTAATTTTTAAACGTGTATGTAACATTAATAAACTTTTGTTTGATTGAGGATCAATTATTAATTTATTTCCATATGAATCAGGACCTCTGTGATTTAAAAGAGTCGTAGTTGATGTTATTAAATCTTTGTAATTGTCAGATATTAGTTTCGTATCATTTTCATTTGGTGTATTTACAGTGTTTTCAATTAAAGCAAAAATACCACACATTTTAGTTAAAATGAAAGTTTAAAAATTTTTCAATTTTAAATTACAATCTTCTCCGCATATCTAAATTAATATATCTAAATTAATATGGAGTAGTTATCTATTAAGTTGGATCGTAGTTATTTTACAAGAGGAAGAATGTATTATTAAAATTAACAAGTTTTTTAGTTTAAAATTAATAAGAATAATGTTATTATTAATTATATTCGACTTTTAATGAGAAATATTTCTTTAGTATACGTGCATATAGGTGACAGCTTGCCGGAATACTTGTTTGATAGTTTATATCAAACTTTATTAGTAAATTTACACAAAACCAAGATTTATATAATTGTAAGTGATAATTTAATAGAGAGTTTGGAGAAAGGTATTCGATGTTTTAACTTGAATGATTATACTAAACGCGGTTTTTATTTTGAAAATGTTATTAATATAGTACCAATCTCATTGTTAGATATAGTTTCTGTTAATGATAATGGTTTCAACAATTATAAAAATTTAATTAATGCAAAATTTGCTAATATGTCTGTTTTTAGAAATGGTTTTTGGATATCTACAACTGCACGTTTTTATTATTTACGTATTCTTATGCAAACATTTAATATAAAAAATGTTTTTCATATCGAGAATGATATTATGATATACGATAATTTTCATAATGTTTATGATTATATATGTGAAAATTGTATAGTAGATGAAATTGATAAGATTTGTATGATTCAAGATGCTCCAGATAGAGTAATACCTAGTTTGTTATACTTTCCTAGTTATATTGAAGTAATGAATTTGACACAATTTATAACAAGCGAATTGGAGACATCTAGTGAATTTGTGAATGACATGAATATTTTAGGTAAATATCAAGATAAAATAAACTTGCCTATAATGCCATATAATAAAGATGTAGAAATTATTTTTGATGGTGCTGCTTTGGGACAATATTTAGGTGGTGTTGATTATAGGAATTTACCAGAACAAAATGATATGAATATGATGAATAATCCATCTCGTGGTTTTGTTAATGAAACTGCGATTATCAAGGCCTCTGATTATGAATTTTTAAAGTTGAAAACACAATTGGATGATTTACAAGTTCCAATTAGAATCCCTATATTAAAATCTTCAAAACTACATAAAATTTTTAATTTGCATATTCATAGTAAACAATTGTATCAATTTTCAAGCGTTTCTGATTTATTATTTAATGATATTATATCTGGTGATAGAGTTGCGGGTTTGTGCGATTTTGTTTTATTAACAAAAGGAATATACGCTTTTCATAAAAACGTAGATAAATACGCAAAAGACGTTATTATTGTAAAAGATTTTAGTAATGTGAATATAAATTTATTGAATGTGTATTTTAAGGAATGTTGTAAAGTATCTAAGAAGAATGTAGTAAAATTATTTATTTATACTCATATTTTAGATGATTTCCAAAAATATATATTTCCATATTTAGATGTATCAATTGGATATGTTATTTATTGTCATAATTCAGATCATTCAGTTACAGATAAACATAAAGCTATTTTGACATCTAGTTATGTGAAAAAGGTGTATGCGCAGAATATAGATACAACGATCGATTCTGACAAGATATCATTACTACCTATTGGTATAGCAAATTCTATGTGGCCTCACGGTGATATATTGGAAGTGTATAAAGTTATAAGTAAAGTATACAGGAATAAAAAAGTAAATCCGATATATGTTAATATAAATCCTAATACTTATTTATATAGGAAAAATATATTAGATAAAATAAAAGAAAAGGGTAAATTAACAATATCTACTGGTAAACCATATGTGAATTATTTGGAAGAATTAGCTAGTCATAGATTTTGTTTATGTTTGCGTGGTAATGGTATAGATACTCATAGATTTTGGGAAAGTTTATATTTGGGCGTTATACCTGTTATTATAAATAATAGTACAACAAAGTGTACAAATTTTGTAAAATATTTAAGAAAATTAGATATACCATTTTATGAAATATGTGATGATGATTTAGATGTTTTATTTGACAAGTACACTGATGATTTTTTTAATGAAAATCTATATAGGGATATTATAAAAAATGCTGGGTCATCTATATATAATTTAGATGCATTAAAAGTAAATTATTATGATTATGATTTGTCTAGTTTAGAATAACAATATGATGGTTAAAATAAAGAAATGAAATGAGATTTTTATAACGTAAATTAATTTATAGTATAAACATCTGATCGTTAGAAAGTGATATTAAAAATATTAAATAGATTTAAGAGTTAGATTATTTGCAATCTAAAAAATGGAATCGGGATTCGGGCAAAATCTAGAGGGGTTTCTCATCAAAGGAAATTTGTCGTTAGCCCCTTCTGCAAATCCATCATTACAAGGTGATGGGTCTATAGAAGGTTCTGGGGCATTATACTTTGATGTGATAAAAGAATATAATTTTGAGAATGGAGTGAATATTCAAGATGTTACTTTTAAAAATGGTAACTTATACGTACCTTATACAAATTCAAGTAACTCAGCTACATCAGCTAGTGTTATAATAGATGGTGGTTTATCTATAAAACATACACAAAATTCAATGAGTGTCACGTCTGGTGGGGCTTTAACCGTTGTTGGTGGTGCCAGTATTGGAAAACGTTTAACTGTTGGTGGTGATATAGATGCTACTGGAAATTATTTAAAAAATGTTGCTTATCCTATATTGGGTAGTGACGGTGTGAATGTAGATTATGTTAGAGATTATGTTCAAAATTATTCTTCTAATATTTCTGGTAATTTTACGACTGGTCAAATTATTATAGGTAATAGTAATGGTGATTCTATTAGAGGATATGATTTTTTTACTACAGATACTACCAAAATATATATGGGTTTGCCTATTAATATATTGACGACATCAAGTACATTGGGTTTGGGGTCTGGTGGTAGTTTGAATGTGGTTGGTGGTGCTAGTTTAGGTGGTGATGTATATATTGGTGGTATATTAAATTTGTCAGGAAATCTTATACAAAATGTAGCTTCACCTGTAAATGATAGTGACTCGGCAACAAAAAAATATGTTGATGATCGTAAGTTACAGGGTAATTTTACAACTGGACAATTAATTGTAGCAGATTCCAATGGTGATGCTATTCGTGGTTATGATAATTTGACATATGATGGGTATACTATTACATTAGGTAGTACTTCTAATATAACTGGCAGTGTTGGTGGAAGTTTTGTTTGTTATGGTGGTATATCTATTAGTAAGGATGTTTTTGTTGGAGGTTATTTGAATGTGAATAATAACAATATTACAAATGTGGCAACTCCTATATTAGGTGGTGATGCGGTAAATAAAGATTATGTGGATAATTTAATTACAAATCGTTTTAGTAGTTTTACTGCTGGTCAATTAATTGTAGCTGATTCAGCAGGATCATTACGTGGTTATGATAATTTAAGATTTACCGTAGATACAGATGGTACAAGTGGTACATTAGTGTTGGATAATAATACTACTGTTGTTTTAAATAATACAAAAAATGCATCTGGGTTGAATTCTAGTGGTGCATTGGTTATTAATGGTGGTGTAAGTGTTTTAAAAGACGTTTTTATAGGTGGAGAATTGGATGTGAATATGAATAATATTAAAAGTGTAGCAGATCCTATTGAAAATTATGATGCTGTGAACAAAGCTTATATTGATACTTTGATTAGTAATATAAATGCTGGTCAGGGTATAAGTACAAATATCTTTAATTTGGAGAATAATGTATTGGTCCCTGGTGATATACCTTTATTTTATCAACCAAGTACGATCAAGGCATTTGTTGCTAACATATATGCTCATTATAACAATGAAAAATTCGCATTCTATACAATTTATGGTTTCCATACAGATAATAATTGGGTAGTAAATAGTACTTTTATAGGTAATGATATTGGTGTGTCATTTCATATAAGAGATAATGGTGGTCAGGGTGTATTACAATATACTAATAAGAATACGACAGGATTTGCCTCTATAAGATTTTCAACTTTATTTAGAATTGAAGATTTGGATAATACTACTCAAGATAACATAGATATATTTAGTAATGTTAGTACATTTACGGATATACCAGAGTTGACATTTTTAAATAATACAGTTGATTCTGTAAAATTGTGTATTTATGTGTCTAGTGAAACTGATAAAAGATATGGATTGGTTATTTTGAACGGATTACTATCTAATGGTACTTGGTATTATAGTAGTAGGAATATAGGTGATGTTGATAATATTACATTTCGATTGAGGTCTACAGCTTCGAGTGGTATAATAGAATATACGAATACAAATACAAGTTCTGATTATGTGATTAGAGTGTATCAGAATAATTTTTTGTTGACACAACCTCAGTTAACGTTGAATGCGAATACAAATATATTAACGAATATTGGATCATCTATATTAACTTTCCAGGGTGTTACTAGTTTTACATTGTCTGTTGTATTGACGGTACCCTCTTTGAATAAAAGTGCTTTATATGAAATTAGTGGTGTTTTATTAAAAAATATTTGGCAGATAAATTCCAAATTCATTGGTGATTATACTGGTGTGAAATTTTATATTACCACCATAAGTGGTGGCACTGGTGTGTTACAATATACAAATCCAAATGAAGTAGATGCATATATAAGATTTATTAAAAATGTTCCCAATGTATTTGAACCTTTAGGTGTGCCTATTGGTGGTACAGGTAATTCTACATTATTACCGTATGCTGTATTGAGAGGTAATGGCACAAGTCCTATAGTTGGAACGGATGATTTTATTTACAAAGATTACAAGTTAACTTTGGGGAGTCAATCGTCTATACAATTGAATAATACAACAAATGCGATTGGATTAACCAACGGTGGTACTTTAACATCCAATGGTGGTGCTAGTTTTTTGAAAGATGTATATATAGGTGGCAAATTGGATGTTAATATGAATAACATTACTAGTGTGGCAGATCCAATTGATGATTATGATGCTGTAAATAAGTTGTATGTTGATGATTTGATAGCGAATGTTGATTTGAATAACAATCAAAATCAATTTGAACAAAGTTTAGTTTTGAATAATGGTGTGGTTGTTAGTCCATTAGATATACCCGGTTTTAATTTTTCAGATAATGTTAAAGCATTTGTATCTCATATATATGTTCAGACTAGTACAAATAGATCAGCCTTGTATACGATTAGGGGATTTTATTCTGGTTCAAATTGGGTTATAAGTAGTACTTTGATAGGAGATGCATCTACTGGAGTTGATTTTCATATAAGGGAGGAAACTGGAAGTTCATATGTACAATATACCAATCAAAATTTAATAGGATCATCTTCTTTAAGATATGTAACAAATTCCATTGTATATAATGATGAAACATCTGAACAGATAAATCATAATTTGTTACCAAGTGTAAATACTTTTACAGATATACCATCGTTGACTTTTCCTACTGCCAATGTTGATTCTATTAAATTGACAATTTACGTTTCTAGTGTTACTGATGATAAATATGGAATGATATTAGGTAATTGTGTGTTAAAGGGTACTGATTGGATTATTAACACTTACAATATAGGTAATGTTCGTGGTCTTACATTTGGTATAAGAATTAGTGGTTCGGATATAATAGTTCAATATACAAATTCTAATACAAGTAGTGATTATACATTGCGTGTTTTGAGTACAAGTATTCCTACATCTCAGATACCCATAACATTACAAGCGAATACAAATATTCCTACAGAAATAGATGAAACTTTAATAGGTATCCCCCTTACACAATATTATTTTGAATATTCCATAATTGTAAATGTTCCGTCTTTGAATAAATCTGCATTGTATGAAATTCAGGGTGTTGTTTGTAACGATATTTGGAATATAAATTATAGATATATAGGTGATTATACTGGTGTGAAATTTTATATAAATACAGTTGGCGGTATGGGATATTTGGCGTATACTAATTCAAATGGCGTAGATGCTAATATTAAATTTATTAAAAATTCACCATTGACATCATTAAAACCTTTACAAGTTAGCAAGGGAGGTACTGGTAATACATTTTTTAATCCCTATACTATATTGAGAGGTAATGGTCTGGATCCTATTATAGGAACTTCAGATTTAATTTATGAAAATAATAAATTAATATTAGGCGAATCATCTGTTATTGTATTGAAAAATACAAGTTCAGCTATTAATTCGAGTACTGGGTCTACATTTATTGCATATGGCGGAGTTAGTGTTAATAAAGAACTTTTTGTTGGTGAACGATTAGTTGTAAATGATGTTGATATTACACCTAATACAGATGATGTATATGTTGAAAAGGTATTTGGGGCACAAAATAATATAGTAACTCCAACATCTATTAATGGATTTCAATTTAGTAATACAAAATCATTTTGTGCTATGGTATGTGTGAATATTATAACAGCATCTGATGAATATGATGCCTTATTTGAATTACGAGGTTTAAAGAAAAAATCATCCTGGATTATAGATTCATCTTATATTGGAGATAATCTTGAAATAGACTTTACAATAGGAGATAATGGACAAATAAAATATACTAGTCCTAATACATTAGATTGGGTTTCTACAACAATCAAATTCAGGGCGACTACTTTAACTTAATTTTTTTGTATAGTATAGTACAATAAACAAAAAATTCAAAAAACGCGAAATGTACGAAATAATATAAAATTTAATATAAAACTTTATATTTTGTTTATTCTATCTTTTACGTATATTTATTTTATTTTGTACAATTATAAAATGAATAAGACAAATACCGTAGGTACATCTTGTACAACCGCTTCAACACTAACAAGTAATAAAATTACTAGGGAAATACTTAAAAACAAACAAGTTACATCAATTACAAATGGTACATCTGGGTGTTTATATGTAACAAATGTCAATTTATATTTACATCCTAATCCACATCAGACAACACCTGATGTTAGTATTTTAGAAAAAGATGTTAAAAAGATAAAAACAAGGTGTTGTAATCCAGAATGTTTTTATTATGATTCTTGTATATCAGATGATTACTTTTATTGTTGTAATCCAATATGTCCTTGTTTTAAACCTGATTGGTATTCTTATTTGTAAATTGTTATTTGTAAATTGTTATTTGTAAATGTAAATTATTATTTGTAAATGTAAATTATTATTTGTAATAACAAGTTTAAAAAATTATTTAAAAATACGATTTTATTATAATAAGATGTCAGATTATTATAATATTCTTGGTGTATCAAAGGAATCATCGTCGGATGATATAAAAAATGCATACAGACGTTTAGCAAGAACAAATCATCCAGACAAAGGTGGTGATAAGGATAAGTTTCAAAAGATTCATGAAGCTTACGAGACTTTGTCAGATACAAATAAAAAAAATGCATATGATAATAAGGATAATATGAATGATTCTTTTGGATTTGGTGGTTTTGATCATCCGTTTTTTAAACATCATATGCGACAAGAACAACAATTTGTAAAAAAAAATGATCATGTATATAATTGTAAGATATCTTTACAAGAAGTTTTTAATGGTGTAACAAAAAAGTTTCGAGTTCATAGAAATAAATTTTGTAAAGATTGTATTATAAATTGTTTAAAATGTAATGGTAAGGGTGTAATTACTCAACACGTACAATTGGGTCCATTTACTCAAATTATTAAAAATACATGTAATCAATGTAATGGTAGTTGTAAAAGTAATAACAAAGATAAAGTATGTACAACATGTAATTCAAGTGGAAATATTCAAGAAGAAAAATTGTTTGAAATACAGATAACACCTGGTATAAAAAACAAAGAACGTTTTATATTTGAAGAATGGGGCGAACAACCAATTAAAGATAATGAATTACCAGGATCATTTATTGTTATTATAAATATTGAAGATCACGAATATTTTACAAGATCTAATATGGATTTGTTATGTAAGATAAATGTAACATTTAAAGAAACAATGATAGGTAAGGATATTGTTATACCTCATTTTTCAGGTAATATAAATATAAATACATTAGGTTTTGGTATAATCAATCCTAATAAAGAATATATGATTCATAACAAAGGATTAGTAGATAAAGATGGTAAATCTGGTAATTTAAGAATAAAATTTATTATTGAATATCCAGAAAGGGCGTTTAATAATTATGAAGTTGAAATTTTAAATGAAACTTTTAATAAACTACTTTTTTAATACGTTTATGTAGTTTAAATAGAAGAAGTAGGATATGAACTTGGAGCTAAAGTAACTGTAGATTCAAGTTCTTTTTCTTTTCGACCACTTTTATCTTTTACACGACTTTTATTTTCTACCTCAACTTCTGGTTGTGTACGACGTCTACGACGTTTAACCAATTGTGAAAGTGATTCGGAATAAGGATAGTACTTGTAGAAAATAGATTGACTTGGATTATCGTTGTTTACTGGATGTGAAAAAGTGTTACTAAATAACATAAAAATGATTGCTAATTGACTCTTCATTTTTATTAAATACAAAAAGAAAAAATATATTCACTTTTTCCTCAATAACTAAAATAATCTAAAAAGCTTTTTAGATCATATACTAAATAATATTAACAATGTTTCATCGTCTATTTTAAGAAATTCGTTCGTTTCTTTTTTGTTAACTTGATTGGAAGTTTTAGTATCGTATTTAGTTTCTTTTTGTCTACAGAATGTATAATCTTTTTCTTTTTGTTTAATATACATTTGTAATGTAATGTATTTATTCATTGAAAAATACCATTTTTATAATAAAATCGATTTTTTATAAAAATTGAATAAAAATTACATTTCATAGTTTTTTATGGATAATTTAAACAATCGTTTAATAACAAAATCGGAAGTTGAAAATGTTCTAAATTATTTTGAAAATATTGGTGACGATGGTCAACGTTTAGTTATAAATAATTTAGAACACTACCAACAAGCATTTATTCATGAAAGTTATTATCAAGCTATACAATATTTTTTCACTAAAAATGAAAATACTGATAGTAAATCTGGATTGTTTTATTATGTTCCTAAAGAGTCTAGTGAACGTCTTGAATATTTAGGTGATCATATTCTTAAAGGTGTAATGGGAAGATATTTATTTGAACGTTTTGGTAATGAACGTGAAGGATTCTTAACAAGATTAAAAATTAAGATTGAGAAATGTTCAATGTTACATAAAATTGGTGTTACTTTGGGTTTTAAAAAATTTTTATTATTATCTTTACAAGTGGAAAATCAAACAATATTGGATATTGATCGTGGTAGAAACACACCTAGTTATTATGAAGATGCATTTGAGGCATTTATTGGGTCTATTTTATTAGATTTTGGAGAACGTGGATATTTATACGCTGATCGTTTTGTGAGATCTGTTATTGAAAATATTATAGATTTTGCTGAACTTATATCTAAGAATGATAATTTTAAAGATAGTTTACAACGTTATTTTCAATCTTTAAAATGGAAAACACCTATATATTGTTCTTTAAATGAAGAAGGACCTTTGTATAGAAAAGTATTTACAAGAATGTTAACTATTAATAGTAACCAATATGAATCATTGGATAAAGCAGTAAAAAATATGATTAAGATATATTCTTCAAAAATGTTAGAAGAGTATCGTGTAAAAAATCCTCAAATCTACGCTAAACTTATTACATTATATCAAAAAAATGATTACATTATCGGAATTGGCTTTGGTAGAAAAGTTACAAGTGCAGAACAAGAATGTGCAAAAACGTGTTTATTGAATCTAAAATTGGATTTGAATTTTTAATTATATTTTCTTTTAATTATATTTTTTTTATTTTATTAATATATAAAAAAACATTAACAATGGTAGATACAAAATTAATTACAACTGCTATGATTTTTTTAGTAGCTGGTATTTTAGGAGTAGCCACATCATCAATCGCAACAGACTGTTTCGATAAAAATCCAACATATAAAGACTCTAAAAGAGACAATTACGCTTATATAATAGTAAATTTAGTATGTAATATATTCTTATTATTGCTAAGTTTGTATTCGTTATATTTAGGTTTTACATCTTAAACAATTTTAACCTAAATTCCATATTTTATTCAAATCTTCAGTTAAAATATTATTTATATCATATGATATTTTAGAAGGTTCATCTATATAATTTTTTACTAAAAATCCCAAAATTTTATATTGGATTGATGTTTCAATATGAGATTTAAAACATTTATGTTTATCATTCATTGTAAAAATATTCAACAAACGTTTAAAAACTTTTAAATCTATTTTCTGAATGTTTTGTTTAAGTACTTCCTCATCAATATACCTTTTTCGATTAATCAGAAAATCATCCATGTCAATTTCAAATAATTTGTATTCGTATACAATATTAACAAGTATATCCAATGATATTTTAAAATCACTTCGTTCTATATTTTCACACAATTCTAATTTTTCTTTTTTTGTAGTATTTTTTCCTTTCTTATTTTGATTAAAATATTCATTTAACTTTTCAATAGAATTAATTAATATATCAACTATAAAAAAACAACAAACCGGATCTTGTAAAATTCTACTTTTAAAACCTTTGTAATTCAAAATTTTACAATAAATATTATTGTTTGATATTCTTTTTACTTCATCATACGAATTAGTAAAATTATATGAAACATCTTTAAATGGTGTAAAATTAAAGAGTTGTTTATCCCATTCTTTAATATTTTGTTCGTTTACATTTTGCTCGTCTACATTTGGTTCATCTACATTTTGTTCGTCAATGTCCATAAGATTTTGATTATTTAGATTTTGTATGTTTTGTTTGCCAAAACGTTTTTCAAATAAAAATTGATTGTTTTGTTTAAGATAATATGCTGGTATAACAACTGAATGTGATATATAATTATTGTATAAATCCCAATTTTGATTTTCATATATTTCATTGTAAATTAAATTTGATATTGATATATTATCCATTATTTTGGAATAATTATTCAAAACATATAATGAATCTTGTTTAGTGAGATTTTTATCAATTGAATTTGTATAATTCTGGTAGGTTGAATTTGATATTGTAACAGGTTCAGATGAGCCTAATATAAATAATTCTGAAAAGTTAAAACGTCGCTTATAATTAAATACATCTTCCATTTTTTCATTAAGGTCTTTATCTACATTTTTAATCTGAATTGTTTCTATAAAAATATTAAAATCGTGATTCATTCTTTTACTGTAATACCATTGTTCTAATAAAAATAAAAGCTGTCTAATGTCATACTCTGATTTTTCAATTAATATTTTTATTTGTTGTTTTGACAAATCTAAATCTTCTTCTTTAACTATCTCAATTGATAGTTTTGTTAATTCCAACAAACTTGGTTTTTTAAATTCTAAAAAGGTACAATTTTTATAATTTACAAAAATATCTTTATATCTTATCGAATTACAAACAAATACCATTGGTATATTAATATTATGTTTTGTATATACCATTTCTATAAAATTCTCTATACCTTTATCACATAATTCTAAATTATCTACTAAAATCATATTTGATTTATCCTTTCTTGATTTATGATTCCATTTATCTATATTAGCTAGAGTTTTCTCCCTAAAATGTACCAACCCCTGTATAGTTTCTAATATTTTCTCATTTGATTTTATTGTATCTGTATCTATTTCGTACAAATTATATCCTTTAAATAAACATTCAACTGTAACTGTTTTTGAACACCCCATAGGTCCATATAAAAACAATATTTGTTTAACTGATTTAGAATCATCGGCGTAATCTTCAACGTTTTTTATCCATTTTCTTATATGATTAACAATATCTTTATGAAATAAAGCCTTCTGTGTTGTTGGTTTATACTTTTGAGCTATCATATATATATAATATTAATTCGGTTTAAATTTAATTTTTTTATTACCACAAACGAGTATTAAATTAACAAACAATACCTACATGTTTTTTTAAAATTTTCACATTTAATACAATATAATTCTAAACAAATATTACATTCATTTAAATTACGAGTCCTATCACATATTTCGCATCTAATATAATAATCAGGATGTTTTATACTGTTTAATGTTATCCATTTATCCATTACGCAGTTGTAATTAATATTGTTCGGTTTAAAATCAATTTTATTATTAGCACAATTTAATATAAAATTAAACTCCCTTTGGGAGTTTGTCAGATACGCAAGTTCATAGTCTTGTTAAAAATAAAGATAAAGTTTTATGTATATTGTGTAATCAAAACTTGTCAATCCGTACAACAAAACACGATTGTTTTTATAGACAAAAAGATAAAGACATTAGCGTACACAAATCTCACAAATAATTTTTACGTTTTTTGATCATTTTTATTATATATAATAATAATAGAAACGATGATTACAATACAAGAAAAATTACAAAAATATTTAGAAATACAACGTCAATTAATAGAATCTAGAAAACAACAAAAGTTATGGAAAAACGAATTAGACACGTTAGAAAAAGAAATAAAAGAATACATGACCAAAAATGATATGGATAGTATATCTTTAAAAGAAGGTGAAATTGTTCTTTATTCTAAAAAAATATCACAAACGTTTAAAAAAGAAGTAATTATGGAGAAATTAACTGAACAATTAAAAGACAGCAAACGAGCTGAAGAATTAACACAATCCATTTTACAAAATAAAAAATTTTTACTTGAAGATAAGATCAAGGCCATTATAAAAAAGAAATAAATATAATTACTGATCTTCATCTGAATCAGACAAGTGTATAATTAATGAATACGAATTAAATGTCACACTCGGATTAGAATCATACAAGTTTATTTCCATTGTATCAGTGTTTATTTCAGTGGTTATTTCCATTGTATCAGTGTTTATTTCAGTGTTTATTTCAGTGTTTATTTCAGTGGTTATTTCAGTAGTTATTTCAGTGGTTATTTCGGTTATATCAGTGGTTATTTCAGTGGTTATTTCGGTTATATCAGTGGTTATTTCAGTGGTTATTTCAGTGTTTATTTCGGTTATACCAGTGGTTATTTCGGTTATATCAGTGGTTATTTCAGTGTTTATTTCAGTGTTTATTTCATTTTGTAATTCGAATATAAGTTCATTTAGTATATTTCGCGCTTGTATATTTACGCGTAGCGTAGGATTTGTTATTGGTATGATTACATTGTTGGTATTAAATTCTGATACTACTGTATCTACGGTATCATTTTCGTCATCTGATAAATAATTTATATACATCTGGTGTAAAGATGTATTATAATTTCTTTTTGAATACATTTGATGTTTTTCTACAAAATCATCTTCTACATCATTTTTAGCAAACAACAATGTGTCAGGATGATAACAATCTATAGATTTGTAAAATATAGTTTCTGAATAATCTTTAATATGAGATCTACCTAGGTATTCGCTTAATAAAACGAGAGTTTGTTTATATGGTAAAAATTTTAAATGTTCAGGTGAATCTTTAAAGCGATCATAAAGAGAGTCATATACTCGAAATCTAATTTCTGGTAATAAGGATTTTAACATATGAAATACATATGAACATTTCCTTATATATTCTAAATTGTTAATTCCTGTTTGATGTTCTTGTATTGTACAATCACCTTTATCGTGACCTGAACAAATAAAATCGCTACATACATATGTAGGTACATATGTTTTAACGAAATTATCAGTGTCAAAACGAAAACATCCACCCACACCACTTGTACTCCAATGGTCTCCTAAACCTTTTGATTTAAAACCAATCCTTCCGCACGCATAACATCTTTCTATATTGTGATGAGATAGACCATTGCATCTTTCTGTTTTATATAAACTTATTTTGCAAATTGTACATATGAAATACAAATTGATATTTTCTATAACGTCTTCGATTTGTTTTATAGCAATCGTTTCTGTAATCTCATTATTAACATAAAGATAAGAACTTTCTTCGTAATTTATTGTTGAAACATTAACATTTTCCGAATTAGTTACAACATCTGATAACGCGATTGATTTATTGTAATAGTAATTTAATACGAGTGGATTTTCATTTTCATACTTTGTTTTACAATCATAACAATCATTTTGGTAATACGATATCATTTGTTTACAATTGAAACAAAAACGTCTTAAACATTCCGGATTTTGTGTACAATCAATAATCAAATCTCCTATATGACTATTTTGAATCGACTCATTTTCTAAAAGAATTTCTGTATCACATAATGTATCTAAACTAGAATTTCTAGAATAATATCTGATAGGACATTTTATAATACTAAAACCAGGAAAGGCGAAATTATTAGAATGAGAAAGATAATTAGACCATTCTTGATCATTGCATATCTTCTTTATTAAATGATGATCAAAAATATTTTTAAATCCAATTGATGTTACACATTCTTTAAAGGGATATGGACAAGAAAAATGTGAAGATGTTTCGTTTATAGGATGGTTTTCATAATTATTAATTAATATCCGAATACAAGAAATACATATATAATGTATACCACAAACACTTTTAACTATCAAATCATCTGGAATTTTTTCATTTTCAAAATACGTATTTTCTATATCGTTTAATGATAATATATCATCTGTTAAAATTTTATAAATATAATCTCTTTCACTAAAACAAACACAACAACAAGTTTTAGAATCATTCCTCACTTCATAATCTTTTTTAGGAAAGCTTTCTGAAAAAATTATTCCGTTTATTTTATCTAACGTGTTCATTAATATATAAACAATATTATTTAATTTTACTTTTATTAGTTTTATTAAAAATAAAAATTACGTATATAGTAAAAAATTCTACGTATATTCGAATGTAAAATTCATTTTAAACCACAGTGGTGATCGAATACATGAATCATATGAATTATAAACTTTTATAGACAACGTATCCATATTTACATCATTATTTATATAATATTGTGAGTTGGGTGGTTCTATTATATATGTTTTACCAAAATATTTTGATACATCTACATCAAATGATTCGAAAAAACAAAAGTCCTTTTTTGACGTATCGCATTTCTCAAGTTCAATTTTATTAATAAATATTTTTATATACATTTCATCGTATATATTTAAACACGATGGTTTATCAGCTATGTAAAAATTATTATTAAGATAATCTGTTTTAACGAAACCTAACATATCACATAATGATACTTCATCTTTTGTATGTATAAAAGATAAATTAAAATTTATGGGTCTTGTTAAACGCTCCAGTTCTACAATTTCACAACAAAAACATACCTTGTTCTTTATTTCGTCATTGTAAACTTTGTAAAAAAAATCTTTGTTTTTATTTATAGACACATTATTCATACATTCTGATATAACTTTTAATAGAAAATCAATTTCATAATAACCAATTGGTATCGTAACAAGAGTTTTTTTGTTTTGTTCCATTAAATAAAATTTGTTATTATATTCTGATATATTGTACATATTACACTTTATTTTCACTTTGTCCAAATTCACTGTTTTTATATTATTTAAAGAAACGTGGAACGTATATGTACCATTTTCGTATATAGCGTCTTCCGAAAAAAATTCTTTATAATATATTTTGTAATCTTCATCATCTTCAGATACATCATCTATTATATCTCGAGAGTTTTGCTTTGTTTCATTGTTTAATTTCTTATCTATTTGTTGTGATATAACAACAGGTTTAGATATTTTTTGTTGGTGTTGTTGAAGTTGTTGTTGCTGTTGTTGTTGTTGAAGTTGTTGTTGCTGTTGTTGAAGTTGTTGTTGGTGTTGCTGTTGTTGCTGTTGTTGCTGTTGTTGAAGTTGTTGTTGGTGTTGCTGTTGTTGAAGTTGCTTTTGCTGTTGAAGTTGCTTTTGTTGCTGAAGTTGTTGATCTTGAAGTTGTTGTTGGGGTTGCTGTTGAAATTGTTGCTGTTGGGGTTGCTGTTGTTGTTCTTTTTTTTTTAGATCGTGGAAAAGGATATATTCAAATTTTGATACTGTTATTTGATTTAATTGTATTAATATATCTTCTAAATCTGCATTTCCAGATGATAAAGATTTATTATAAATTGTGTTAAAGTAATCTTTGAAGATTAGTTGTTGTAAATCACTCATATTTTCTTTATATGAATTCAGGTGATTAAAGAAAATGTTTCTCAAGTTAGGGTAGGCATTTAATATTTTTGTTGTTATAAGTTCAAACAGATAACCTGAATTTTTTTGTGAAATGAAAATTTGTTTAAAAGAATCTGCTAGATTACTCATTATCTAATATATAAAAATATAAAAAGTATTATTGTTTTCCACAAGTGTGTTTAAAAATAACTATATTTTTCTATTAATAAATATAAAAGGATGAATTCCGCAACAGAATTATTAAGAACTTCATTTATAAAAGGGATAGCAAAAACTACAGCTAGTGTTACAGTATTAGGAGTTGTTACCTTTTTTTATTATTTATATAACAACACAAAAGATGTAAAACAAGATATATCCGAAAAGACTAAATTAGACATAAAAAAACTATACAGTATAGATTTTACCAAAGTTTTTAATAATAAAAAGGATAATAAAAAGGATAATAAAAAGGATAATAAAAAGGATAATAAAAAGGATAAGGTAGAAATGATTGAAATAGATACAATTGAAACGTGTGATGCTGCAGACGTAGATAACACTGTAGATGTAGATAACACGGAAGTTAATTACATTCACGATTTGGATGTATTTGAAAAAAATGTATACGAAGATAAAAATTTTAAAAAACTATTTGATAAATTGTAGTAATATTGATAAATTGTAGTAATATTGATAAATTGTAGTAATATTGATAAATTGTAGTAATATTGATAAATTGTAGTAATATTGATAGATTATAGTAAAATTATTTTATATAGTGAATAATTATTTTATATAGTAAATAATTATTTAGTTAGGTTTAGATATTTATTGTTGTTTTAGATTTACACATCCCAAATTAGTATTTATAGAACAATGTGATTTTAAATCAAATGTGAAATTCAATGGTTTTTTGTATTCACTTGATCTTTTTTCTGTGAATGTATCTTTTACTTGTAATCTTGTATTTACACCTATATAAGAGTTATCCTGTACTATGTTTTTGTAATCTTCATTAAATGGTTGAAAACGATCGATATAAACACCACTGAGTATATTACAAGGTCTTTTTGTTCTTGTATATTCTGGTACTAGACGATTTTCCTTACATTCATTGATTTTTAAATTTATTTTTTCAGATTCTTCTGGATTGTATTTATGTGTTGGACATTTAGAAATATCGTATTTGTGACCTCTAAGATCACTTTCTATATCAACAGCAGAACTTGGAACACTTCTGAATGGGTTTTGCATAAATGGTGATGTACTTTCAAAACATACATCCTTTGATTCAGATACATTACCATCTGTCATCCATTTGAATGGAGCAGAACTTTCTTCATCTTTTTTTTCTAAAGCGCATCTGTCATAACTAGATCTCGTGAACGAAAAATGAGACATTATTATGTATATAATATACATATTTAAAAAAATTTTAATCAAAAAATGATAATAAAATAATTTTTAATGTTAATAATTTTAATTACCTTTGCTATAAAAAAATGAAAAAAAGATCTATTTATTGGTATATAAGATGTTATATGGAATTGGATTTTCAATAGTTATTTTAGGAATTTTTTCCTTCAAGTTGTATAATGATAAAGGTGATAGTTTTGAAAGTACAATTGATTGGTGTGAATCAAATTATTTGTTATCTACATATGTTGTAGAGTATTGGAATACTATAAGTGGTAGTTGTATTTTACTATCTAGTTTAGTATTTTACCATAATCACAAAACATTTATTTACGAATCTAAATATACAATTAATTTTCTAAGAATTACTGTATTATTATTTATTGTCGGTATAGGTACAATGTTGTTTCACGCTACATTATTCTATCCGTTTCAATTGTTAGATGAATTACCGATGATATTATTGGCTAATGAATATTTAATACTATTAATGTCATTGAAAACAACACAAATGGCAATTCCACAAACATCTTATGATTATTTGAACAAGGGACTTTTTATAACAAACAAGTCCTTACCTTTGATTATATTAAGTTACTTTATATATCCACGATTACAGATTGTAACTTTTCATATTGCTTTAAAAATTTCAGAATTGTCAGTATTTTATGTATTGTACAATTTATCAAAAAAATTAAATTCTATAATTTATTCTAAAATTTACATAAATAATGATTACATTAAACGTCAAAAGCAAATTTACAAACAAAAAATAATGATGACAAGTTTTATAAATTTAAATAGAACACAGACGAATCGTAATTATTTAAGAGATTCTATTTTACTTCAACAGTCTCAAAAAATGTTAAAAATATATTTGACAATGAAAACGAGTTTAAAAAATGTTATTCAAAATTGTATATACTTGTATAGTTTAAGTATGTTTTTATGGTGTATTGAAAATATGTTTTGTAAATACGTAGAGTCTTTACAGTTACACGCTACTTGGCATGTATTATCAAGTATAGGTATTTATCATTTAAGTACTATAATGAAAAAACATATTGAAATTGATAATTTTTCTTCAGATGATATTTTATAAAAATATATTTAACATACTAATAAATATATTTAATACATCCAACTTATTAAAAGTTATTAGTTCTTGATGTAAGTGGAGCAGACTGATAATAAGAATAGTTAGGAGCAAAGAAATTATCATTACCGAACTGTTCTATTCTAGTTGGTGCTGCAGTAGTTGATGTTGGTGCTATAGTAGTTGATGTTGGTGCTACAGTAGTTGATGTTGGTGCTACAGTAGTTGATCTTGGTGCTGCAGTAGTTGATGTTGGTGGTGCGGTTGTTGTTGGTGCTGCAGTAGTTGATGTTGGTGGTGCGGTTGTTGTTGGTGCTGCAGTAGTTGATGTTGGTGGTGCGGTTGTCGTTGGTGCTGCAGTAGTTGATGTTGGTGGTGCGGTTGTTGGTTCTAGTGTGGTTGTTGGTTCTGGTGTGGTTGTTGGTTCTGGTGTGGTTGTTGTTTGTTTAAAATTAATTGTTACTTGGGTCTGTGTTTGTGCAAAATAAATTGCAATTCCGACTAAAGTAAATAGTAACATACAACATATAATAATTATATAATCCATTATATATATAATATAATTATATATATTATTTTTTTGATAATATAATTATATTATTCTGCAGTAAAGCTAAATGATATATTTTTTTGTATATTTATGACGATGTCCAGATAACTTTATTGTCTTTATTTGATATTTCTAAGCTACACTTGTTATTTTTTTCTAAAAGATTTGCTTTATATAGTTTATTAATGTCGATATCAGATGATCCAGATTCCCATATTTTCTGATTATTTTTGTCAACCAAGATTAAATTGCCATTATTAGTAATAGACATTGTATATGGTTTTTCACCTATATTGGTTGTATTTGATTGCCATATTGTTTGATTCCCACGTTTGTCAACTAAACTAATATTTCCATTATTTTGATTGGTTAAAACACAATTTTTAGTTGTTAATTGGTTTCTACAAGGGCGAACACCTCCACATAAAGCTGGATTTCTAGTTATATCAGTTAATAATTTAGATTCATTTCTGGCATTTATTATATCACCTCTTGTAACAATTGTTGTATTTGAACCAACAGGTTCTCTTGATACAAATTCTGGCATTTGTTTACAAGGATTTGCCCAAACTCCGAATTTACCTTCTGTAGAAGGACATTTTTCATCAATGACTGTTTTATATAATTTACCACACCAGTGATTTGGATCTTTTAGACCATCTTGTGTACAAGTTAGTAAATTGTAATCAACAGTACTTTCTAATGTATCGAAAACGCGTCTAGTTGGTAATGCTTTGTTTCTTACACCATCTTTAGATAAATATTGATTTACGAAATTACAAGATATATTATTTGGTATTTTGAAATCATCTTTAATCATGCAATTTGTGGTATCATCTTTATTTTTACTTAGACATTGGAATGTTTTATTATCTATTACTCTAATTATAGGTAAAGTATTATTTTCTTTATCAGAAACACATCTTAAATCAGAAAATGCATTTGTTACTATTACCGCATCAAGTGTTTCACGACCTTTTGTTGTAATATAATACAAGAAGAATAAAGATAATGTTAATATAATCAAATCGCGTATGAGCATTTATAATACTACTAAATAAAAACTTAATTAATAAAAACTTAAGAAAATTGAATATGAAATGAAAAATGAATTAATTAATATGGATGTTAAAATATCAACTATCACTTTATCTACTAAATTACAAAATTGTCAGTTAAATTTAACTAATATTGGTAAATATTTAGATATAGACAATGATATTATTGGTATTAAATATAACTACGCAGGATTTAGTATTATGAAAGGGAAATATTCAACTACTATTTATAAAAAAGCCAAGACAAAGGATGTGAATAAGATTAATCAAAAGTTATTCTATAATCAAATATCTATAATTGTAAATAATAATGGTAATAATGTGAATGTAAAACTATTTGGAAATGGAAGTTTACATTTAACTGGTTGTAAAGCTATTTGTGAAGGTAGAATTGTAACAAGAAAAATCTATGATAAACTCAAGACATTAATTGATAAAAAAGATATAATTTTACTTACAAAAGATATGAATGGTGTTTTACTTGACAAAGATAAATTAGTATATTCATATTCGTCTAATCAGATTATTGGTTATTGTAAAGATATGGAAATGAAAGGATATATAATCCATAATAAAGATTATATCATAGATAATAAAACAAATCAGTTTATAACTGAAAAAATGGAAACTCAGAGAAGACATTTTATTAGTAATTTTGATGGCGAGTGTATTGGTTATACTAAAATAGAATTAATGAAAAATAGACACAAATTTTATAAAAGAAATAATAACATTTATTTCGATTCAGATAATGGTTTGATTTATTACAATAATGAATCTATTATAGGTAAAGTAGCTTATTATATTAATAAAGAAAATATAATAGATACATTACAATTTAATGACATTATGGAAATAGATTATGATTGTAATCCATTTACGAATAAGAAACAAGAAATATTTGAAACTCTAGAAGATGATCAAATTGATTTGAATGTAAATTGTATGAATGTTTATTTTAATATCAATTATACAATAAATAGGCAAAGATTTTATGAGCGATTAATTTCTATGAATTTTATTTGTAAATACAAACCAGAATCATATTCTGGTATAAAAATTGTATATAAAATACCTTTATACAAGACAAAATGTAAATCATCAGGTATTTGTCCATGTACAAGTAAATGTACGTGTATTAATATTACATTTTTGGTATTTCAAAGTGGAAATGTTATAGCTACAGGTTTTAAAAATCTAGAACAAGTAGACGAGATAACACAAGAATTTTATAAAATTTGTGAATTAGTTAAAAAAGATATTAAAAGAAGACTTTTTATACAATAGGTAATTATAAAAAAGTTTATTTCTTTATAAATTGTAAGCAAATGTCATTGGGTGTAACTGTAATTGACAAAGTTCATCAAAAAGTATTAAATGAAGGTGGTAAAAAATATGGTGTATTGATTGATGACACGATATCCGATATAAAAACAAAAATTTTTGTAAATACTGATGATTTTTTTAAAGAAACAATAATGTATTATCCAAACTTGATTCGATTACAAATAGACGACTCTAAAATAATAGATAATAGTAATCTATCATTAAATTATTCTTTGATACCAAAAAACCCTATTATTTATGTTACATCAATATTTGATGTTATTGTTACAAAAGATAAATATTACGATTTTGATTTAGAACCATATAAATTATATATGAATTTTAAAAATGATAATAGCGTGATATACGAGTTGTATGAAAAATTGTTAGAAGATTTTACAGATCTTACACAAGATGATTTGTATATGATTATTAAAATGAAAATATTTAATTTTAACAAATCATCTGAATCGCCTATAATTAGTCCCGATGAAAGTACCAATATAACAAAAGATATCAAAAATTTTTTTAATATAATAAAAAACGAATATGATACACAAGTACAAAAATACAAACGAGAAAAAGATTTATTAACAGGTTTTTATAAACAAGTTTATTCTTATAAATCAGATGATTATTATAAAGCCAATGGACACGGTAGACCTAATTTTATTTACACGACAATTAATTTTACTTTTGCAAATAAAGATCACGATAGTTCTATATCTGGAAAGTTTATAAAGTTGTTACAAATATTTAATCTTATAGAATTAACAGATAAAATTCCATTAGTTATATTTAATGATAGTCCTAGAAAAGATCCAAAAATTAAAATATATAATCGTCTAGTCAATACATTAAATGAAAGTACAATAAGATCATGGATTTTAAATGAAAAGAAAAAATTAAAGAAAGAAACTTATAAAAAAGTACGTGGTTTGATGTTTAAATGTAAAATAGATCTTAAAACTTCAAAACCGCAAAATAGTTACATGACAGTTTTACTTAATGAAAATGGTGTAATGAATGTTAAAATAAATTTTGAAGAAGAAGATGATCAAAGATTTTTTGAAAATATAAAAGATAAATTGTGTGAAAGTATTGATAATTTGGTTGAAACATTAAATAGTTTATACGGTGTCTTTACTCAATCTAAAAGACTTATGTCTTGTGAAGATATGGATTGGGGGTTAATATCTATAAGTGCAATATTAGAAACTGATAAAAAAATAAACAAGGCGAAATTTAAAAAAATGTTAACTAAATATGAAGCATCTAGAATTTTCGATGGAAAAGATATAAAAGATATCATATCTATGTATTATAAACGTTTTGGTAAACGTGATTCTGAAAGTGATCTTGAAAATGAAAGATTAGGTATAACTGTGAATATTCGTGATAATCCTTATAAATTAAATTCAAGTACAATTGTTATATATGGATCTACTCATTTGGTACAATTGCAAATTATAGTAGATGAAATAATAGTATTATCTCAAATGTCTGAAAAATTAGAATTAAAGAAAAATATATACGAAGATGATGAATCAGAAGAAGAAGAAGTTGTATTAAAAGAACGAAAACAAAATGTTAAAAAAATAAGAGAAGCAGGTGGAAAAGCATCTTCTATTACTTGTCAAAAAAATCGTCAGCCAAAAATTAACAATGAAACAACCATAGAAGATTCTGATCTAGTGTTAGTATATAAAGGTAATAAATATGTATGTGAAGGTACAGGTGAACATAAATATCCAGGTTTTACAAAAGATGGTATACCATGTTGTTTTAAAAATATTGGTAAAGGGATGGAAAGTATTATCAGTTCTGAAATTTTAGAAATAAAAGTCCAACCTTCTAATTACACAGTTGACATAATTGAAAATTCAACTGGTAAAACATTTACAACATTTGTTATTAAAATTACATCTGAAGATTTAGAAAATATAGATTTATCACATTCAAGATATTTTTATTTAGATCTAACAAACACTACAGAATTTCCATTAGTTCATATTCATAATCAAGATTTAATTGATCAAATACAAAAAGATGAAACAAATAACAAAAATGAATCTATATGGTTAACAGAAGTACCTTTATATCAATTGATTTCTAAACCTAATAAGAATACGTGTTTATTTATACCTAATTTACATAAAGCAACAAAGGATAATATTAATGAACAATGTCAACATCATTCAAAGGAACACACGTTTGGATATAACATAAAATCTTATCCTTGTTGTTTTGAAAATAAACCAGTTACTCATCGAGTTATAAAACAAGATAAAAGTTCTATAATAAAACAACATATTATAACAACCGATAAATTATTAGGTCATAAACGACAGGGTATACTTCAACCAGGACTTAATGAATTATTTAACGAAATAGTATCTGATAAAACAGGAGCATTTTTAAGATGGGGTGTTAATCAAAATCAATTGTCTTTTCTTAATTGTATTATAGAATCTATAAGTAATCGTTCTGAACTAAAAATTGATACCACGTATTCATTGAAAAGATTTTTATCAAATTTTTTGATAAATAATCCAAACGAATTCCTAAAACTGAATAATGGTAATATTAGTTTACGATATGGTAACTTGCAAGAATATTTAAATGTATTAAATAGCGAAACTGCAGTTAATTGGGGTGATATTATTGATTTAATACAAATGGCATTAGAATGTAACGTATTAATATTAGATATCCCTTATGTAGAAAAGTTATCTAAAACAACTTTTATTTATAAAGATATGAGACTTTTTTGTAATCTAAATATAAAATATGATTTGACAAAACCATTTATACTTCTTATTAAAAAACAAAATGCATTTGAATTAATTGTCAAGAATTCTTCTGCTATTTGGAATAAAAAATCCGAAAAAATGCAAATTTCAGAAACAACACCTATTATTGATTTTACTTTTAAATACGATACTTCAAAAACACCACATACCAGCATTGTTAACTTTTTTGTTGATTATTACAAAACATCTTGTGTAAAAGAAAATAAATTCCCTGATAAATACCCATATGAAGAATTATATGATGCAAAATACATTATAGAAAGAGCAAGTGGAAATAATAAAATTTTAGTACAATTGGTTAATCCATTTAACAAAATAAATTTCTTAGTTACGAAACGTGGTTTAATTATACCAGTTAAAGAAACTGGCATATTAGATAGACCTGGGTCTGTTTCATTTAATGATTTTGTATTAAAAGATAAAGTTATAAACATTGAAAAGATGGTGGATTTATTGAATGATTTTAATCAACAGGATGTTTCTCCAAAAATGAAATTTTTAGGAATAACGGTTGATTCGAATGATATGTCAACTGGTGTATTGACGAATTTTGGACAAATGATACCTACTAAAAAATTACCTGTAAATAAACAAATAAATATACCTGTTTTGAAAACTAAATATTATTCAGATGTAGATCTATTCTTATCAGGTAAAGATAAAAAGATTAGTTCTGAAGTTAATTATAATCAAGAAATCAATAATGTAAAAGACAAAATGTTTATGTTGAAAAAAACAATAGGAAAAAATATAGTCGGAGATGAAAACGCTAAACAAACCATTATTAATATCAATAAGGATCCACTCGTTTCGAAAAGAGATAAAATCACAAAAATAAAAAATATATTGCTTAATTTTATTGATAAAGAAATTGTTGACGAAGAAATTACATTTTTATTAGATAATTTATCAAATGAAATTATAAACGATAATGTTGAAAATACTATATTAAATAATTTAATAGTATCGGAAAATTTTAATAGTGAAGAAATAGTAAAACGTTCTACCGAATCAGTTTGGTTAAATATAGGAGATATTAAAAAGTGGTTTAAAAAATAAGAATGTAAATAAAAAATACCTTTTCGTTTTTAATCGTAATATTATTTAACAAAGAATAATATAATGATTTCAGAAGAAGATTTAACTAAATACAATGCCTGTGCAAAAATATGCGGTATTGTTTTTAGAGAAATAGTTTTTAAAATATCTAATAATGAAATGTTAGAAACAAATCTCTTAAATGAATATGGTGATCAACGTATATTAGAAGAATGTAGTAAAATATACAAACGCGAAGACAAAAATATAGCATTTCCCACTAGTATAAGTTTGAATGATTGTGTTGGTAATTATATATATCAAGAAAACCGTGATGATTATAATATAATCAAAAATGGAGATGTTGTAAAAATAGAACTTGGTGTTAATATTGGTGGATGTATTGCAGTATTAGGAGAAACAATTATTTATAACACACAAGGAAATAGTTCCGATCAAGACTATAATAAATATATTGATTTGTTAAATGAGTTATCTTTATCGATTCCTAAAATGATAATTCCAGGTGAGTTAAATGATGATGTAAAGATAATGATAGAAAGTAAATGCACTGAAACGGGATGTTTCCCAGTTGAAAATTCAATTAGTTATCAACATATTGATGGCCAATTGGTAACAGATGATTCAAAGTATATTATAACAAATTACCAAAAGTATTATGATGATGATGATAATTTAGCAGTTCCTGAAAATTTATGTTTTGAATTTGAACCTGGTGAAGTATATACTATAAATTTAACAATAATACCAAATGATTATGAAAAAGATGATGAAACACAACACGAATATTATGAACCTCACGAATCACATATTTATAGATTTAATGATAATTATTATAGTTTGAAATTAAAAATGTCAAGAGAATTTTGTTCTGAATCTAAAAATAAACACGATACGAATGCATTTAATTGTTTATCATATAAAAAAAATGCTAGATGGAGAGTAGGTATTAAGGAATGTTTAGATAATAATATATTAGATGAATACGCTATTATGTATAATAAAGATAAACTACCAGTATTCCATAAAAAGTTTACCTTGGTTGTTTCACATAATAAATGTTTTGAGTTGAAATATCAAAATTCTAAAAAAGTTCAAGGTTAAATAATGACAAAATATTATAGTATTTATTTATATTTATTATAATTTATATAATTATAATAAAAAAATGATGGAAAGATTGAAGAAATTACATGAAAAGTATAAGGAATTGAAACAAGAAAATGATGAGAAATATATTAGAAATATAAATTTTAGGTCTCGTTTATCCCCTGAAGAAATTTCTTATATCAAATCATTACCTGAAGAAAAAAAAATAATCGTAAAAAGAATAACAGATGAGATTAGAGAAGAGGCACGTGCAGCAATGAATCCACCCAAGGTTGTTACGGGAAAAGAATTAGAAATATTAAAGGAGAAAATACGTAATTCGCCTGAATTTGAAAAAATGTTACAAATGATTGAAGAACAAAAGAAAGAACAAAAGAAATTTGTATTACCAGAAATATCAACAAGTGATAATTTTTTTAATGATTTCTCAATTGAATTTAATGATTTCAAAAAAACAGAATTAAATGCAGATGGACAGACAGGTGGTAGTAGTTTAATATCAGATCAGACTATGAAAATACTAATAAAAAAATTGGAATTTAGAGATTTTAAAAGATTATGTAAATTAGATAAAAACCTTAAAAAATGGTGTTTACATAATAGAAATTGGGTTTTACAACATTATAAAAAACGTGATTGATTACCACCAAGTTCAAGTAAATCTTCAAGATCATATTTTTTAACACGGGTATCAAAATAATTATCTTTTTTATATAAATCAAGTAAATCTTCAACACGGGTACCTTTTTGTTTTACTGAATCATCATCATAAAAAGAATCATAGGATGTGTTTGAATCAGAATTGTATGATGATTTATTAGACAAATCTTTAGAATATATACTTGATGGTTCTGATATATATGAATCTTTATCAGAACTTTTACTAGACTCATTCGTAGAATCAGAGTATCTATAAGAATTTTTCTTATTGTTTTTCTTATTGTTATTATTATATAAAAATGTCCTGGAATCTAAACTATCAGATTCGTCATCTTGTGATTCGTAAATATCAATAATAGCGTCAGTTGATAAATCAGATAAATCATTAATAACATCTACTTTACGTGGTGCAAATGCTGTAGTATATTGCCCTTTATCTGTACTATAATATGTTACTGGTTTTGAATCTTTACTAATAATATGTGTTAGTAATTTAGAATCAACATCAGATAAATTATCAGAATATGTATTTGATGTATTTAATATTGATGTAGGTTTGTACTTGATAGACATTTTATTTGGAATTTTAGTCAGGACATTTCTAGATTTGTCTGTACTATAATATTGTGCATATTTTAGATTGTCATCAGAAACATTCGATGTAGATGTTTTATCAGATTCTGTATTTAAATTTAATAATTTTCTCAACAAACGTTTAGACATCTTATATATATATAAGAAATAAAAAATGAATTTTATTTTTTATGTTACATAAAAAGTATGTTTAGTTTTCTTAAAAGAAAAAAAAATTCTCAGTCGTTTGAAGAAACCCCTGAAAACAGTAATTTAAAAAAAGAATCCTTTAGTAGTAACTATGATCAACTAGAAGATTGTCGTATGAAAGAAGTTGTATATTTTAGCACAGATAAAGATTGTTATATAAAAACATATATTCCAGAACGATTACAAGTAATTCAAAATCCAATCGGAAATAATCATAATAGTCTAAATAGTTATCGGAATTCTTGTACAAAAGATAAAGATACAACAAAAGAAGACAAAGACATAGATATATTAAACGATATATTAGATTTGTATTTCGAGATGGCTAATGAAAAGACACAATCTGTATATTCTCAAATTAATTATTGGTAATTATTATTTTATTAATATAAGTATATAATATAATATGATGATGGTAGTGAATAAAGAGTTGTATAATAAAGTGAAACGAATGGCTGATAAAAAATTCGAGTCTAAAACTGGTATATATAAATCTAGTTGGATTGTAAAAGAATACAAACGTTTAGGTGGTAAATACAAGGGGAAAAAACCATCTGTGAAATCTGGGTTAAAAAGATGGTATAAAGAAAAATGGGTTGATTTAAATAGACCTATTAAAGATTCAAAAGGAAAAGTGATAGGATATAAATCTTGTGGAAGAAAGAGAACATCATCTAAAAATAAATATTCTTCTAAAAGTAAATATCCTTTATGTAGACCAAGTAAAAGGGTTACATCTAAGACACCAAGGACGTATAAAGAAATTTCTAAAAAAAGTATTTCTAAAGCCAAACTTGATAAAAGTAAAGTAAAGGGTACAAAAAATATTACGTTCGGAGGAGCAACTGGTGGTAAAGCACAATATTATGGTAAAAGAAGTAGTGTAATGATACCTGTACCAATAAATGTAAAGAAAACAGCATTATATTCTTTTAAATTGAAAAAATTAGGTTTTAAAGGTGGTGTAGAAACAGGTTGGAAACGTGCAAAACAACTTGCGACAAAGGAAAGTATTCCAATTGAAGATTTAAAATATATGAGAGCTTGGTTTGCAAGGCATATTATTACAAGTTACCCCACTTATAAGAAATGGAAACTTGCTGGAAGACCTAAAGATAGTTCTTGGCATAATAGAAGAGGTGTCATATCTTGGCTTATTTGGAGCGCCGATGCTGGATTTAAATGGGTAAATTCTCAAAAAAATATAAACTTATTAAACAAACATTTTAATAAAAATTACAAACCTATGAAACTTCCTAAATAAATTGATTTTTAAAGTGTTTTAATACAATTTAAATGTACTTTAAAGATTTACCAGAAGAGTTAAAACAAGAGATTATAAATAAGTATACTGTTCATAAAATCAAAAAACAAGATTTGCGTAAAGAATATGGATACAGTCAAAAAATATGTCAAAAAATATTCAAAGAAATTCCTAATAATAGATTATTTGAATACGAATCTGGTAGTAATAAAAATATTATTTGGGATAAATTATTCAATAAAGAATATGAAATAGACTTATATTATTGGATGGGATTTTGTATGGCGGATGGAAGTGTAGATACAACTAACTATAATACATATACTACATCAACATTGTCATTAACTTTAGCCGATAAAGATATAGATAGGATTAAAGCATATTCATATTTTTGGACAAATAATAATGATATACATTTAATAAAAGCTAATGGTTATAAAACTGATCATGGAGAAAAACAATCAACTTCGTGTTTTAAATTTTCAATTACAAAATATGAAGAAAATTTTAAAAATTTTGGATTAATAAAAAATAAAACCTACAATTTTCAAGAACCAATAATAAATGATAAAAATAATATGATTAATTATCTAAGAGGTTGGTTTGATGGAGATGGTTGTGTTTATATTACATTAAAATATAAAGAAAGAGTACAACTTACAGGAATGCCTATGCAAGTAAAATGGTTTTTAAAAAAAATAAATGAGTTAGGTTATAATGGAAGTTATAAATATACAATTGCTATAAAAACATCTAATGCAATACAATTACGTATTAATGGAAATAATAATATTAAAAAGTTTTATGATATTTTAAAACCCAACAATAATGAAGAGTATATGTCAAGAAAATGGGATACTTTAAAAAAACATTTTGAAAATTTAAAAGATAAAAGATTTAATTAATTTGTTAAATAAACATTTTGATAAGAATTACACACAGATGATGTTAAAGTAAATCTAATTTTCAATTATCGTTTCTTCTAAATTTTGATTTTGATATTGATATTGATTGGTAGTAGTTTGAATGTCACTTAACTTGGAAAAAATGGAACGTTTTGTTTCCGTTTTAATATCTGGATTATTAATTAATAATGTATTTATTAATTGAAGATTCTTATCATCTGCAATTTTTTGAACTAATGAAACTAATTCTGGACTTTTAGTAAGCATCTTTAATGTATCTATTAAATTGGAATTACCTTCAATTGTATTTACTAATTCTACAAATTCAGGACGTGTGTTAACTAAAGATTGAGCTATTTCTAAATCAACATTTTTAGTTTGCTTTGCAAAGCTATTTTTCAAACCTATAAATAAACTGTGTAAAAATCCATTTGCTGGAATTGGTAATAAAGGTAATAATTCTGATAATGCAAAAAATGCAAAACCCACTATTTGTATAGTATTATTAGATGATTCTGACATTATTATATAATTATGATTTTGATTAAGAAAAGTAAACACACTTTGTAAAAAAACTGATTTATTTTTATTTTTATAAATATAATACAAATGGTTTTTACAAGAAGCCAAAAAAGAAAATCTGATGAAAATGATAATATTCAATTGGATAATGAATATTCGTCTATAAAATTTTATACAAAGAAAAAAAAACCGTCATACGAAGATTGTAAAAATGAAGATAAAAAAAACGAAGATAAAAAAAATGAAGATTGTAAAAATGAATATTATTTTGATGCTAATTCTGAATCAAAATCGTTTATTACAAAAGACGATTCAGAATTACCTATGGTAGATGAAAATACATCTGATAATACATGTGAAAATAGTGAAGGTACATTTGAAGAAACATCATCGGATGTAGATAATTATTTAACAAATGTAATAGAAAATGCAATACGAGATGTCGTAAAAAAAGAGTATAAACGATCAAATAATAATGATATGGTATTTAAAGATGAATATGATAAATATTTATACAATCTTTCGAATATATACAGTGGTAATTTTTTTCAAAGTGTTTCTAAAGACGAACAAAAACAAAAACTTGAAGAAAATTTTTCTATAGAAAATATTAAAGAATTAAATGATGAATTGGAACAGATAAAAACAAAATATAATCAAAACATTCCAAGTGTAATTGATATATTAAAAATGAATGTTAACATTGAACAAAAACAAAAATTATTAGAAAAAATGTATCAATTTTCGAATTCTGAAATACTAACATCTGATTATTGTAATAGTCTAAAAGTATTAAACGATAATATAAAACAATCAAATGATGTAGAGTTAATCAGATTAGAAAAAGAGATTTTAGATAAATCTAATGATTTAAAATATACAGATAATTATAAAGAAAAAATTCTAAAATCAGATATGCCATTTGATAACAAGGTAATAGCTTATAAAAGATTACAAATAATGGAATCTTTTGAATCTAATGATACAGCTGAATATTCTAAATATAAAAACTGGACGGATATTTTATTAACTGTTCCCTTTAACAAAACTATTGGAACTGAAATATCTAGTAATATACAAGAATCAAGACATATTATTAATAGTATGAGAACTACATTAGATAAACGTTTATCTTTTTTGGAAAAAGCAAAAGACCAAGTTATAAATATTACTACCCAAATTATTCGTAATCCCAATTTTGCTATTAATGCTATAGGTTTATATGGACCAAAGGGTGTAGGTAAGACTTGTCTTGTAAAAAGTATATCAGAAGCATTAGGAAGACCATATAGAAGTATTAGTTTGGGTGGCGAATCTGAATCTTCATTGTTATCAGGACACGGATTTACATATGTAGGAAGTTGCCCAGGAAGAATTATAGAAATTTTAAGAGAAACAAAATGTATGAACCCAATTATCTTATTTGACGAGTTAGATAAGGTATCTGAAACACACCAAGGAAAAGAAATTATTGGTACTCTTATTCACTTAACTGATTCAAGTTCAAATAACAAGTACAATTATGATAAATATTTTGCAGGTATTGAATTCGATCTATCAAAAGTACTTTTTATATTTACATATAACGATGCGTCTAAAATAGATCCTATTTTAGCTGATCGTTTATTAAAAATTCGTATAGACAACTATTCTCTAAATGAAAAATTGGAGATTACTAACAAACATTTAATATCTTCTATTTTAAATCAATATACTTTTACACAAGATGATATCGTTTTCGAAGATGATGCTATCAAATATATCGTAGAAACATCTAAATCTGAACAAGGAATGAGAGATATAAAAAGAAAATTTGAAATAATTATATCAAGAGTAAATACACTATTATTAACCGATCCTGAAAATAACATTGTTAAACTAAAATACAAAGAATTATATAATTACTATAAACAACAGATATCACCCCTAAAAATTTTAAAAACACATATTGATACACTATTAACTGATAGTGTGTGTTTAGATTCAATTTCAGATGAAGTACCATTTGGAATGTACATTTAATACCACGTTAATACCAAGTTAATACCACGTTAATACCACGTTATCATAGGTAATACTGTATTTATTGCACACGCATTATCTTTCGACCCAGTCAATTCAATTAATGCCTCTAAACTCATATCTACGTGATTATCAATAGCACAAGCAGGACACTCATCCATTATTTTTAACTGTAAACTATTCCCACCATAATTTACAGTAATTGTCTCTCCACATCTTGAACCAGCATTTGCAATTGCTACCCAATATTTACTATTTTCCTTATATTTAACACCTTGTAAACCATTTTCACTACATGGACCATAACTATTACCATCGTTAAATGTTTGGACATCTGGACAACCTTGTACATTTTCCCCAACTCTAAAATAAAAAGTTGCTTTACTCGTAACACCACCCTTTGAATTAACACTTTGTTCTTGTACTTTTACACTTTGTTCTTGTACTTTTACACTTTGTTCTTGTACTTTTACACTTTGTTCTTGTACTTTTACACTTTGTTCTTGTACTTTTACACTTTTGTGTTGTTCATGTACACTTTTGTGTTGCGCTTTTACACTTTCGTGTTGTACTTTGAATGTATTAATTAGATTAGATTTACTACTATAACAATCTGTTGGAAAACAATGGATCAACTTTATAAAAAATAGGTAAGATATTATTTTCATTTATCCTTTGTAAATGAAAAGAATATAGCTTTTAAATACGTATGATATTTTTTATCTATCGTTTTTGTATCAGGTATTTTTAAGGTTTTTACCATAATAATAATGTAGTATATTTTGAAATGGGTTTTTCACAACATTGTATATATTTTCTACAAAATAGATATGATTGTTCATATTTTTTGTATCTTTTAAAATCATATCTATTTTATTTTCTAGAGTACTTATTCTTTGTTGTACATCGTCTATTTTTGTATTGATATGGATTAAATTATCTAATAATTTATTGACACTTATTTCATTCATTTACTTTACAAGATAAAATAATATTATTAATAAAACAAAGATGTAAATTAAATCTGTAACTTCAACAGATCTTGATATTTTATAGTGGTTTTGTAATATGGGATATAAACTATGAGATAATGACACACCATTGGTTACAGCTGATTCTATAGAAGTGAAATTGTAAAGATGTTTGCCATTATGTGTACCTAAACTGTAAAGATTTTTATAATATGGACTTTGGGCTTGTAAAAATGGTTGATTGGTTGTAGCTATAAAAGCAGTGTCTTTTGATATCCATTTATTTAAACGATTATCGTAAATAACACCAGGAGACAATAGTGAAGCTGTTGGGTTAGGTAAATCAGGATATGAACTTTTAATTTGTAATAAAACTTCTTGTATAAGATCGCTTTTTGAACATTCATCTGGTAATTTACCAGATTTACTTTTAACATCTGTAACTGTAATTGCAGTGCTCATAACTGTTTTTGAACACTTTTCATTAAATTTCATATAATCACTTAAAACAATAAATGCTATACCCCATTCTGTTTTAGGAAAACCGTATATTTTTTTTAAATCCAAGTCTTGATCCCAATGAAATGTAATTGATATATAATTTATATATTGTGTTTTTAATGTCCATTTTTTCAATAATTCGAAATCACCAAATGCATTTAACAATTCGGAATTATTAGAAATCGAATTTTGTAATATAGATATTAAACTTACTGGTGGTATAGCTAAGACAAACAAGTCACCTTTGATAATTGTATTATTAGATAGATTTACAGATGTGATACGATTCGATTGGTCAGTTGATATATTTATTACTTCTTGATTTAATAAAAAATCAACACCTCTCGCTTCTAAACTTCGTTTCCATACTGTAAATAATCCAATATCATTTGGTAATTTTGGTTGGTAAATTTGATTAAACAAGTTTTGATTAAATAATTGTAAGAATTGATAAAGAGTATAGTTGTCAGATGTAGCACCATCTGTTAAACGACAAAATTTATCAAGTATAATAATTGAATCTTTTTCAAATGCATTTTTTATACAAAAATCTTTGACAGAGATGTTTTTACCATATTTTGGATTAACTAAAAATGCTAAAAATGCTAGTGCTAGTGCTAAAAATTCCCTAAAGTTTAATGTATTCCATATACTTCCACCTATTTCAGTTATAGAAAAATTATAAGGTGTAAAAAAATCATCAAATGATAAATCTAAATCTTTCAATAATGATTTAAATACTTTAGATCCAGACACATAAATACGTGGTCCGTGTTCTGTAAATAGATTTTCTATAGTATCTTTATATCCAAAAGGAACTCTTCTCGCACGATGACATCCTCCTATCGTATCTTCCTTTTCTATAATAATAACTTTTTTATTTAATGAACTACAGCATTGTGCTAATGCTAAAGAGGATGGACCACTGCCAACAATCACTACATCATAATATTTTGACATTATTATAATATAAATAAAGAAAAAATATAAATAAAGAAAAAATATAACTAAAGAAAAAATATAACTAAAGAAAAAAATGAAAATAGAATGAATTTACATTATACTAGTATGGACTTTATTATTAAAAGGTCAAATATTTTTAAAAAAACGGTTTTAAATGACTTTGTAAAAAGCTATAATTTAAAATCAGTTAATACTATTCGAAATTTAGAAAATCCTTATTATTATTATTCAAAGAACAATTATATTATTATTCATAACTCGATATTAAATGATCGTTTTAGTACGTGTTTAGATAATAATATGTTTAGTATCGTTTTTATATTGTATAAAAATATAAAATACAATGATAAAAATATAAAATACAATGATAAAAATATAAAATACAATGATAAAAAAATAGCACTGTTAGATTCGTCTTGTAAAAAAAATATACGAAAGATAATGTATAAATACACTGAATTATCATTTATTAGTAAAGATATGGGTATAATTGGAAGAAAATATATCAGTTCTAAAAATCAAAATGATATTAAAACCAATTGTTTTGATATATTATGTACTTTGAAACCNTCGAAAGAAATAAAATGTAAAAATGACCAAAGTGACACTACATTAAAACTTAATGAAACCATTACCAAGTCGATTTCATTACATTCTATACCAAAATCAGTTTTGAGAAGAAGATTTTTACAAAATATTCAAGAATTATCTGGATTGGATTGGAAAACAAATGCTATATTAAATAATAGTATGTTTATAGATGCAGAATTTGTAAATGATATATATGATGATTTTTCAAAATTCCCAAACTCATATGATACATCAATGTTATTTATGATCGGGTTATCTTATATTGATAAAAATATTCTTGATTATAAAAATTTTACTACAGATAAACTTTCACTAGTAGATGAAAGGATATTATTGACAAATTTTTTAACATTTTTAGAAACGATTAAAAGCAAAATACAATCCAAACATTTTATTCTATTTCATTGGAGCAATGCAGATAAATATATCTTAGAACGATCCTTAAAAAGATATCCTGACTTGTATGAAACATATGAAACAATTTTTAACAATATTATATATGTTGATTTATTAAAAATTGTGAAAAAAACTTTACCAGGATTACAATCTTATTCATTAAAATATATATCAAAATACCTTCTCAACACAATTTACAATACAAATTGTCAAAATGGTTTAGATGCAATGTGTTCTATTATAGAAAAAAATGTTTATTTAAAATCCGATAACTCAGACCTTCGGTATCAAAACACTCTATTGTCATTTGATACAACAACCGATATTATTAATTACAATCGTTTAGATACAACATTATTGTACGATATAGTAAAATATTGTTTTAACACAACTTAAGTAATTATTTTAAACTACATACCGTATTTTAACTTAATTTTAAACTATTAGGTTTTCTACCTCTTTTTTTCTTTACAATGTTAGAATCTACTAATTCAATAATATCTTTATTTTCACTCTTATCTAAAACACTTTCTACGATTTCTAAATTGTCATTGTCTAAATTACTTTCGTATTCATTTTCAATATTTGTTTCTTCTACAACTTCTTCTACATTGTCATTTACTTTTTCAATTACTTCTTCTGTAACTTGATTGTCTAATTTCATTTCTAAATATTCTACAGTATTTGTATTGTATGATATAGATGAGTCTTTTTTATCTTCGTCATCAAAATTGTCTTCTGTTTCTATTTCAAATTCTGATTCTTCGTCGTCAGAGTTAGACTCGGAATCATTATCGAATTGATTCTGAAAATTTTGTTTATGTGATTTTTCTGTATTGAAATAAAGAAATGTTGATAACAAAAGATCTATACTTATAATGTATATCACAAATTTGTTAAATAATGAAAGGTATTCTGTATTATTAAAAAGTAAATACAAGTAAATAGCCGCGTATATAATTACACCAGAACCTATAGCGTATGTTGTTATATTATCGTAATTACACATTTTCGTTTGATAAAGTAGATATTGTGATATTATAAACATTATTAATTTTATCAAATAAATAAAAACTTATGTATAAACGAAAATCTTCATGATTTATTTATAAATAAATATCATTTCTATTACAATATGTACCTACGGTATTTTATGCGTTATTTGAATTTTATTTGTTTAATAAAAGAAATATTTATTATATTTTATTTATATGAAGACATTTCCAAAGAATTTATATCAAGTTTGGTATCAAGGATGTGATAATATTACTAGAAAAGAATTTATTATAAACATTAAGAATTGGGAAATGATGAATCCTGATTGGAATTATCAATGTTTAGATAATGATGGTTTAGAAAAAGCTTGTTTAGAATATTCAAAAGAGTGTTATGATCTTTATAAGAGTATGTCTATAATGCATATGAAGATAGATTTGGCAAGATATGTTTTAATTTATTTGTACGGTGGCATATATGCAGATGTAGATGCATATGTATTACGACCATTAGATTATTCAAAATACATTAATAAAGTTATTAAAACATATGAAAAAAAAAATAAACACGTAATAGGTATATCTTGTTGTAATACAAATTTAATAGAATCGTTTTTTTTTGTTCAAAATGACAAAGTAATGAACAATGCTATTATGATAAGTTCACCGAGGAATCCTTGTATGAAAAGATTTATTGATTATATAATATCTACAACTATAAAAACAAATTATTCTTCCAACTTTTTACAAGTACAAAATACGACTGGTCCAATTGCTTTTAACAATTGGTTCAAGAACACATCTAACTTGAATGACACGGAACTAATTTTATTTCCACCAAACGTTTTTGAACCTTGTGATATGGGTAATACAAATTGTATTTTAGATAAAGATACAATAAGTATTCATCTTTTTGAAATGTCTTGGATATCGCCATCTTTACGAAATCTATTTTTATTTTATTTTAAAATTAAACAATTCCTTTTACCAGTTATTTTCATTATTTTGTTTATATATTTCACAAAACGAAAAGACAATCGTATTTTAACGAATGATACATTTTAACGAATTATATAATTTAACTAATTATATAATTTAAACTAATGATACCTAGTACAATGATGGTATGTTTCGCAGATTTGTTCTAATAGATCTCCCTTAGATCTATCACCTTTATAATCACCTATGATTTTACCATATTGATCAAAAAACTTTATAGTAGGATATCCTTGAAAATCTAAAGCTGCTTTTAACTTTTCGTCTTTTAAATCAGCGTGTTCTATAGATGTACACGGGAAATCATTTCCTAATATAGATGCTATTTCTGTAAATGTAGGTTTAAACCTTTGACAATAACCGCACCAATCTGCATATATTAATAGAAGTCCTGCTTTCCCGTTTGTCTTACGTGTATTTACGTAAACACCGTTGTTATTTACGTTAAAATCTATGCTCTTTAATTGTTTTCCTAACATTTATATTATACTAATAAAAAAATAATATCTAATAAAGAATAAAGTAATAAAAAATAATGGTGGGTTAAGGTTAAGTATTAATTATTTTAATTATAATTTGTATAATTTTTTTATTGTTTATAATAAGAGAATGTCAAAGAATACAGATACCGTAGATACAGATACCGTAGGTACAGTTGATCTAAATATGATTACATTACAACAATCAAATATAAAAAAACAGAGTAAAATAGATTTTACAAAAACTATATTTACAGACGAAGAAAAAACAATTATTCGTAAAGAAGTAGATTTGATCAAGGAAAAATATCCAAATTATATACCTATAGTAGTAAGAAGTCGTGGTGATATAAAATTACAAAAAAATAAATTTTTGGTTGGTGGCGAGATTACACTAGGGCAATTTTTAATGATTTTAAGAAGAAAAATAGGTGTTTTAAAACAATCAGATGCAGTATTCTTATTTATAAATAATAGTTTACCACCATCGAGTATGTACTTGTCATCTATTTATGCAAACCAAAAGGATATTGATACAAATATGTTATTTGTAATGGTTTCTAAAGAAAATACATTTGGATAAAAAGTAATGTGGCTCACAAGCTACATGTGGTGCATTAATTTCAAGCATTATTAATGTATAAAAAAATAAGAGTTACTGATAATAATATGTTTAACGTGAATGAAGTATAGTATTTAAAACTCGTATATTTTTTGTTAGATAATTCTATTTCCAAGGTTTCTTTTTCTAATAATAGATTTGAAAATTCGAGATTCTTATAATGTTCTTTTTGTTCTTGAGAATGTATTTTCATACGTGTTTTGTACAATTTGTTTTTATACACGTTGGTTTCGTTTTGTAATTGTTCATATTTCTTGAACATATATAACATTGTATTTTCTTTTTTTGGTGAATGTATTTTTTTTAATGAAAATTTTGGTTTTTTAGAATCTGAATCTCCTTCGTCTGAATTTGAATCAGATTCTGAACTAGAGTATTCTTGTTCTACAAAATTTTCTTCGTATTGTTTATGTAATCGTTCTAATTCTTTACAAGTTAATTTTGTAGAAGTTTTTTCCATCTCTTCAACTGTTTGTTTAGATGCCATTATTAATTTGAATTATGTAAATTGTCTTCAATTTTTTATAAACAGTCATTTTAAAAAAATTGAATTGTAAAAAGATTATTCTTATAATTAATATGGTTGTTACTGAATTACAAAACTTGGATGCATCTAAATTAAAACTTGGAAAATCAGGAAGAGCAATTAAACTCTTTTACGAAAAGGAACCTTTGCAATTATGTACATCTACAATGTATATACCTTTTGGTGTAAAGTCTGTTGTAAAAGAATGGTCTACGTATTCTGAATATTATGTAGATTGCTTTTTGAATAATTCTAAAAGTGAAATTTCACAAAAGTTTAGAGAATGGATTGAAAACGTAGATACTATTATTAAAGAATTAGTTAAAGATAATATTACACTTTTCGATTCAAAAAAAGAAACTGCTAATGAAAACTTTGTTTATTCACCTATTTTACGTGAAAATGGAACTTATCCAAAATTAATGAAATTACAATTAACAAGAGATCGTAATGGAAATTTTGAAAGTTTCGTTTTCGATGAAAAAAAACAAAAAATTCCTATTGATGAAAACAATATTGAAGATATATTATGTAAAGGAAAGACATTCAAAACAATTATTGAATGTGTAAAAGTTTGGTATTATGATGGTAAAGTTGGTACTATTTGGAAAATTGTACAACTAAAATTATCTGAAAAAACATTTGATGAAAAATTAGAAAAAGAAGATGGAATGAATGTTTATAACCAGTTAATGATCGATGACTAAAAAAGTACAACTAAAAAAGTACAACTAAAAAGAAGATTACGAGGATTAGTCTTGTGACATTTATTAAATAAATCAAAAAACAAAAATAGGGTACATTAAATAAAAAATTGAATTTTAAATGATTAAGGGTATAAATTGTATCAAAATGTCGTCGCCTTTCGAATTTTACTTTCCGCCTATCTTTTTTTCCAAGGAGTTAACTGAAGAAGACAATAAGCGTTATCAAATGTTTATTGATTGTTTAGCTTCTCCGTATTCTGATTCATTTGACACTGTCTCTATTGTTTCAAACGACTCTGAAATTGAGATGATGATTGAGAACAAGGATATTGGGAAAGTTATTGGTAAGGGTGGTAATTTTATAACAAAAATTAGGGAGGAGTCTGGTGCGACAATTAAAATCTTTGATAAGCGATTTGGAACTAAGCGTAAGATTAAGATTTGTGGCAAAGATTTTAATGTGAAAATGGCTAAAGAAAAAATTATTCAGTGTCTTCCAGTTTGTTAAATAAAAATAAAATCAAAAAAAAAAGTGTAACTAAAAAAATGAATAAAAAAAAAATATTATTTTGAATTAATGGATTCATTAATTCAAGGTACTTATTGGGGTGATATATTAAATGATTTGTGGAAAATTCACGGAGATAAAATTAAAGAAGATTTAAAAAAACACGATGGTATTTTATTTCCAAAACATCAAGATATTTTTAGATCGTTTACTTTTTTTAGTTTCAATGATTTACGAGTTGTTTTAATTGGCCAAGATCCTTATATTAATCAAGATGAAGCGAATGGATTATGCTTTAGTGTAAATAGAGGTTTCAAAGTTCCACCATCGTTGAAAAATGTATTCAAAGAATTACATAGATGTTATGGTAAACAAAGAGTAGATACAGATCTTAGTGATTGGGCTGAACAAGGAGTTTTGTTACTAAATACAGCACTTACAGTACGTGAGGGTAAAAGTGGATCTCACGCAAAGATTTGGAAAAGTTTTACAACAGATTTAATAAAATACATTGGAATGAATTCTTCAAATGTTGTATTTATGTTATGGGGAGCACATGCAAAATCGTATAAAGAGTTTATTAACAGTGAAAACAATTTAATATTAGAACATTCACATCCATCACCTTTATCCAGAAAACCATTTGTCGGAAATAATCATTTTGTATTGTGTAATGATTATTTGAAATCAAGAAATATACAGATGGTAAAATGGGTATAATAAAATAAACTGGTATAATAAAATAAACTGGTATAATAAAATAAACTTATATTAAAAATTACATATACATATGTTCATATTTGTGTTTATTATTGATCGTTATGAATTGGTCATTTATTTTAGAAAACAATGTTTCAAAAAGATTATCATCAACGATGATATCTTGGTCGGCGAGGAATTTATCTATATTAAGTAAAATATCTTTGTTAAGTTCCAGTAAAATTTTTTCTATAACTCTATAATATTCTCTAACACCACTTGTTACAGTATTGTCTATAGATTGTTTACAATAATTGATTATTGTTTTTATACAAGATTTATTAAAAATAATATTTTTTTGAATACCTATATTTCGAATGATTTCTGGTATACAATGATTTTCCAATATATGTACTATATCTTCATCGCAAGGAGTTACCACGTGTATAATATTTAAGCGATCTAGTAATATTTTATCTATTTTATTTATATCGTTAAAGGTAAAAACATAGAATACTTTAGATAAATCAAATTGCATTCCGTAAAAGTAGTGATCTGTAAATTTTTTATTTTGTGTAGGATCTGTTAAATAACACAAGAATGAGAAAATATCTTTACCATTATCTGTTTCACTTACTTTATCTAATTCATCGAAATATAATATAGGATTGCTTATATTAGAATCTATGACATTTTGAAGTATTTTTCCTGGACCACTCTCTACGTATACATAACCGTGCCCCAAAAAAAAAGATGAATCTTTAACTCCTCCTAAAGATATTGTTTTCATAGGTAACCCTAATGTATCTGATAAAACTTTTATAAACTTACTTTTACCAACACCAGCTGCTCCGCATAATGCTATATTATTTCTATTACTTGAAGGATTTGTAATAAATTTACACACTATATTTATGATTTCGTTTTTTACACTACTCATTCCATATATTTCTTTATCTAGATTACTTTGAATTCGTGTTATAAAATGATTGATTGTTTGATTCTTTATATTGTCATTTATATTATAATATTTTGACCAAGGGTATGATAAACTCAAATCTACGAATATTTGATTTTTATAATACTCTGTACTATTAGAATCTGTTCGTTTCATATTGTTATAATGTTTAAATATAATAGACTTGTTAATCTCGTTAGTAGGTAATTCAAAGATTTTATCTCTTATAGTTTCTTCTTGAATTTTTTTATTAACTAATTTACTAATACTAATTATATTGGGGTATTTATCTTTTATGGGATTTTTTATTCCATTAGATTGTGATTCTGGTTGGGTATCAAGGTCAAGATTCGTATTTATATAATGTTTTTTACAAAAAGTGGTCTGTAAATGGCATTCTTCTTTGCAACTTTGACCTTTTTTTGTACCCTTTTTGAAAATATACGTACAATATCTTGTCATTACTAATACACAATATTAATTATTTTTTGATTTAATTAAAATTGTAGAAATAATATGTTTTAAGAATAATGTAATTAAATTTTACACGTTTTTCTTGCTACTGATAAAGCAATCGCAATTCCTTGTTTGGGGTTTGTCACTAATTGCCCAGCTGAAGATCTTAATGTTTTTTCTTTGAATTCTTTCATAACTAACCCAACTTTATTTTTCATACACATTTTTTTCTTCTTTGATAGGTTTACTTTTAAAGAACGTCGCTTTTGTACTGAACGTCGCTTTTGTACAGACCGTTTTTTTTGTACTGAACGTCGTTTTTGCACTGAACGTCGTTTTTGCACTGAACGTCGCTTTTGTACTGAACGTCGCTTTTGTACTGAACGTCGTTTTTGCACTGAACGTCGCTTTTGTATTGAACGTCGCTTTTGCACTGAACGTCGCTTTTGCACTGAACGTCGCTTTTGTACTGAACGCTTCTTGTTTGTTTTACTAGATTGTTTGGTTCTTGTTGTTAGTTTATTAAACATATATTATATAACAATAATATTAGTTATGTGAATTATAAAAAAATGAAAAAATAAAATTATTAATGTATTGTAAAAATGTTTTATAGTTTAATAAATGATTTAAGAGAAATGTTTTATAAGAACACTGTTAAAAACGATGATGTTGATAACAATTTAGATTTAAGAATGAGAAAAACGGTGACTAATTATAACAATAAAAAGTGTCACGGATTTCAACCATTTGTAATTTCTTTGAAATGTAAATCTTTAATGAAATATATCAATGAACTAAAAACATTTGATAAAAAAACAAAACAATTAAACGAATTGCAAGATATAATGTTTGAGGCTGGTAAAATGCTATATGCAAAATACGACCCACATTTAATTTATACTTTTCAAAATGAAATCAATTTAGTTTATAATTATAATGATCAAGGTAATTATATATACGATGGTAATATTAATAAGATGTTAACATCAATTACAAGTTATATATCTGTGTTTTTTACTAAATGTTTAATGAAACACAATATTGATTTAGATGTTAGTTTTTTTGGTCAATTCGTGGAATTTAACATTGATTATGAAGTATTGAATTATCTTATTTGGAGACAAATGGATTGTAAACGTAATACTATTAGTTTACTTTATAAATGTGTTAATTTTGAAGATTTCCTATCTATGACTGAATCTATCGATAATATGTCTATTGAAAATATGTTATTTGATATAAACCAAAAACTTGATAAGAAAGTTGAATGTGATTATAAGAACTTATTGACTGGAAATGTAATTAAAAAATATATGTTTCATAAATTAGTTAAACAAACTGTATGTAACTGTGATGAAGATAAAAACAATGAAGGTCTTGTTGTAAACAATAAAGATATTGTTGTAAACAATAAAGATATTGTTGTAAATAATGAAGGTCTTTCTAAAGATATTGTTGTAACTAGAAAATCAGTAGGTGTTGAATATTTTTCTTTCTCTGATAATTTTAAAGATAATTTTCAAAAGTACATTGTTGAAAAATTGATTTCTTTGTAAAAACATAAAATTTCTTTATAAAAACATAAAATAATTTATATTATTATTTTATTTATCTATAATATAAATGTCATCTAAATCATTAAATTTAGTCTTATTGGAAGCGGGTGTTGTTGGTATCGGTTTAGTTGTGTTGGTTTATATTTTAAAACAACTTGATGCGTATATACCTGATTTGTTTGGTTATAAAGAAATACAAACATTGTTTATAGCTGGTGCTTTATTCCATATATTATACGAATACACTGGTATAAATGCATGGTATGCTAAGGAGTATTGTAAACTCCTTAGTTAATTTTGAATTTTACGTTTATATTTATTAAAAACATTATATTATAAATTTTATATTATGATGGATATTATTGAAATTGATGGGAAAACATATGATCCTTATTTCATTTTAGATGTGACACGAGAAGATTCTAGTTCTCATATTGTAAAATCTTTTAGAGAAAAAGTTAAAAAATATCATCCAGACAAGTATACTGATCCTAAGAAAAAAGAAAAATATGAGAAATATTTCAAAATATTAAACGAATCTTATAGATATATTAAAGATAAAAGAGAAAGTATTTCTAAGATTAGAAGAGTTGATGATAAAAAACAAAATTCTAAAAACAAAAAAAATTTAAAGTTTAAGGAACAAAGTGATTTAGATGATTTTAATAAATCATTTAATAAACACAGTGATTTAGAAGACCAAGACCAAGATCAAAATTATGAAAGATTGCAGCGTAAAGAGGATTATGATAACATTGATGTAAAAGTATACAATCAATTTGAAGAACGAAAATTTAAATTGGATGAATTTAATAAGATGTTTGAATATACCAAGGGTGAAGAAAATGATATTAGTAAAAAAAGTTTAGTACATAAAACATCAGATGGGTTTTATGGTTACAATACATCTGATACATTTGCATTAGTTAGTTCATTTAATGGGTTAATGATAGTTGGGGATAATTTTTATAAAAATGGTTATTGGGGGTCAGGTTATAGTGATTATAAGCATTCTTATAAAATGTCTAAAAATCCAAATAGTAAAATTATTGTCCCAAAAGACAAGGTTGGCAAGATTGACAAAATTCTTAAAAAACCAATACAAAAAATTGATAGAAAAGACGGAGAAATTCCACCAGCAAATGGTACTTTTTCACAACAAGAAAATACATTGAATAAAAAGATTTACGATGACTTGCTTAAAAAGGAATTAGAAGATGAAGCTATTGTAAAACAATATATATCTCAATATGATGAATCTATTGTTAAAAAAGCATTGTCAGGAGAATTAGATCAAAATATAAGACTTACTTCTGTTTTACAAAGGTACATAAATAACTAAATGGTCACTGGCTTTACTAGATTCTTCACATTAAACTTTCCGGATGTGATTTTTTGAAGTTTTTTTTTTGATTTATTAAAAAAAAATTAATTTAAAATAGTAAAACATAGTATTGTTATATGGAATTCAATGACCTTTATGATGAGTGGATGGATGCGATAAATCAGAGGCCTCTTACATCAGCAAGATTAGATGATTATAATGAAGTAATAAATTTAAATCAACAGATAGTGAATCGTATGTATAGTATAAGAAGATATTTAGAAATGAATGATGAAACAAGGGTACATAACATTACAAATAGTTCATCTATGATAAATAATATTCGTAATATATCCAATAATATATCCAATAATATATCCAATAATATATCCAATAATGATATTTTATCTAATTTATTTGGAGTGTTATTTCAAGACATTGATGTAAATGATATGGAAGATGTAAAAGTTACATTAGACGAAGATAAATTTAATAAATTATTTACAGAAACGATAGATGAAAATAATAAAGCGAAATACATTGGAAAAGAGTGTAATATATGTATGGATGAATACAACACGGATAACATTATAATTAGATTAGGATGCAATCACATTTTCCACAAAGATTGTATTAAACATTGGTTGTGCAATGAAAGAGTAACTTGTCCAGTGTGTAGAAAAGATACTCGAGATCAATAATAAAACGTAATTGTGAAATTAAGTAAGTATATTATTATAATTTAATTTCATAAAATATAATAATAATATGTCCATGTCTTTTACAAATAGATTGTACACTGAAACAAAAGATTCTCATACACAAGTTGATAGACATCCATTTGTGTCTATGATTAGAACGAATAAATTAGCAGGAGAAATGTATGTTAATTTTAATAAAGTTTGTATACGAGAAATACAAACTGTTTTACAATTAAAAGATACGGAATTATATTCCAAGTTGTATAAAGATATCAATATACCAGAAATAGACACAACACAAACTTTTGATGATCTTTTAAATCATTGTAGAAAATATTCTCTTGAATCAGCATATCAATTTTATCTGGGGTTATTATTTGGTGGTAATATGTTAAAAAAGATGTTACCAGAACACAATGATTTTTTAACTTGTGAAAATTCAAAACAACTTATAATAGATTTTAAAACATATCTTTGTAATAATGTTTCAGAATCAGATCAAGATTATTTTATATATAATGTTAATAAATCATATGTATTAATTAAAGGCGTTTTTGACGAATTCTATACCAGACTAAATAATAAAGTAGACATTGTACAATTCGATGTCCAAGAAACACCTCAATTAGATGGTGGACCAGGAACTTATCCAGATCCAGATACAGGTTTATTTTGACATTGGTAGCAACTTATGATAAAAGTATGGTTTAGTATTATTTTACATAAAATTTTTTATAAAAATTTCAAGATCTTCGGGTACACCTAAACTATGCATTTTTTTACACGGTGAGATTCCTATTAATTTATTATCAATAATAGCTTCGTTAAATACTGGACAAACATAAAACTCATTATTTGTTCGAATATTTTTAGAAATCATTTGTTCAGCATATTTAACAAAATCAGTTCCGTGTCTCCATAGATACATTCCGGTTGTAGCATTATTCGAAATAACTGTTTTTTCAGCAACTTCGGTTACATAATTTTTATCATTTACTTTGGCGTACGACCATTTTGGATGATTTGCAGTAAAACTAGATATAACAGCATCTAAATGTGTGTCTCTTATTAAAAATGTAGAAAACAAATCAGTGAATGCATCATTTTCCCATTCTATATATTGATCGCAATTAGATATTAATAAGGGTGAATCATTTATAAACTCTTTACATAATAAAACGGTACAAGCAGCACCTTCTGTTGTTTCTGAAATTTCAATAATACGACAATGAGGAACTATTGATCTTAAAATAGAATCCACATTATATTTTATCACGTGATCTTTTTTAACAATAAATATATAATTAGCATCGATTCCGATATTATGTATGACTTTAGCTATCATTGGTCTATCAATCACATTAATTAACGGTTTAGGTTTTATATACCCAGCTGTGGAAAACCTTGATCCATTACCGGCCATAGGTATAACGATGTTAATATCATTTTTGAATGGAGTTTTTTTTAATGTTCTAGTTTTGTCTTGGAAATAATCGATACTTTCAATTATTTTTTCAAATGTTAAATCATTACTATTTTTAATATGACATACATTACAATGAGATTTTATGGCAGATGTAATACCTATTAGTGAATCTTCGAAAATAACAACTTCATCTGGGCTAACATTTTCTTTAATTAAACATTTCAAATAAATTTCAGGACTTGGTTTCGGATTAGTAATATCTTGATTTGAAATAATACTATCAAATAAATCTATCACACCTAATCGTTTTAAAATAAGATGTAGGGTTTCAGAAATACAATTAGATGCACAATGTATTTTATAACCTAAAGCTTTTATCTTTTGTAACATCGATACAAGATTTTGGTCAATTTTTATTTGATTAAATAATGTTTTTGTAATTTCTTGTTTTCTAGTATAAATTTTATCATGTGATAATGGATTTACCCAACTCATTTTTTCCAATTTCGATCTTGTACTTAATCCGTTATAAACTTCTTTATGATCGATTTCAGAAATTGGGTCATAATCATATTCTTTTAAACTTTGATTTAATGCCTTGTAATGTATATCACAAGAATCGTATAAAACACCATCACAGTCAAATATTAGTAATTTTACAGTCATTAATTATATTTAATTATAATTAATTATATTTAAATTTTTTATTAAACTTATTTTGATATGTCATCCAATAGAAATTTTTTTTGAATAATATAATCAGAACAAATTCCCATACAAACCTTACCTCGATTTTGTTTAGTACTAGATTCAGGCATAACATCAATGATATTTTCGTCTATATCACTATTTATGTTTCCCCAAATATATCCCCGACTTGTAAGTGTATACGTGTCGTAATTATGATAAAAACAATTTAATTTATCTTTTAAAAATGATAAAGCTTGTACATTTTTACAATGTACCCATAATTTGTCGTTATACTTTTGTAAAAAAGAATAATCCACTAAATGTTCAGGATTATCGTGACCTAAGTACAAATTGTTATCAATTTTCCAAATATCAATTTCGCAATCAAAACCAGCGTCAATTGCTTCTAAAATATAATCAATTGTATTTTCCTTATTTTTTATACGACCATTAATATTTCCTCTATGAGCAATTAGTTTCATTATATATGTAATGTCGATATAAATAATAAATATATATCGACCACAATGACGAATATATCTACCACAATGACGAATATATCGACCACAATGACGAATATATCGACCACAATGACGAATATATCGACCACAATGACGAATATATCGACCACAATGACGAATATATATTATCTATATCTCCCATCGCCCTTGTTGTATTTGATTGTGTTTTCTAACTAAACCATAATCGAATGGAAAACGTACAATATTTACTTTGGTTGTATTTAGGTGAAAGTTTAGTAAAGTTTCTGGATGTATTCTTACATTATATTTTTCGTTATAATCCATTATATTGTCATATAATTTACCATAAGTTTTCATTGATTCTAGATCACCATATGCCATTTGGTCATTTATACCACCCCAATCGTAATTATTTGGAATATAAACTGTATTTGGTTCTATAACATTTGGTATTTTGAATGGGTTTTTATAACAAATTTCTGTTCTATATCTAAGAATTATATCATACTTTTTTGGACTATTTTCAATTAATGATACTGATTTTTTAATGTTGTAAAACATAGAAAACATATTTGGATTTAGATTTTTATTTTTCATATTTTCTTCTAATTTGTATTTTTCGAAATGATAACATCCATCTTTTATATCGTATACTTTTAAGAATTCCTTATAATAATCATCTAATTCTGCATTGATTGAACAAAAGTAATCTATATTAAAATCGTTTTCAAAATGCGTTTTAAATAATTCCATCCATTTTTTGTTTATTTCGTACTCTATGACTCTACCTGAAAAAAATATTGCTAAATTACGTTTAATAGGTCTACTCATACAAGTTTATCTTATATATATCATATATTATATTCAATATGATCGCAGTAAGAATTATATTATTATAAAAGTATGGTTGATATTATAATTAATAATATAAACCATTGGTAAATGACTGTTATATTAACAACTGATCTATTAAATGAAATGATTAGTGATAATATTTTAAAAGTTTTTAAGAAAAATCAAAAGAATGCGATTAATTGCAATTACTATTTTAACCCCAATATAGGATTGTCTTTATATTCTGTAAAAGTAAAATACTTGGATAAAAAATTCCTAGTATTTGAATTTGATAAGACGAATAACATTGATTTATTACATATGTTCCGACATATAAATACAACATTGCAAAATAAGATAAAAAGAGATTTCAGTGAAATGTTTGATAAAACTATACACGATTTTTTTTACGAAGATGAGTCTGTTTTTACTATGAGATGTTATTTACCAAATTACAATGGTAAATACCTTATAAATGTAGAAAATGATCGTAAATTTTATTTACCACAAATTGGTTGTATATATAATAATATAAGGGTCGAGTTTAAAAATGTATGGAAAAGTAATGACAAATATGGTTTTAATATAGAATTAAAAAGCGTATGTGATGAAACTACTGTTTAGATGATCTTTTTTTAGATGGTCTTTTCTTGGATGATCTTTTTTTAGATGGTCTTTTTTTAGATGGTCTTTTTTTAGATGGTCTTTTTTTAGATGGTCTTTTTTTAGATTGTCTTTTCTTGGAAGATCTTTTTTTCGAAGGTCTTTTTTTAGATTGTCTTTTCTTGGAAGATCTTTTTTTCGAAGGTCTTTTTTTAGATTGTCTTTTCTTGGAAGGTCTTTTTTTAGAAGATCTTTTCTTGGAAGATCTTTTTGTTGATGGTTTTTTTGTTGAAGATCTTTTCTTGGAAGATCTTTTTGTTGATGGTTTTTTTGTTGAAGATATTTTCTTGGAAGATCTTTTTGTTGATGGTTTTTTTGTTGAAGATTTTTTCTTAGAAGATCTTTTTGATGATGGTTTTTTTGTGGAAGATCTTTTTTTAGAAGATCTTTTTGATGATGGTTTTTTTGTTGATTTGTAACCTCTACCTATTAATGAGAACGTGTTAGAAATAGATGACAATACTGAATTTTCATCTGTTGTTGTTTCTTGTTGTTCGGGTTTTTCAGATTCTTCTGATAATGTTGACGTAGGTGGTTCAGTAGAAGATAAATCTGTAATTGTTGTATCTTGTTGTTGTGAAAATAAGGAACCTAATTCTTGATTGTCTTCTGATAAAGTCAATGGTTTAATATTTGGAAATTTTAAAAATCCTAATACATCTAATATACTTGGACATTCATCTATATCAGTGTTAATTGTTTGTAAATCTACTATATTACTCATTATTGTAATTTATTTAGAAATTAAATTTATTGAATTAATAAAAATTGAATTAACAAAAATTGAAAAAGTATAGGATATCTTAATTAATTAAATGAGTGAAGTTAAAACACAAAATGAAGATGTTATAAATATCGTAGGTACAGATACCGTAGATAATATAAATTCATCTGATCAGGTTATTAAAAGAAAAAAGGGTAGACCTAGAAAAGATATTTCACAGATGGTTGATTTGCCTAAACAACCAGAAGAAAAAAAGAAACGTGGTAGAAAAAAGAAGGAAGTTGTAGTTGAGGAAGTTAAACAAAAGAAAAAGCGTGGTAGAAAAGCAGCAGTTAAATATTTTAGTTCATCTATAAGAAAAAAAATTCCTTTGACGACTGTTTTACAAGATAATAATAATTATATTTTACATTTAGATGTAAAAGACGATGGAAACAGTCTTGAAAATAATTCAGAAAATGTAGATGCGGAAAACGATGAAGACAATATTGAAAATGATGCGGAAGATGTAGATGCGGAAGATACAGAAGACGTAGATATAGAATCACGTAAAGAAAAATTTGATGCTATTAATATGGTTTTTGAAAAATTAAAAAATGAGAATATAGAAAATGTATATGAAATACAAAAGGAGTATCAGAATTTGGTTGAAAAAGAAGATACTCTTTTGAGTGATATTTTGAATAACGAAAATGATTTGACAGATTTATATGAAAAATGTATAGAAAATCGTGAGAATCAAGATATACTTTTATTTAACAAATTAGAGATGATTCATAAGGATAACAATGATATGAATGTGTTTGACGAATTTGAAAATAACAATAATCCAAATAATGAAGAACAAAATCAAGTAGATAATAGGAAAAAAGGTTATTTTGAAATATTACAGTCATTTGTTGAAAACAAAGATTGGTTACATAATACTGATGTATGTTGTTGGTGGTGTTGTCATTCATTTGATACAGTTCCTATTGGTTTACCAGAAAGATATAGTGATTCTATTAAGAAATTTAAAGTAAAAGGTGTTTTTTGTAGTTTTTCGTGTATGATTGCGTATAAAAAAGAATGTAAAATAAGTTGTGCAAAAGATTATTTGATAAAATATTTATATAACAAACTAACTGGTACGTTATTACTAGAAACAGAATTAGAACCAGCTCCACCAAGATGTACATTAAAAATGTTCGGAGGAGTTTTATCAATTGACGAATTTAGAAATAGTTTCAAAGAAAAAAAGATTTACAAAATGATACAATATCCAATGTTCGTATCTAAAGATTATATAGAAGAAGTGGATATTATGAATGTTAAACGTGTTAATCAGAATGTATTTGCTGAAACACAACAAATAACATATAATTTAGATGATAAGCGTATAGAAGATGCAAGAAATCGTTTGTCTCAAATAGAAAAAACGACAGTCACACTTGGCAATACGATTGACAAATTTATTAAAATATCTTAAAAATTAATAAAAAATTGAATTTATATTGTAAATTATATAAATTATAATATTTTTTAAGATGTCTATTATTAATGTATCTGATATTTGTCAATTTGTAAAAGAATGCGATTTTGTTACTGTTAAAGAATTATGTGAATCATTTGGTATTTGTGTAAAGGAAAAAACATTGGATGGTAAAGAAGTGTTTTTACTTGCTAATACAAATGATAGTGTAAAAAATACAAAAAAATATATAAAAAAAATTCAAGACAACATTGTTCAAGACAACATTGTTCAAGACAACATTGTTCAAGACAACATTGTTCAAGACAACATTGTTCAAGACAACATTGTTCAAGACAACATTATGGAAGAAGACAACATTGTTCAAGACAGCATTGTTCAAGACAACATTGTTCAAGATGTCATTATGGAACAAGACGTCATTATGGAACAAGACGACATTGAAGGTGAAGGTGATAACATTGAAGTTGAAGGTGATAACATTGAAGTTGAAGGTGATAACATTGTTGGAGGTGATAATAGTAAGTTTAAAAATCTTATTGAGAAATACAATATTAGCGAGATGAAATTACAAACTAATGGTTTGATTTTTGAAAAGGAAACTGGTAATGTAATTGCTATGTGTCAAAGAATATTTACTGATGTAGGTTCTTTTGAAAATGTTATTGATATGGTTGATAAAACTGATAATTGTAGAGTTGAATATTGTGAAGATGGTACGGTTGTTAGATTGTATTATTATGGTGGGAAATGGCGTACGGCTACAACTAGATGTATTGATGGTAATGATAGTTATTGGTCAAGTAGTAAAAATTTTGATTCTTTATTTTGGCAGATTTTTGATATAAAGCACTTGGATACTCTTGAAAAAAACTATACTTATGTATTTGTTTTGTTACATCGTGAAAATAGAATTGTTGTTAGACATAATGTGAATATGTTAGTATATGTTTCAAGAATTGACAATAATTCACATATTGAAGATTATAATAATGTGTTTAAGAAAGTGTATGGTATTAAACGTCCTAAAATGTTGGATTTGTATGAATTTAGAAGGTTATCATCTGATGTCAATAATTACGATTGTAAATTTAAGAGAGGTCTTTTGATAAAGGTGTATAATTTAGAAAAGCAACAATGGGATTTATTTAAATATGATTTTGAAACATATAAAATGGTAAAATCAATTAGAGGAAATGTACCTCAATTAAGAATGAGATACTTGGAACTTTTGAACAAACCAGAGTCTTTAATATTATTGGAACAATTTTATACAGAAAACAACTTTATGTTTACTTTTATCAAGGCTTCTTTGTTAAAATTGGTAAAGACTGTGTATAAATTATATGTTGAATCACATATTAAACATACAGTGAAAGTGGATCAAGATAATATGTATTATAGAACTTTGAAGCAATTACATGCACAATACAAAGTTACTAACAAGCCTATATCATTTTCAGATGTTCAAGAAAAAATTTATAGTTTAGATAAGATGGTAATTAAAAAATTACTTCAATGGGTATAATTAGAGGGTAATTGGTAATTGGTAAGAAGTTTGTAAAATGTTTTTTTAGGGAATTGTTATTTGTGTTTAAAGAACAAAGTGTGTTTTTCTGTAACTAGAAATAAATTGATGTTTTTTAATAAAGTTTATTTTGTTAAACTTTATTTCTTTATAAATTGTAATATAATATGATTGATTTAACATTAATTGGTTTAACAACTTTGGCTGGATATTTCTTTAATAAAGATGGGAGAAATCCTCGTGCTGCCAATAATATAAGATCTGAAACTGGTAAGGTTGACAAACCAAATGGAGATAATATTTATACATCAAATGTAGTTGACGAAGCGAATGCTGAGATTTTGAATAAATCTTTACAGAATTATAAAAATGCTGAGCGAGCGTCGGAAACAGGTTATATTCCACCATTGTTCAATACATACAGTGTTGTTGGTAATAAGGATGCTTTTAATCAAACTATGGAATTATCATCAGTAAAATTGGGAGAATTGAATGACATAAATAGATTGGTAAATGTATTAGAAAATAAACAAACAAGTGGTCAGGTAGAAGAACGTCCGATGTTTAAGAGTTTTGGCTATATGAATGACAATGTTAATGTGGGGTATGAATTAGGTAAGCAAGATAATGAAGGAGTAAATTTATTGACTGGGAAACAATATGAAACTACTCACGCTAATATGGTTCCATTTTTTGGAAGTAATGTTAAACAAAATATGGAAAATTTTGCAAATGAAAGTTTACTAGATAGTCGTACAGGAAATACATCGACATATAAAAATAAAAAGGAAGTTGCTAGTTTGTATGATACAAAACCTCAGAATATATATGGTAATCCTGTTTTTACAACTCAAGTAGAGACTGATAGATATATACCATCTTTATATAGACAAAATGAAAGACCTGTAGAACCAGAAAGAATAGCTGCACCAATAGCTGGTACATTTGAAAACAATATAAGACCATCTTACAAAGATGTAAATGAATTACGTCCAGGTAATAAACCCAAGGAAACTTATAAAAGTCGTATTTTGTCAGGAAAGATGGGTGAAGAAAGAGGTATAAGTGGTAAAGTATCAAAAAATAGACCTGATACATTCTTTGAAAATGAACATCGTTTTGCAGGTCCAGGTGAATATGTAGCTCCAAAAATTAGAGAAGACTATTCGAAAAATATGAAATCTTCATCTAGACAAGATTACAATGCAGAATATTATGGTGGTCAATTTAATTCATCTCTAGTTGAAAGTAAACAACGTTTGACAAATGTTGATAACAGTGATGAATTGTCATCGTATTTCCAGGATCCAAAGAGACATAACTTTGAAAATGATTATTTAAGAAATATGAGTGGTACTACATTAAAGACTCATTCTGATTCTGATTATGGAAAATCTGGTTTTAATATACCAGAATCAGAAAGAGCAAGTACAAGTGAACGAACACATTTGTTAAATGCTACAATAAAAACTGGTGGTGTAAAATTACGATTACAAGACAACGCCAAAACAACTTTGAAAGAATCTACAATAAAAACTGATAATATAGGTAATGTTAACAATGTTATTACAGTTAGTTCAAACTCTCCATATTATGTAGGTATGTCAAGTGTTACAGCAAAAACAACTAATAAAGAAACTTTTGTTGATAATAAATATAAAGGACTTGCTCATAAAAATAGTGGTATGGGTTATGTTGTAAATAAATATGATGCTAAAACAACAGGAAAAGAAATTCTTACTGATCTTGGTAAAAATTATATATCAAATCCAAAGTTTACAAGTGAATCAGAATCAAGAGATAGATTTAATAATGCTGTTATAAGAGATGCTAAACAAGAATCATTGATGGGTTCTAGGGCAAGTGGACCTCAAAACTTCCAAGTTTCATCTGGTAAAACATCATATGGTGATATCAAATTAACTGGTAATATGTTAATGAAAGAACAAGAAAATGTACGAGATAAAACTGCCCATAATTATGTAATTGCAACAGGAAAAGATCAAATTGGTATGATTGTTAAATATAGAGACGATAACGAAAACGTTGACAAAATAAACCGTTTACAACCAGAATTATTAGACACACAATTACAAAGTAACCCGTATGCAATTGACACAAGTAAAATGATATAAACAAGTGAAATAGTATAAACAAGTAAAATAGTATAAGTGAGTAAAATGTTTAATATATAATTAATAATATATATTTAAAAATAAATATATAATACAAATAGTATGAATAAAAGTGTAAGATTTGATTTAAGTGAAAACAAAATATTTGAAACATATTCTGTATTTGAATATGATAGATTACCTATATGTTCTATATTATATTTACGTAATTTTAATCAAATCAATGACAAAGAATGGAAAGATATTTTTCTAAAATTAAATTTCTTTAAAACTCGAGAAATGATAGTCCATAATAAAAGTATATGTAATATTAGATTACATTAACGTACTTTTTAATCAAAGTTATATTGTGAATTTTTGTAATTGTGATTGATGTAATTGTTAACTGAATTAGAATCATTTAATTTTGCTTTTAGTGTTTTTAATTCGCTTTCTATGTTGGAAATTGTCTTTTGTATTTTATTATATACTTTTGGAGTAGATGAAGATGATAAAGAATTTTTCAAAGATTGTAATTCTTCTAATTCCTCTTCTAATAATTTCACTCTATTTAATGTTTCTTCAATAGGTGTTGTATCAATGTTATTAATTTCTTTTTCAATTTCTCCACGAATTTCTTCTACTGAAAATGATTTAGGTTCTTCTTCTTCTACAACTTTAGCAGAATCAATTTCTTTTAAAGCTAATTCCTTTTCGTCTTGTGTGTAACTAGTAAATTTATCTTGTGCTTTTTCTAAATCGTCTTTCAATGATTGTAAAGATTTTTCTGCTTCAATAATTGCATCTTCGTAATTACGAATTCTCTGTAAAACAGCAATAGGATGTTCTGGTTTATTAGCAAATTCAGTTTGATTCTTTCCTTCATTAATAGCTTCTTCAATCATTTCAATTTTACGTTTATGCCATAATTCATTAGCATTACTCTTATTTTCTAAATAACTTTTAATTAATGTATTAAGTTGATCGTTTTGATATTCGATATTATCGATTTGTAATGGATCAACATTTAGAGGGAAGAATTTTCCTACTTCTACAGTATAAATATCATAATTGTTATCGATTCTAAGTAAACGTTTACATAAATTTTTTGCTGCATCAATTGTATCAGCTGTACCTCTAATTTTTAGACCCCAAACGTCACATTTTTGTTTCATATGTGGTCCTACGATACTAACCAATGCGTATTTTTGACTAGGGATTTCTGGATCTTCAAATAAAAAGTCGATTGTTTTTGCTTCTGGCATTATTATACTAACTAATAAATTATTATATTCTATTTAACGCAAATGTTTTTAAATAGAAAACTTGTGATTTACGTTAATTTATGTAATAAAATAACTTTAGTAACTTTAGTATAAACAAATGTTTAAGAAGGTTAGTAATGCTGATTTATTAAATTCTTTATTAGGTTTGCAGAATAAAATTGATATTATTACAACAAATATGAATTCAAAGTTTGTAGAAGGTTGTTGTGATTGTAAATCTCGTGAATCTTTAGTTTATAAACAGTTACACGAATATTTAGAAGAAAAGTTTTTGGAATTAAATACAAGTTTATTAAAAAGGTTTGAAGAAACAGACATTGTTAAAAAAGAATTGGTAGAAAATACTATTGTTGTATTCAATGATACGTTTGATAAATATAAAGATGATATAATGTCAAATTTACAAACTATTATTTCTAATTTATCAATGTCTAGTATCGATGATGAAGATAAATTAGAACGATTAAGAAATGAAATTACTAATTATAAAAAAGATAAAGAAAGAGAACTGTATGAAATTTTAAATTCGTATAGTACTATAAATAAGTCAATTGAAAATAAATTGGTAACATTGTCCGATTTGTTTCAAATTTTTACAGAAGACAATTGTAAATTGATAATCTCTATGGATAAAAAACTTGATTCTATTTATTTCGAAAATGAATTAATTAAGCATCAATTGACGTTAGAAGATGAAATTAGAAAGTTAATAGATGAAGTTAGTAATATACACAGTATTATTAATAATACTATAAGTGATTTAGATGTAATAATTAAAAAACAGTAAAAATCAGTAAAAAACAAGTAACAAGTAAAAAACTAAATTATTTTTTATGTTAAAATAATTTAATGTGTGACAATGACCTCGCAGTTGCAATTTGTGAAGATAACAAAAGAAAGTTGAAAAGTTTAACAGAAAGAATATTATTAATTGATGTTAGATTAATTCAAGACGTGTATATATATGGAATAAATTTCACAATATTAGGTTCTACTGATAAAATTTATACAATTCAAGTTTGGATAGAAGAAGAAGTAGTAAATTGTACATGTACTTGTCCTGATTATACTATGCGAAATAGAATTTGTAAACATATTTTTTGGTTAGGATCTAAAAAATTTAATGAAATCGATATAGATAATTGGGATATATATACATATAATAAAATTATAACAGAATACTGGATTGAAGAAGAAAATATAATCGTTAATAATGGAAGAAATGAAAATTGCCCTATATGTTTTGAAAATATAGACTACAGGTATGATATGACAATTTGTTGTAAAAAGGAATGTAAAAATTCTGTACATTCAATGTGTTGGGCAAGATTGTATTCTATATCTGGTAAAACAAAATGTGTAGTCTGCAGAACAGATACAATGCCGTATATTTATAATTTTATGAGTATAAGTAATTAGCGAATATAAAAAACTAGTTGTGATATATATAGAAAACTAGTTGTGATATATATAGAAAACTAGTTGTGATATATATATAGAAAACTAGTTGTGATATATATAGAAAACTAGTTGTGATATATAGAAAATGGTAAGTTAGTTTATAGCTAATACAAAAATAGCTAATACAAAAATAGCTAATACAATTATCTTAAATTAATGTAATTCTTATATTAATTTAAATTTGTTAATTTAATTTTTGTTTTCCTTTATGTGATTGATCAATTCAGTTATAACACTAAGTTCATTTGTGATAAAATCAAATGAATCGATACTTTCATTGTTTTGAATGTTTTCTTTTAATTTGCTTAAGATATTTTGAATATCATTTCCATTTTTCTTTTCTTCATTGTTTTCGTTTTTACCTGTTTTTTCATCTTTGTTATTTTCTGTATTGAAAATCTTTTTAATATCTTCTATATTATAAATTCTTTTTCCACCATTTGGTCTTAAGCATCTGATTTTCCCTGCTTCGGCCCATCTTCTTAGAGTACCAGAAGTTATGTCATATTGTTTAGTAATTTTATTTGGTGAAATGTAATTTTCATTATCCATCTTACTTGTTTATAATAGTTAATATACATAAATAAAAAAAAATAAATAATGATACGCATATTTATCGTTTAATTTTATATAAAAAAACACAAAAAAAGACTAAAAGAAAGAAAAGTGCATTAAATAGTATATGTATAAAATATTGTTTTTAAATAAAATAATTATTTTGCGCGAAATTTACGAAAAATTATTTTCTTTATACATATTATAACAAAAGTTATAAATGGACCCAACTCAATTAAAAGCTACTTATGAACAAACACAATTTTTATCTGGAAGGATAGAAGGTGTAGATAAGGATTTATTCCAAACACAAAGTCATCAAAATGTTGAGGGATTAAAATCCCAACAACAACAAACACAAAACATTCTTGATTCACAAGAACGTGCACAATACGCTAACGAAAATCGTCAAAATCGCAATTTCACTTTATTAAGCGACGGTATTAAGGATCAAGGTTCTGGTATTCGTGATTCTATATATCGCACAAACGCTATGACAAATGATTATGTAAAATCAGGTACAGGTGATGTTAAAGACTCTGTATATCGTACAAATGCTACAACAAATGATTATGTAAAATCAGGTACAGGTGATATTAAAGACTCTGTATATCGTACAAATGCTGTAACAAATGATTATGTAAAAACAGGTACTGCAGAGAATCTTTTGGCTACAGAACGTACAGCATCTAGACTCGATCAGGAAATTTTTAGAATTAATGCTGATATAGATCAAAATATATATAGAAGTCAAGCTGCTATAAATGATGCTATATCCGCAACGCGTATTGAAGCTCAAAAAAATACAAATGAACTCATTGGGTATATGAAAACTAATAATGATAACAATTGGTCAAACTTTGGAAATCTTACAAAAGATATTTTCCAAGGAAAAGCTGAAACAATTTTATCTGGAACAAATCAATACGCACTTCTTGCTAAACAAGCAAGTGATACCTCAGCAGTTGTACAAATAGAAGCATTGAAAAACAAGGCTGATTTATATAAACAAGCAAGTGATAACACAGCAGCTATTCAATTGGAAGCAATGAAAAATAAGGCCGATTTATCTAAACAAATGGCATTTGAATACAGTAGTCTAAAGGACAAGATTTCTGATTCAGAATCTAATATCAAAGACGTTTTACGAGATCAAGAATCTTGTAGATTACGTGATGTTTTACGTGCAACCGAACATAAAAGTCTTTACTTTGAATTAAAAAATAACCACCACCACGGTCATCGAAGACGTCATCATTAGGGACGCGGACGATCTAGCAATAAAAGAGATGATGCTGTAAATAAATCAGATATAAGTTTTCAATCAACTGATATAACGACTAAAATAAATGATTCAAACAAAAGTAAAACTGCAAAAAAAATAAATAATAAAATAAAAAAAAGTAAAACTGCAAATGAATCGAATGCATTGTTAGATCGTCAATCGGATAAACAGACTGGTATATCTACAGGAAATTTAACCAATACTCTTTTAAACTCTTTGTCTATAAAAGATTCTACTAAAAAATTATCAAATGAACAACTAGTAAAAATATTTGAAAAATTAAATGTTGATATTTTAAATAATCAATCTTTAGTATCTATAAAAAAAAACCCTAAAACAGAAACTCTTAAAAAAAGTGACTCGCCTGACCAAGCTGAAATCCCAATAATAAAATCACTCTCATTGAACGATAATGAAATTCCAAATGATACATTGAAGGAAGACCAGTTAAAAGACGAATATATAGTAAATAACAGTGGAATTGTCGATTTATTAAAAGACAATACCAAAAATGATATAATAAAAGACGATGTTAAAGTCGAATATATAGTAAATAACAGTGAAATTGTCGATTTATTAAAAGACGATGTCAAAGTCGATTTATTAAAAGACGATGCCAAAGTCGATTTATTAAAAGACGATGTCAACGTCAATTTGTTAAAAGATGATGTCAACGTCAATTTGTTAAAAGATGATGTCAACGTCAATTTTTTAAAAGACTATATTAACGTCAATTTTTTAAAAGACGATATCAAAGTCGATTTATTAAAAGACGATACGCAAGTCGATTTATTAAAAGACGATGTCAAAGTCGATTTATTAAAAGATGATGTCAAAGTCGATTTATTAAAAGATGATGTCAAAGTCGATTTATTAAAAGACGATACGCAAGTCGATTTATTAAAAGACGATACGCAAGTCGATTTATTAAAAGACGATACACAAGTCGATTTATTAAAAGACGATACGCAAGTCGATTTATTAAAAGACGATACGCAAGTCGATTTATTAAAAGACGATACGCAAGTCGATTTATTAAAAGACGATGTAAATATGGATGTAAATATGGATGTAAATATGGATTTATTAAAATATGATACCAATGACGATAAAACTATGGTAGAAAATATAAAAGAATTTATTCAAAAAGAAGAAGAGGTACGATTTTCAGATGATATGTCAATCAATTTTCGAGATGATAAAAAATATGAAAGATCAATTTTAGATGAAACGCAAAGTATAGTTGAAAGTATTAGTAGTACGAAAACAAGAAAAAATCCTTTCAGTAAAGTTCTTAAAAAATTTAAAAAGAAAAATACAGAAGATTAATAATATACTAATAACAAGAAACTATTGTGACAATTCTAAAATACGAAATCAAAAAACTAAATTAATAAAACAATAATTTAGTTCAAGAGATTGATGCCGAGTTTAAAAGAGTTTTATTTTTACAAGTATTGTATATAATAATTATATTTACTATATATAAATAATGACAAGTTTATCTATATATAAAAATAAACCTATTACTTTTTTATTAAATGAATTTTCTAGAACAATTACTAAATTTACAAAATCACCAAACAGTAAAACAGATACGAAGATAAAATCTTTAATAAAAGAAATCAAATTAAGAGAATTAAATGATAATCAAAAAGAAAAATTTAATAGATTGTTTATTAGATTTCTTTGGTTATAATTCTTATAACAATAAATAATTCTTATAACAATAAATAATTCTTATAACAATAAATAATTCTTATAATAATTCTTATAATCTATATTTGAAAATTCTTTAGATACTTGGATAAAATACCCATTTTGTCGTTGGGTCATTCTGTGACATATATCCAACTATTTTCTTGAAAATATCGTCTTGTTGACGTAGTTTATCAGTGCTTTTAAGTAAAGGGAAATATTTTGCAAATTCGTGTAACCCAATTATCTGGAAAAATTTATGAAGTGTATAACTATATGATAAGAAATTCTTTCTACCTTTTGGTTTAAAATTTTCATATGGATCTTGAATTTGTTGAAACATTACCTTTATCTTTTCTTCTACTTCTGGTGTTAATGTAAATGGTGGTCTTCCATTAAGACGATTAATAATACCAATTACATTATCATAATAATCATTAAGATTGAGTTTTTTAAGATACTTTTTAATTTTGTCCTCTGTAAGTGTATTTAAATCCTGAATTCTTTCTTTGTTTGCTTCTAATAATACTTTGTCTAAAATCTCTTGTGGAATACCACGATTCTCTTTTGATTGGAAACGCCTTAGCCAATCCAATAAATGAGTTTTCTTATCATAGGTAAATTGTGGTCTATAATCGAAATCTTGGAGTTCTTTGTATGATAGATCTGTGGCTTGTTCTACAGTATGTGCACATTTTCCACAAGAAGGACATACTAAAAAACTATGTTCTGTAACAAGTGATGTTCCGCACTCTGAACATTGGACCGAATCTTTTTTAAATTCTCTTTTTTGATTCATATAATCTGGTTCAAATTTATATAAATACGAATCAACCAATTCGTTTTTTTTAGTGTATAAATCATTTAATTCTGTGTTTTGTTCTGGTGTTAAATCCTTGATGTTTAAAAAATAATGTTCTCGTTCTTCAAGTTCCATGTACTCCATTATAATAGAAGAAGATTCTAGTAAATAATCGAGTTCTTCCTTGCCTGAAATAATTTTCGCCCTTTCTTTTTTCAAATCTTCTAGTTTAAACTTGTTTAATCTTAAAAAAGCTATATCCTCTTCAATGTTTTCATTGCTTCTTTTTTTTGTATTGTTTGTATTGTTTTGTTTTTTTAACAATCCCTCAATATTTTTAATCTTATTATCTATATTCTTAACTTGATCATTTTGTTTTTTAAAATCTAACAATTTACTCTCGTGTTTATGCATTATAGAATGATGACTTTTTGATTTCTGTTTTGTACCATTGTACTTTTTAGAAAAAGCAGGGACACCGTGTGAATCTTTCTTTTTTCTCATATAATCATAATACCAGTATATAATATATGTTTTTAAATGCGTTGACGGTTGAATATTGTATTTTTTTTAATAGTAAAAATATATGAATCATCGCAATATATTAGTAAATTTTTTAACAAAATATTTATTTATACTCAATGCCGCGTCTGATGGATGGAGTATTTGTTATATCGGTGGTAATCGCTTTGAATTTACGAAAACGGGTAAACAAATAATTGACAATAAATACATTAATCGTAAATTAGACAATATATATTTGCATCTTAAAACATTTTAATATAATAAAATTACAATAAAATTACAATAATAAAAAACTGAAAATCGTATTTAAAAGTAACATTTTATTATTTGTAATTAAGAAATGTGGAAGATTTTGAGTATTTTAACATTAGTGAATGCGTGCGATAAAAATAACAATTGTAAACATAATGTTGTAACTTCTATTGTTCCAAAAACTAGAGACATTACTTTACCAACACCAACTTGTTTTAATACTATTATTACTACTACTATAACAAAAAAAATTAAAAATACAGTTACAGATACAGTTACAGACACAATTACAGACACAATTACAGACACAGCTACAATTACAGACACAGCTACAATTACAGACACAGCTACGATTACAGATATAGCTACAATTACAGACACAGCTACAATTACAGACACAGTTACAGATATTTTATTTGTTACAGAATCTTGTACTGCTCCAATTAATGACAGAGATATTACAATAGAAATTCCTACTGAAACTCCTACTGAAACTCCTTGTCCTGAAGAAACTGAACCAATTAATAGTAGAGATATTACAATTGAAATTCCTACTGAAACTCCAATTGAAATTCCTACTGAAA